GTTCGAGGTGTTGCAATAGTTGGAGATGAAGGTCATGCCAAGGTGGGGGAGTGTGGACGTGCTGCGGCAGGAAAGGGTGGGAAGATTTCTATTCAGTATTGGTGCTCCTGTACACAAAGCTTGAAAGTGAAAACTGGTGTCATTGATGGTAAAAATCTTCTTAGTAATCAATTGTACAGGTTGGGGTCTAATCACAGGTTTGTGCTTTATGGATAACTTCCTTGACAGGTACTCGGACAGGTGTTAGGTTTGAGACAGTAAGGTAATTAAGCCTGAAACAAAAGGAGAGATAAATGAAAAATTTTAGATTGTCAGAAATGATTGAATGGCTGCCTTACACAGTTGTTACAGGAACTGATTGCGGTACTTTACAGGTGGGAGATTCTGTACGAGTGGAGTCTAATGGAGATCTACTGTGTATTCAGGCTGGAGGATGGCTTCCTTATGCGGAATGGTTTGATTTCGATTCACAAGTATCTGTTAAGGTGGATAAATCTGCTATTGACAGGATTAAGCAGGAGAAAGCAGCAATTGAACAGAAGCTGTCAAGTATTGAGAATATTGTGGCAGATCTGTAGAGGTTTATGAAAGGAGCATCAAATGATAAAATTGGGAGATCATCCAATAAAGATTATGGAAATACTTGAGGATAAGTATCCGTATGACAGTATCATTGCTTTTATTGTCAAGTATCTGCGTAAACCCTGGTGTGTTGGTAGAGATAAGGTTCCGTTAATTTCAGATGAATCGCACAACATACAACCTTTCAGCTTAGAATATTTTTCAGAAGGCAATGCTTTGGAAGATATGCTGTCCAATACTGATCCTGGTTATGATCTATCCTTACGCTCTTCCATAAATATACTTGATGAGCACTGGGTACATCATATACCGATGATTGACTTTAATGGAAAGTTGAGCAGGTGGCATTTGGAGTCTCTGCGGGATACTCTGTCGGATGATCTGCTGGAGGATCTGTATCTGTTTGATTCCGGTAACAGCATGCATGGATATATTCTGAAGATTCTTACTCATACAGAATGGGTGGAGTTTATGGGAACCCTTCTGCTCACTGAGTATCGGGAGAAGCCTAAGGTAGTGGATACCAGGTGGGTTGGGCATTCTCTGCGGAGAGGTTATGGATCGCTCAGATGGTCAGCTTCGGCAGAAAAGTACAAGTATATGCCGGTGTTTATTGGGAAATTTACAGATCTGGAGAGATCTTTTTAAAGGAAAGCAAATGAAAGCATCAGACAGGTACAAGATGGTCAGAGCAGACTACGAAAGATTGGTGGAGTTGCATGGCGAAGAAGATGTGGAGGATTTTACCGGAGGTTTTGTATTTGAGAAGCACGCTATGGGGTTGATGAGAAACCCTACAAAAGCATGTGCAGCAGATATTTATGAAGACTTAATAAGGTATGCAGCAGTAGCAGGTTTTTGCTCGGCACGGTCAATTGATTATGGAGTTATCAGAAGAGTTCCGGAAGTTGTTGAAATCTTCAGCAAGTATGGTTACGAGACTTCTGATAATCTGTCTGAGTATTGATAAGGTTGAAGAAGAGGTAAACAATGGATGAATTAAAAATTAACCCATGTCCATATTGTGGAGAGTCTACGGATCTTCTAAATTGGAAGACTTCACCAGAATACAAAACACGCATCTGTTGTGATAAGTGCGGGGCAATTGGTCCTTATGGCGAGTCTAGGAAAGAGGCTGTAAGGCTGTGGAATGGTCTCTCGGACAGAGTCTACCGGAAAACAGAAGGACAGCCTCCTCAGACCGGTGTTTGTGAGGATCACAGCAACGATTTCAGGACTAAACTTGCTGAGAGAATCCTGTTTACAATGGAATTTGACAAGAGGTGGGTAAGCAGTTGGGATGAGTTTATACATAATTCTTTTAAGATTGCTGATTATTTTATCGATCAAATGAACAGGAAAAAGCCATGAGTAGGAAGAGAATTAAAAAGACTTGTTGCAGGAGCAGTAAAGATCAGTCTTTTTGGAGAGGCGAAGAGGTCCTTCTGAACCTACTGGAGTCTGGTATTCTAAACTGTGATGATGAAACAAAGGAAGTAATTCTTTCACCCAAAAAAGACCTGAAGGAGATCTGATGAATAATTCAAGAGAAATGAATGCAGATGACTTCCTCAAGCAGGTATTTTCGGAAGACTTTCTGCAGGAAGCTGAAATTGAGTATGCCTTGTCAAAAACAGCTGGACGGGCTTTTCATGTCATGGTAGAATCTGGATTAACTCTTCAGAAGATTGAAGAGGAGGTGAAAGAGTATGCGGCAAAGAGTTTGTACAGTATGTTGGCAGGTGGAGACTCTCGTAGCGTTACTCTTGAGACTTTGGCAAGGTTTGCTCAGATCTGTGGATTTGGGCTGGAGATAAGTTTTGTAAAAAAGGATGGACAGAATGAGTGAAGTAAATTTTAATGATATTTTACCTATACCTGAAAAGTATAGAGAGTCTATGAGTGCTTCTGAGTGTGATTGCTGTAATTGTATTTTGGACGAGGATCAGAATAGTACAGGTATTAGGTTCTGTACTGTTCTTGATATATCTCCAGAAGATATATTTTTTGGAAAGAGTTGCCAAGATTGCCGTATCAAAGCTCTACAGTTGGATGATGAGTATAAAGCTAAGTTGCAGGAACAACAGCAGGAAAAAGGGGAGGGTTCTCTAAGGGATAAGGCTCTGTATATGGATCAGTTCAGGGAGTTGGTAGGTGAGTGTGTCAGTGCTCAGACTGTTGCTACCAGGGCGGCTGTAGCAGATTTTATTGACAGTGCATTTGCGAAAGCTCTTGACTACATTGAGCAGCTTGAGGGAGCGATTATTGCAGCTTCAGCTTGTAGTGAAGCACTGAAGCATGGTATGAGTCATAAGTGTACAGAGTGGGAAAGTGAGAAACTCTGGTATGGTGAGAGAATTGCAGAACTTGAGGAGAGGGAAAAGCAGCTGGAAGATGGCTGGAGAGCTTCTGATGATATACTTACACAAAGGAATGAGGAGCTTGAAAAAGAGAAGGATTCCTTACATAAAGAGCTTAAGCAGAGAAAAGTGCATGCTGCGGAGTACAGGTTGAAGATTGCAGAGCTTGAGAAAAAAGTTCATTCTTTGCAAGCTGAGAAAGAAGAGCTGTCCTCATCATCCGCTCAACATCCGAGTGGGGCAGTTTCCTGTGACAGCGAGTGCAGGAGGCTCACTGTCAGAATTGCAGAACTCGAAAAATTAAATGAGTCTTGGTGTAAATTGAGTGAGACAAATTTAAGCGTTATTGAGAATCTTACTGCCTGTATAGAGCATACTGGAAGCACTTCCAACATTCTTCCTGACGGTCTTCCTGAGTTTGTGGACTATCAGTTGAAGATTGCAGAGTTGGAAAAAGTAATCAAAGAAGATAAAGAGATTTACAACAGCTTGCTGGAGCAGCACGATCACGATCAAGAGAGAATTACAAAACTTGAGAAGCGTTTGGGTGAGTATGAAAAGTCTGTGACAGTTCCTCGTTTGGCCTTTGAAAAGTTTAATTACACAAATAAGAAAACTGTCACAGAGCACAAGGAACCGCAGCCAGGTGATTTGGTAGTTGCAAAAATGACCTACAGCGAAGGTTTCTGTGCAGGAGTGGTAAAAGAAGTTGACAGCACAAAGGTTTACCTCAACAATGCTTCGAATACTCATTTATCAAAAGACGCCATTAAGCATATCACACACCGAGTAGACGAGAACGGTAATGTTGTATCAGTAAGGAGAGAACAATGAAACACGAGTTGTATGGTAAAAAAGCATTTGATATAATGCTTGGTGATCTGAATAATTGTAGGACCCCTACCCATTCGTTATACCAGAAGTTGAGTAATGAATACAGTAGTGCGCTTAATTACGTTGAGAGTCTCTTGGAGGTTGTAGAGGGTTATAAAGATCGTCATGCCAGTGATCAAAACAGGATTGCAGATCTGGAAAAGCGCCTTGATGAGTACGAGACTCCTGTATTATCTTACGAGGAAGCCAAAGCACAGGCAAAGAAGCAGTGCGAAGCTTTCATTGAAGAAGGTAAGCAGTTTGAGTACATCGATACAGGAAAAATGATAGTTGTCAGCGAGAAACAGCTGCAGCCAATCAATATTGAACGTTATGAGTTTGATTATACTGGTGTAAGAGAACCTCAACCAGGTGATTTGGTAATTGCTCCTATGAAAAGCATTGACAGAAGTGGTTTTTGTTCAGGGGTTGTAGTAGGTGTAGAAGATCTAATTGTTAGACTCAACAACGCCTACATGTCTCATATAGTAAAGGAGAACATTAAACCAATTACTCATAAAGTCGATGAGAACGGTAATATTGTCCCAGTACGGAGCAGGAAATGACAAAAATTGAACATGTAAAAGAAGTCCTTCAGGAGGCCTTGGAAGAGCTGGGTATCGACTGTACAGACTCTGCTACCAGTCTTTTGGCAGAGAATGCTGTACTTGCTGTGGAGTCTTTTGACAACCATTCGACAGCTCCTGTCGCTTCAAGCGACAATGAAGTGCAGGATCTGAAGAAGAAAATAAGACAGCTGGAGGGTAGAGATGTCTGTAGAAACTGTAACGGTAGAGGGTATTTTCGTAAGGCTGTTGGAAAGGCTCACCGCATTTATACAGACTGCTTAGATTGTGCAGGTACTGGTTATGCACCTTTAGAAGGAAACACCAATACAGTAAGGTGGAGAGTGTTTTAATGAGATTGATACCTATGGATCACGGAGTTTCTTGTCTGGAATGTTTAGGTACTGGATACGTTTGCGAAGAAATAGGACAATGTAATTCTGTATACGTTGATTGTCCAATCTGTGAAGGAACTGGGTACGTCTCTACGCCTAGGAAGGATAGTATCAAACTCCAGGCAACATCTGCCACCATACCTTATTCAGAAGACACTACACCTTTTCTCACTTTAAAAATATCTGAATAATTTACTTGACAGCTCCCTAAACAGAATTTATATTTAGTACATCAGGAAGTTGTTCCTGGGAAAGGTTATTCTTTATGGAGTTATCTAAAATACGTGATTTGTTGGGTTTTCAGGAAGACGATAAATTAGTTTGCTGGGGGAGATGTTTATATAATAGGTTCTATTTATCTTCAGGAGGATGAAGAGTATACAACTGCAGGAAAGCATACGGTGATTCTTACGTTATGGGATGATTGGGGTATAAGCGACCACAACTATGCAGTTGCTTTGATTGATAAAATTACGCATTGTGTTGATTGGGGTGAGTATTCCCTTGAGAAGGTGGAATATTGATTTGTAAAGTACTCACTATAATTATAGTGGTCAGGAGGATTTTATGACAATTTTAGAAATACTGTACAGTTCCGGTGTATGCACTGCTCATGGAGAAGCTTTAAGGCTGATCAGATCTGGTGTAATCTCTCAGGGTTCAAAAGTCTTCAGCAGTCCTGAAGAGGTAATTCGACCTGCTGAAGTGGATCCTATCATGATAGGTAAGCATAAGTTGATAAACCGTACTCACGGTTTTATGAAAGTATAGAAAAGGAGAAGCCAATGAAACTGTATAAATTATTCACACAATTCTTTGCCAGGATCTGGGCAAAGCTGTTCAAGCCTGAACAAGTACAACAAACTAGCTGCGTAGTTCCTCCTGTAACCGAGCAGGCTGCTTTAGAGAGTCTTTCGATTCCTGAGGAGGTTACTGCAGAAGATCTGCGTAATGCTGTCGAGTTGGGAAAGCTTGTTATACATAAGAGAAAACTTTTGGAGGAAGAGTTGTTGGAAGAACTAGCTGTTGAAATCTCTTCAGTAATTGCACAAAGAGCATTTACTAAAGCGAGTCAAAAAGGTACAGTAGAAGGAGAGTATTCTCTAAAAGATCTTATTGATGAAAAGAAGGCGTATTATAGTGGTCTTTCTCAGGATCTTTACTGGTTATATCAAAAAAGTAATCGTAATATATTTGGAGATAAAGTAACAGATCTGTTGAAAAAACTATACAACACCTTTAGCCATTATTACTATTCGGACTACAAATTGCGTATCGTTGTGGATGATTTAATTGAAAAGGAATCTGCACATGACTAAAGAGATCGAAAGAAAATACGTACTGAAGTACATTCCAGATTACATGAAAGCTAATGGATCTGCCTACATTAAACAAGGATACCTGTTCGAGGATCCGTCAAGGTATTCAGTAAGATTGCGAAACATCTCTGACATTTATTACACAGTTACTGTAAAGTCTGGATCAGGTCTGTCCAGGGAAGAACATGAGAACTTCCTGTCAAAGGAAGTATTTGAAGCGCTCTGGGAGAGAACTTACTGCAGTCTGGAGAAACGAAGGTACTTTTACTCAGATCCTGAGAAAGACCTTCTGTACGAGATTGATGAGTACCTGGGAGACCTCGAAGGCTTGTTCACTCTGGAAGTGGAATTCCAGGAGGTCGGCGAAGCTACCTTCTTTCTGCTGCCAAAAGATCTGCAGGACATTGCAACAGACGTTACAGGCTACCACATGTACTCAAACAAGTATTTGGCAGCATACGGGATAACAGTTAAGAGCAAAGGAGACCTGAATGAAATCTGAAAAAATGCTTGCAGATAAAATAGTTTACATTGCAGGACCTTTAAACGGAGATGTGGCAGCCAATGTCAAAAAAGCTTTGGAAGTCTCAGACATGCTTGCCAGACTTCATGTAGGGTACTTCTGCCCACATTTTTATGGGGAAGTGCACTTTTCATTGGGCATTCCTGAGAAGTACTGGATTGAGTACGGTCTGGAGATGCTGCGGAGATCTGATGCAGTTATCCTATTGTCTAACTGGGAGAAGTCTTCAGGCACTCTGGGTGAGATTGAAGAAGCGAAAAAAATGGATATTCCGGTATTTGAACTGGAAGATATTGTTGACTTGTTGAAATATTTAAGAAGTCTTTAGGAGGTTATTATATGCGTTTTACAGAGACAGATCTTTTTGCGTTGAGTCAAATTGTAAGAAACGGGAGAACTGCGACAGAGCTTTGACAGCTTCTGTGGTATTGGCTGCCCGAGAGTGGTGGGGTACAGGTGCTACTACAGAAAGTGAACCACCGTTTTCAGTTTTTGGTAGTGCGCCTGAGTGTTTTGAAGAGTAAATTGAAAAAATTCTTGACAGGTTTAGAATCCCGCATTAAATTTAACAGTGTCAGGCAGTTACTGCCACAACCAAAGGGGTTGATATGCACGGTACAGACAAGCAAATATCCTGGGCAATCAATATTGTAGATAATGCATTAAATAATCAATTTAATGGGTTGTTGCGTGTCAAGGCTGAAATGGTGGCGTATTTAAATAAAAAGGCAGCAGAAAATTAATTCAGGGAAATGGTCAGGAGATCAATTCGAAAAGAGGATCCATAATATGGAAATAAAGAAAGCAGAGCTTAAAAATTTGTGCGATTTCATTGAATTTATTTCATCCTGTAATGATGCTTCTTTTATTATTGATAACCGAAAAATTTTTACTGCAATTTATCCTCATCAAATGGCTGCACAGCTTGAAAAATGGCGTGGATAAAAAGATGTATGAAGAAACTTCTTGAAAGTATCTCGAACATGAACTATATTGGTTAGACAAGGATCACCTGTGATAGTAATAAATAACATAGAAATCCCAAGAACTGCTGAAGACTGGTTACTTCTGGGTTCAGGAGATCGTGGAAAGGCTGCTGCAAGCGATTTGACATCTGCAGTTATGAGTGCAGTTCTAAAGACGGAAGAACTGTGTAAGGGGGAAGATCTGTCGTTTTTGGATTTGTTCAAAATACAGGATGGGTACATACGACCTATACAACGACTGCACCAGGATACTGGAGCAAATGACTCAGCGGTATCTTCACTAATCTTAGAAGTACTTGATCAGGTAAGACAAAATAAAGATTGATATTTTTATTGACAAGATTACTCTGGCTGATTACACTTAGTAGAGTAATAAAGGTTGGTTGAAGAACTCAACCAGATTATTAGAGGATCTGCTGCAGCCTTATGCAGCAAAATGGAGGAACAATGAAAGTAACTGATTGGAACACAGGCGAATTATCGAGTTATATCCCAGCACCTGCACCTGAGGGAGGATCTGTACAGGCTTCAGGAATAGTCAAACAGGTCTCTGATTGGAATACAGGGGAGCTCACAGATTGGCCAATGGCAGAATATGTTCAGAAAGAGGAAACTCATGAAGACTAAAGAAGACTTGAGAAAACACTTGGAGAAGGATATTGAAGTGCTGGAAAGGTACTTGGAAGGGGTACATATAAGAGAAGATGCAGGCAATAAATTGTCTGTTGTGTTTAAGTTAGGAGATATTTGTGAACAGGTAATATCTTTTGCTCACAAAACTTTTCCTCCTGAAGGAAACTTGTGCTTGTGTTGGAGTACTGATAAGAAAGGGTGTAAAGTTCCAATGATTGTAAAGTTCCAATGATTTCACTTGGAAATGGGAAGTTTGTTGAGGATACTGAAGATTTTAGTAAAGATGGTCCGGGGTATATCTACTCTAATTACGAAGATCTTGGAATTAACATTCTCAACAAAATTAAGGATAACTGACAATGCTTGGAACAGAAGCTAAAGAGACTTATGAAGAACTGTCAAAGGAAGATTTGTCAGAAATTATTGACTCTCTGTTGAAAAGAGGTGGAGTGATGCCTTCTTGGTATGATATTCATTGCAGTACAGGTTTAAGTGAAAGTACCTGTAAAGAAATCGAAAGAGTCCACCTACTCATCTGCGATGCACTCTCATGAGTCTCAGAATGTCTTCTGACAGGCTTTTACAGGTGTTGGTAGGTAACCCTACGTTGAGAACTTAAACAGGTTTAGAAAGGCTTCTGGGGGATAATTAATGAGGTGAGTGTAGTAGGTGCACAGTATGCTGAAAAGTCTGCTTGCAGGTTCGAATCCTGCCACCTCAATTATTTTTACAGGAGATTAAAGAGATGGTTAATAGTTTTTTAAAGTGTAAATATTGCAAAAAGTATATGACAAAGAGATACAATTCCTGGTATTGTCCTTGTGGCGCTGTGTACTCAAGAATTATAGAGCACAAAAACGCTGAATCCAGCTATACGTGGGTTTGGGAGAAATTAAATGCACCAAGCACATGCAAAAGGTAGATTTTTTGCACTTATGTTGTTTGGATTATAAAATATTGCCTTCATAGCTCAGCAGGTAGAGCAGCGGCTTTGTAATCCGCAGGTCATCGGTTCGATTCCGTTTGAAGGCTCAGTAGAAAACCACGATATTTCGTAGTTTTTGTCACAGAATGTAGATAATTACTGGAGAGGTTAAATAGAAATGAGTAAGCTTGAAGACGTGTTAAGCATCAAATATTATGCAGCAGTCCATGAAATGGTTGATTGTGATACTTTTGAGGTGCTCTATTACGCATATCTTCCGGACTTTGGTCATTCTGCCTGCAGTGCTGTAGGAGACTCTGAAGAGGAGGCTCTGACATTGCTGAAAAGCGTAAAAGATGATGTTATTTATTACTTCCTGGAAAGAGGTAGAGAAACACCTGAACCTCTCTTCAGATCCAATTATCCACTGCCGGAGGATCCTTATGCAGATATTCGAAAGCTGACTGAAGAGGATTGCGAAGAGATCTATAAGTTTGCGATGCAGAGATCCAAAGAGATTCTGGAAGGAGATGATGATGACTAAACCTGTGTACGTTCTAAGGACCTGCAAAGAAGATTTATCATCCTCTCACAGATTCCAGTGGCCTGCATCAGGTTTTGTTAAAGCTAATGACTGGGATCCTTCTGTTAGTAATTGTAAAGGGTTATATGGCCTCCTGTGGGGTCGGGGAGATGGTTATTTTCTTGACTGGTCGCCTACCGCTAAATGGCTGGTAGTCCGAGTTGATGGAAAAGTTGTAGACCTGGGGAGGTGTGTAAAATTTAAATCAGGTTTTGTGGAGTTCTGTGGAGACCGTAAATCTGCCACAGATTTCATTATTGAGAAAGGTGCTGACCCATCAAATGTTGTAGGTGCCTCAATTACTGTTGGAGATTATCAAACATCTGTTACAGGATATCACGGGACTTCTTGTGCAGGAAACTGCGGAGAAGCAGTATCAGGTGATTATGGTAATTCTTCAGCAGGGCAAGGTGGCAAAGCTCTTACAGGTGATATGGGAACTGCGTCTGTAGGTGTAGCCGGGTCAGCATCTGCAGGAGAATTTGGTAAAATATGCATAAAATACCTTGACAGGGCAGGTAAGCGTAGTTATGTTAAAGTAGGGTATACGGGAGATGGTACTTTAGAACCTTACGTACTGTATACTTTGAATGAACAGCATGATTTTGTACAGTACTGATTCATGCTAGTAAAGAAAGTTAGAGAATTGAAATGAAAAAAGTAAAAAATAAACAAGAACTTCAGGATTTGATTAAAGCTGGCGAGGATGTAACAGAACTGGACGTATCAAGTATAACTGATATGAACGGGCTTTTTTTCTGTAATACCTCATTTAACCAAGATATTTCAAATTGGGATGTTTCAAACGTAACTGATATGTCTTGTATGTTTAGTGGATCAGTGTTTAATGGTGATATTTCAAATTGGGATGTTTCAAACGTAACTGATATGAGATGGATGTTTAGTGGATCAGTGTTTAATGGTGATATTTCAAATTGGGATGTTTCAAACGTAACTAATATGAGATGGATGTTTCATAGTTCATTATTTAATGGTGATATTTCAAATTGGGATGTTTCAAACGTAACTGATATGAGATGGATGTTTAGTTATGCCAAATCATTTAATCAAAACTTATCAACTTGGGAGATTTCAACTACAACAGATATACACGATATGTTTAATGGCGCTTATACTTATGCATATGGAGAGCCAAAAGTAAAAACAACACCAGAGATAATTCTGGAGACAACTAGACTAAAGGAGTCAGAAATGAAGGCAAAAGAAGTAGTAAAAACAGTAAAAGAAAACAAAGTGAAAGTATTGTTAGGATTTCTGGCGGCAATTATTGTTGCTGAACAGATTCTCAACAAAGGTAACGTTCGTAAAAGTATCGTTAGCAAGGTTAAATCTATCGTAACAGGAAAGGATGAGTAAAATGGATATAGTAAAAACAGTAAAAGAAAACAAAGTGAAAGTATTGTTGGGCTTGCTGCTGGTTGACAAACTGTTCAATGAAGGTAAAGTCCGTAAAGGTATTATTAACAAGATTAAATCTATCGTCTCATGAAAGAAAAGGTAAAATGAAATGAATGGGTCTATTCTTGAGAATATCGCATTCACAGTTGTTAAGGAGATTGTGAGTAAGGATTTACAAAAAAACAAAGATATAAGAAAGGTTATCACTTACAGCAAACCTATCATTGAATTCTGTAATACTGTTGTTACCGCATTGAGTGAATATAATGCTGAAGAGATCTCTTCTTCTGAAAATGTGGTTGACTGATCTGTTTGACATCCTGTTTCCGTATCCTACCGAAGAACCTGCCAAAGAACCTCCGGCAGCAAACCACAAACCATCCTTCAGCAGATATCTGACACAGGAAGACATAGACAAACTTCGAAAGTCCCTGGAAGATTTCTAAAATATCTCCGACAGATCCTAAAAACTCCTTGACAGATCTTTAAAGAATGCTTAAGTTATTGCAGACGCAGTGAACAGATCTGCAAAAGGAGAGATAGTATGTCCGACAGGAAAGAGTTTGAAGAAGAAATTAATTACAACATTATTGAATCTGAAGAAAAACCGCTGTTTAGAGAAGTTTTGACAGATGATGAATTGCATGCAACCAGACTTGCAAACTTTGGATATCTGTACGGAGCTCTTCATGGATCTGTCCATAATGACCTGGAGCCTCCAAAGAGGGCTTCCAAAGAGAAATTCAGGAAAGGTGAGAAATGAAAAAAGACATTCTTGAACTTTTTGCAGAGGCTTCTGATGCAGTTATGAAAGCTCAGGAGGTCCCTGAGTATGCTGAAAAAGCTAAACGCATTGAAGAGGAGATACTCATTCAGTCCTCGGAGTATTTAGGAAGACTTGAGGAAGCCCAAAGCAGGGCAATCTATGAAAACCGTGATAAGCTTTATAAAGGCTGAAGAACGAATAGGAGTGATACTATGCTAAAAGGATCTGATGCGGGATATACTGAGCTGTTTAAGGTACTAACTTCATCCAGAAAGAGTAACAAACCAATAGTTGAGTCAAGCAACCATAAATCAATTCGCTTGGTAAAAGATGATCCTACCGTTTTTAATATAAATGATGAGCACATGAAGATTACTTGTGATTGTTGCTGTTCAGAGGTGGATCAAGTGGTAGAGTTCCCTACCGGAGGGGATCCTTTTTGTGTTTGGATTTGTTTAGATTGTATTCACACAGCTGTCAAAGTCATTTCAAAAGGAGAAATACAATGAACAATTTAATCGAGGCCTTAACAATCATGAAGGATTACATTCAAAGTGAGTATAGTCAGAAGTTCCCAACACACTGTGAGCATAACATTTTAACCGTTGCTGCAGATCCTGCCAATATCCCTGAAGACGTGCTTGAAAAACTGAGTGAGTTGGGTTTTGAGGCTGATCATAGCGAAGGTTTCATGTTCTCCTACAGATTTGGCAGCTGCTGAATAAAAACTGAAAAATTCCTTGACAATCCTCCTGAATCGCATTATCTTTACCTGAGTAAGGCAGTTAGTGCCAAAAGCAAAAGGAGAACACTCATGACAGCTTTTTTAAAACTACACGTACCGGATAAATGCCATGGTATTGGAATTGAGTTTGTCTCGGATAATCGAGAGGGCGCTAAAGGTTTTATGAACTTCATATGGAGCCGGGATTCAGATAATCGAGAAGATGCTCGAAGTTTCCTAGAGTTCATGTGGAGCGAAGAAGCGGAACTTGACGGAAGAGGTCCTTTCTGGCAAGGATCTGCCTCTGGTTTTAACTGGGGTAATGCAGAGTCTACAAATTGGGAGTTCTTTGAATACTTTCATTGTGATCCTCAGGACGAGAGAGTTATTGAAATCCTGTTTAAGGCTGCCGAAGCCTGCAACCTTCCTGTGGAGTAAAAAGGAGCTGTTATGATAAAAGGAGCTGATTTAAAAGAGGGGCAGTTTATTGTGTATCAAAACGCAGTATTTGAGGTTATCTTGAACGAGTTCCTGGGAGAGCTTGTTTTGGATTGTCCTTCTGGTCAAGACTCAATTAACCCTGAAAAGGAATACTTTCTTTCAAATGTGGAAGATTATATAAAGTCTTACGAAAACCATGGAGAATGCTACAGGTAGGAGTTGTTATGTGTAAAGTATGCGACAGAGACTCTTCATCTTCAGAAGTGAAGAATGCACAATCTGTGTACAATTGTTTAGGTATTGGTGCACTTAATATGGAACAGATTGAATATTTGTTAAGTAACGGTGATAAGGAAAGCCAGGATCACATTTCAGCTATTATATTGAATCTGCACCTAATACAAAGTGGGAGGGGTAATGAGAGAGTATAAACAAGGTAAGCTGGTATTGTTACTTTGTGATGGGGGTTATGGTAATTGCGAGCAGGAAATAGCACCAAATCCTGATATAAATAATCTAGGATGGAGAACTGCAGGAATTATTACTGAAGGGAACTTACGGGAAAGAGACCAGTTTGAGTGGATATATTGTCCTAATTGTTGGGATAAAAATGGTTGGAAGTATGAAACTGACACACAAAAGGAGAAAGACAATGGGAGCAGCTGACGATTATCTCTGTATGGGGGTGGTACAGGTACTTTTGATTCTGGAGTAGCCCTTCCAGGAGAAACAGAATAAGCAGTATATACAGTCTATGTTCAGGGAAACGCCTTTTAAAAAGTTCCTGGTAAACCTGTTTGAATACTCAGGGTTGATGTTGATGACATTACTGCTTCCACTGATTTTTTTATTAGCTACTTTGGTGCTAGATTTAATAAACACCTTCTAATATCTTGACAGATCCTGAAACAGGTATTATGGTAAATTCAGACAAAATACCTACACTTATACAAGAATGCAGGTAATATGTTCAAACAAAAGGAGTAACACGATGAAAGAAAACATTAAAATCGCACTGGCAGGAGATGACGATGATTGTAAGACAGCATTATTAGGATTCGGTGGTGATAATGACACTGATAAAATAAAGATTCTGGCGGATCTTGTAGTTGACTGGGCTGAGTCATTGCAGAAAAACGGAGTGCTAATCTACGGGGAAGACCCATCTAGCGACGCTTTTGTCGACGATTCATTGGAGCAGGTTAAAAATATTCTGGCGGCATATAATGCAGCTAGCAGCATAGGTGGATGCGATGACTGAAGAATTTAAAAAATATCTGATAGAAAATCCGCTGACTGAAGCGCTTACTTTAAGCCCCAGGGTTTTAAATTGGGACATTGATTACAGTACAACATCATTCAGTTATGGAGAGTCCCCAATTCCTTTAAAAGCACTGTACCGAGCCAGGGTTCCGGCAGAAATACAGCAACAATTCTTTAAGACACTGGAAGAGTTTAAAGCTAATGTATAATACAGCGCTATATCTACTGGTTCCTTGTAACGCAAATATGACAGCCCAGGGATTCCATTGGCCTGAATTAGGTTATGTAGAGTCTCCTGACTGGTCTTATGACATATGCATTGCTAAAGGGTTGTATGGGTTTCTTTGGAGTCAGAAAGACTACCGGACCGAGTGGCAACCTTTTTCTAAATGGTTGGTTGTATCTGTCGAGGGTCCTGCAGTAGAACTGGGGAATGGTATGGTTAAATTCAGATCTGGAAATGTACTGTACAGCGGTACTCAAACCTCGGCGGTAGATTTCATAAAAACAAAAGGAGTAACACGATGAAAGAAAACATTAAAATCGCACTGGCAGGAGATGACGACTCTGCCACAGCAGGAAACCTTGGAACAGCGTTATCAGGAGACGGTGGGGTATCTTCTTCAGGAGTTTACGGAGTTTCTGTATCAGGCATTGAAGGAAAGTCCGCTTCAGCTACAGGAGGTACCTCCCTTTCAGGAGAAGAAGGTCAGTCAGTTTCAGGAAACAGAGGCATGTCTTTTGCAGGTATGAAAGGAAAGGCTTCCTCAGGTAACGATGGGGTTTCTGTAGTAAAATCGCTGGGAGAAGCTGTCTCAGGTTATGCAGGAGTCTCCCTGGCACAGGATATGGGCTCAGCCACCTCAGGAGACGCAGGAACCTCCTTATCACTGTTTGGTGGTACCTCTGCCTCAGGAGCTGCAGGAATGGCTATATCAGGCTATGAGGGGCGGGTTAAAGCAGGTGCTGAAGGAATCATTGCCATAGTGTATATTGACAAGGAATCTGACAGAGAACGGTTGAAGGTTGGGTACATCAATGAAGATGGATTAAAACCGGATACTCTCTACAAACTGAATGAAGACAATGAGTTTACAGAGGTAAGGTGATGGAAGAGACTAAACCGGTATACGTTTTAAGGACCTGCAGAGAGGATTTGACATCTTACGGAGGGTTTCAGTGGCCGTCTCACGGTTACGTGGAAGCTCCTGATTGGGATCCTTCAATAATCTATGGTGGAGGACTCCATGGACTTCTCTGGGGTAATGGTTGGCCAGGTTTCTTGAGTTGGGAACCTGAAGCCAAATGGCTGGTTGTCCGTGTGGATGTCCCACTGTTTTACCTGGGTAACAATGAAATAAAATTCCAATCAGGTTATGTGGAGCACTGTGGAAACCAGAAGTCTGCAATAGAGTTTATCATCTCCAAAGGAGTTGACCCGAATACTGTGGTAGGAAACTTTGTTAAAGTGGGAGATTATCAAACAGCTGTAACAGGACATTACAGTAATTCTGTAACAGGTGATCGAGGCAAGGCTATCTCAGATGACGAGAGTGCGTCTGTCTCAGGTGTTGAAGGTATTTCTGTTTCAGGAGTATATGGTATCTCTGATTCAGGTATCTGGGGAGTGTCTGTAGCAGGTTATAGTGGATCTGCCCGTTCGGATAGAGAAGGTATTTCTGTTTCAGGTATGGAAGGTTCTTCAGCATCCGGAGATGATGGGGTTTCTGTGGTAAATTATAAAGGGAATGCTCTAGCAGGAGACAGAGGTATAGCTGTTGCAAAAGCAAAAGGTACTGCCCGAGCAGGTAAAACAGGTATAGCCCTGGCAGCAATTAAAGGAATGGCTGCTGCAGGTGAAGGTGGGGTTATGCTTGTAGCAGACATGAAGCAGGAGCTATGATTGAGATAGCTTCATGGCGCACACCTGGAGATTTTAAAGGTTGCATTGAAGTAAAATCCTTCCTTTTCGAACCTAAACCTGAAGTACCAAGAGATACTCCTGTCTGGGTACGTGATTGGGATGATGAGAATTGGAAAAGAGCTTATGCAACAGGAGATTTCACAGATGATGGAAAGATCCTGTGCTACAGTGGTGGGTTGACATCTTTCACAATCGACCATGAAGATGACTGTTGGCCCTGGACTGATTACTCTCTGACAGATCCTACCTAAAGGAGCAAGACAATGATTGAAACCAAAGCTGAAGAAGATATTGAAGATGTACTCGGACTCGCCAAAATACGCGATAAAAAAGCCTGGGAAGATTGGGAAAAGGAACAATGGCAGAAAGGCTACAATCATGCCAAGTCCGGCCTACCTCGTGCACAAGGCAATGTTTCATATACCAGAGGTTATGAAGAAGCATTTGGAAGAATTCCCTTTTTCTAAAAACCGCTTTAAAATTACTTGACAGAGACTCAGACAGATCTTATACTGAGACGGTAACTCGAAAGGAAAACAAATGGAAAAATACAATTATTCTGAATGTGCCAAAGAACTGGGCTTTGATAAGCAGCTGTGTAAAAACAAAGAAGAAGCCCAAAAAGCTGCTGAAGCATGTATACTAGGTAACGCGAACCAAGGCTACATAGTACAGAAACACGAAACAGAGGGAGAGATTACAATACAATGGAGGACATCTATTCATGATTCAGGGGATTATAAGACATTCCTCTACCACAATCTCAAGAAAGGGGATCTGTGCTGGGGGTGGAACGACGGAAAGGAAAAATGCTTAGGTATCTTTACAGGGGACTACTTTAAAGATACTAAACCTTCGCTGACGGCATATAAGGATCTCGGTGACTCAGTAGTGTTTGATAACTATGAGCCAATAGGAATCAACATATTCGATAAACAGGAGGTAAGCACTCCTCAACCGGAAATAGCCAAAGATACTCCTGTCTGGGTACGTGATTGGAAAAATGATAATTGGTTCTTAAGATATGCAACAGGAGACTTCAATGAGAATGGAAAGATTATATGTTACCATGCAGGACGTACATCTAACACAGCAGGCCCTGAAAACTATCGGAGCAGCTGGGATGAATACTCTCTAACCGATCCCAATAACCAAACCCCCTAACACCCTACCCAATCTCTTAATCAGGTACTCTTATACCTACAAAGCTCTTTCAATTCTGCCACAGATCCAACTCAATTTATCCACAGAAAAACAGACAGTAAAAAAGGATAATAAAACAGCCAATAAAACAAAATAAGAATATACTGAATAAGACAAAAGAAAAGGAACTCATAACATACACTCAGAACATATAATCAATAAGATTATAGGACTATACACATTATCAATACTTTCAGATACTTATTCAGGTTATCTCATATAGGTAAGTACTAATACTCCTATACAAGGATCTCCCATAGAGAGGAAGACTCCTTCAGCCCATCTCAGACAGGTCTCAAACAGATCTTTTTCAGGACTCATGCAGACCTCCCTAAAATAACACTGTTATATTACAGATCTCTCCCAGTTCTGGACAGATCCTTCCCCAGATCTCGCCCAAAAAAGCCTGGGCAAGGATGTTGGGGGATTAAAAATCTTTTTAATAATCGATACTTACGGATTATCTATCGACCCCTGAACCAAATTTCAACAGGACTGTAAAAGATTATGTGTGAATATTATACACAGGTAATCCGATAGGTTTTTACAGTATTGTTGTACGGATTATGGTTCAGACTCCGACAGGATTCCGTGAAGATTATATACAGGTAATCAGATAGGTAATCAGATAGGTAATCGATACAATATCCGTAAGGTCTTGAAAGGATAGGATTTCTTCAGAATTTGCCCAGGGGTCTGGTCAGTTTTCTCCTATATGGAGAGTCTGCCCGAGGGATGGGCAAGCCTGTCCCGGGTCTGGGGAGGTCTGTTTAAAGGGGATTTGAGGAGGATTGAAGCAGGTTCTGAATAATCGTCATGAAGGATGACGATTATTTTAGCACGGAAATTTTAGGGATTCTAAAGCGGCTGGAAGATAGTTCTTCAGGTACCTGTAGAAGACCCTCAGGAGGATCTGTCCACGTACTGAGGACAGATTTAGGTCTGAAAAGTCTTCTATCTCGGCACATGAGACCTATTTGTCCATTGTATGAGGACAGTAGACTTCTTCAGATACACATACCACATCGCCCGAAAGAAAGTTTATCTGCCAATATACTGGCAATCTGCTGATATTCACACTCACTGATATTGTATTTCTCCAGGACCTGTACAGTTGACTCCTTAGGGAAGAAGGTCATATCACCACAACCATACTCTTCAGCAGTCTCTGGACTGGCGTCACGCTGAGTCCCAAAGTCATCAGGGTCTCCCTGTATCCCGTTAATGGTAAGTTCATCCATTGCACAGTAACTTCCATACACTTCATGTTTAAATTCCATTACTTATTTCCTTTCAGCTTACGTCCGCAGAATGGACAGTACTTGATTTCAACAGAGGTTACGCTGCAGTCCATGTTATCTATACACAGCTCCAGTGAGTTCCTATGCAGGTATAGATCAGCGACTATATCTGCAAAACCACTGGTAACGAGATGAACCGTAGCAGGTTCGTTGGCACTGCAGTAATCACAACGGGTTAAATTATTCTTCATTGGTATTTCCTTTCAGATCTGTATCAGTCCTGTGGACAGCTGTGTTTAGTCAGTACTTTCTTCCTACACCTGTTAACCCAATTATCACAAAAGCTACCAGAACGACGATTACAGGGATCCACAGAGGTGCTGTAACCCACCACCATGACCAGGTGATAACTCCTACCAGTTTCAGTATTAGGAACACTAAGAATAATACTGTTCCCAGTCCGATTCCACCATTGCTGCTTGATTCTTTACTCATTGTCTTTCTCCTTCTTAGTTATACAGGGTTTGAACCCTGTTAATATCGTTTTCAGACAGTTCAACCTGATCGACTCCTCCGACATACTCATACATAATGTCTTCAGGGTGCTCAGAATGCCTTCCCAGTCCCCAGAAGTGACCAGCTTCATGAAGGGCTGTCGAGTACAGATTAAAGGCTCTCCAGTCGGCTGAGCGGTTAAAGAGGATGTCTCCGTTGATAATGTTCTTGTCATAGTCATCATTGTGGACATAAGCTCTTCCCAGGACAGGTTTACCATCCACTTCACTGTTCAGATCGTCTACAGCTATTACGCAGTTTTCAGCAAGGATTCCCCGATAGAACGGGGAGGCTGTACAGTCTTCATACACGAAGTTGACAGTGATATCTCTGTCGATATGATCTGTCCAGGTCAGGATAGCGTCTTCAATGATTCCGTAGGAATCCTCCCCCAGATCCTCCAGAGAGCTGTCGAGGGTTATGGTAATCTCATTGGATGTCCAGATCCTGTCAGGATCTTCCTGAGAACAGGCTACCGCAAATACTGAAAGAATAGTGATTATTGTGTATACTGTTCTCATGCTTTCTCCTTTTTGTTTCAGGCTTCATTGCCTTACATTATAAATGTAGCAGTTCTTATACAGCTTGTCAAGATTTTCAGACATTTTTTTGAAAGCTTTTGACAGATCCTCTCAAAACCCACAGAATGTTATCAGGATTACCAGAGTACTGAGCAGCACAGAAAACAGAACTGCGGCAGTCTTTAATACAGACTCGGAGGGGTTGTAAAGTTCTTCGGCAATAATTGGGTTTGTTCTTTTCATGATCTTTCTCCTTTTGGTTTCAGGCTTAATTACCTGACATTATAAATTTAACACCTGTTCCAGATCCTGTCAAGATCTTTTTACAGATCTCCCGAGGATTTTTACAGATCATGCCAAAGCTGTCACAGTCCAGTCGATAAGAGCGTTTTGCAGTCTTTTGCCAAAACTGCTGCCATCTACTGGAGAGACCAGAAAAGAAACTGTACCAAATTTATTAACGCTTTTTTGAGTTGCTACGAATTTCATGACTGTTCTCCTGTGTCAGTGCTTTTCAGCATGTTACACCAGGTTATAGTGCATGAGCTGTGCCAGATCTTCGGCAGTGAAATCATTGAGTTTTTATACTGTACAGACTGTCAGAGGTCTGCAAAGTTTGCGGGATTTGCTGAAAAGTCTAATGATTTTGTGGGTAGGTTTTGACAGAGGCTGGGTGGAGTTTACTTATAAGGATCTGTCAGAGAATAGTACTTCCATGCGCAGAAATCATCATAATCAGATGCGCAGGAAGTCTTGCCATGATAATAGCAATAAACCCCACCTTGTTCATTAAACTTACCTGTGGCAAATCTTTTTTCCCAGTCTAATTCTTCTTCGTTTCTGACCCAGACCAACTGATCTCTTTCAACCTGCGGCAGATCTCTTTCAATCGGATCAATCTCTTCTTCAGTCTGATTAGGATCTGTCAGGGAATAGCACGCCCATGTGATGGAAGGTTTATAACCTGATGTGTCGGAAACCCTTCCATCACAATAACAAAAGATTCTCCCTTTTTCATCAAATTTACCTGTGGCAAATCTTTTGACCCATTTCACATCTTCCCAGTTTCTGACCCAGACTACCTGATTTTTCTCAATCTGAGGCAGATCTCCTTCAATAGGATCTGTCAGAGAATAATAATTCCATACCCAATACTCACCGTAAGTGCATTCGCAGGAAGTCCTGCCGTCAAAATAGCAACAGATCCTCCCGTTTTTTTCAAACTTACCTGTAGCATATCTCGGCAGCCATTCCTGGGTGTTTAAATCTCTCACCCAGACCAACTGATCTTTTTCAACATGCGGCAGATCTTCAGTCTGAGGCAGATCCTCCTCAGGATCTGTCAGAGAATAGTACTTCCATGCGCAGAAATCATCATAATCAGATGCGCAGGAAGTCTTGCCTTCAGAATAGCAACAGATCCACCCTTGTTCGTCAAACTCTCCTGTTGCAAATCTTTCTTTCCACTCCGCATCCCCCCAGTTCCTGACCCAGACCAGCTGATCTTTCTCAACCTGCGGCAGATCTTCAGTCTGAGGCAGATCCTCCTCAGGATCTGTCAAAGAATAGTATCTCCATGTGCAAAAATCATCATCCATAGACTCTGAAGAAGTCCTGCCACGATAATAACAACAAATACTCCCGTATTTATCAAACTTACCTGTGGCAACCCTTTTCTCCCATGCTCCATATATCTTATCTCTCACCCATACCAGCTGATCTTTTTTAACCTGCGGCAGTTCTTCTTCAATCGGATCAATCTCTCCTTCAATCGGATCAATCTCTCCTTCAGTCTGGTTAGGATCTGTCAGAGAATAATAATTCCAAGATATAGGATCTGAATAGTCTGTAGTTGATGTTCTTCCATCACAGTAGCAAAGAATTTTCCCTGAGTCTGCAAAGTCTCCTGTAGCGTATCTTGGCAGCCATTCCTGGGTATTTATTTCTCTCACCCATACCAGCTGATCTTTCTCAACCTGCGGCAGATCTTTGAAAGGGAATCCTTTAACCGACCAATCCCCTTCATAATGACTCTTCAGATAACTGATACAGACCTCTCTGAGTACTGTCCTTTTACGAATCATATAACCCGCCTGGTACTTCTCCATTGCAAATTCGTCAGCAGCCTTCTCAGCAGCCTGTTTATTTTCATAGATCATTGTGAAACTTTCCTCACTGTGGTTTAAACTCGCCATTAAACGCAGAAGGTCCGAAATAGCTCTCAAGCAGGTCTCCTACCTGTTTTTCCTTTACTCCCAAGGGGAACTTCCACATCCTTAAATCAGGATTCCAGCGGCCTCTCAGACGCTTTGCTGCGGCTATGAAAAGCTCGTCATAAGGCGCTCTGGCATACACCTCTCCTTTGTTGTTCTTTCCAGTTTTTACATAAGCCATCAAACCACCTCCTCACAGCCTGCCTCAGATCTTGCCACAGGACTTTGACATCTGTATTCGGATTCTCCAACCTTTTTCTCATGCTTGCAGTACTTGTTGCGACCAGGACTCCAATGAGTACAGTACTGAGTATCTGCATCAGAAAGTGTACAAAAACCTTTTGAGTTGCAATAATTTTTTTCCATCAGATCACCTCGTCAGAAACAGACTTACATAAGGTAGATCTGTATTCCATACATCGTTTATCCTCAGATCTGCTCCAGGTTTTCCATAAAGTCGGCAGTCTTTGCAACCTCTCTCCTCCAGGAAAGCTTTTACCTCAGCCAACCAGACCTTCTTCAGATTAATGGAAGCGCTCTTCTCACGCATGACATCTGAAAAATGAATGTATGATCTCCCTTCTCTAACAACCTCCTCCAGATGTCTGGACAGATCATAAGACTCCAGGTACTTCCTGCACAGATACTTTGCACCTTTGTTGAAGTTATCAATATACTCTTTACGCGCCTCTGCTACATTACTTATCGAAGTTTCCATCATCCCTCCATGATTTTTTAAACAGCGCTATTGTAAAACTGACCAGGATCGTAAACAAAAACAATGGCCAGGCGGCTATTACAGTGTTACGGAACTCTATACGTCCTTTCGAACCTTTTTCAATACTCTTGGCAAGTTCTGGTGTAAAAGTTCCTTCAGCAAGTAATGCAAGTCTGTACAGAATGTACCCAATTACTGGGTATGCTACCACGAGTGTTAAAAAGATCATTTCCCAATTCCTTCCAAAAAAGTGCCATGCCCTGCCGGAGTCTGCGGAAGGGAAAGGAGAAAAACTCCCGGAGCCCTCCGGCAGGACTTTTTAGAACCGGAAGAACCAGCTCAGTTACGAGGAGGCTGCCTCGTACTATTTGTCGTTTTACAGTTCCACTACATCAATGTTCTGATCACACTGAATGAAAGCTTCCTGGATCTCTTCCAGGTCATCAGGTTGATCGTCAATCCACTTCCAGTAATCTACTTGGGAAGGATCATCTTTTTTCGCGAAGTTTGAAAACAGGTGTTTCTTAATGGCTTCCTTCAAGGTATCTGCCTCAATAATTTCGAGTTTCAGATCTCCATCAAAGTTGTTCATTGCTACTGCAAACTTTTTCATTTCTTCTCCTCCTGCGGATCTTCCTCAGAATTTGTCTCAGATATATAAGGAAGGGAGTTAAGAAAGCTTAAACCCTCTTCCTTCTCTTCATCAAGTTCCCAATCAAAGTAGTCTTTTCTCATCTCTTCTCCTTCGGCATTTTCTGCCTTACTCCTAAAATTTAACCAGTCTTCAGCAGGCTGTCAAGCAGTTTCTTTTTCAGTTGCTGAAACTTATCACAGTATTTTTAACAAACACAGGGATAAACATAAACCATACGACAGTTCTTTTGACTGTCTCAGAGTGAGACTCTACCTTAAAACTGGTTGAAGTAGGTACGCTCTGTTTATGGATAATCCGTTGAGTTACTCTGATCATTATCAGTCTCCTTTTTCTCTGCTAGCAAGCAGTTTCTTCTTCATTTGTTATTGCGTCTCCGCAGTACACCCTAACACTATTACAAGACCTGTGCCAATTTCAAAACTCAATGATTACACGGGTTTACAGATTCCCAACCTCAACCAGGTCTGTAAAGTTTGCGCAGTTTTCCTAAAACCTCAATGATTTCGCAGTGTCAACTTCTACCCATACTGGGTAAGTCTTGACAGGGTTATTCTCTTAAACCAGTGTTCGGATCTCTGGAGATCTTAATTTATATACTGGAGGATTCTCTACGTTATTAGGATCTGTCAACCTGTAGTATTGCCATGCTTCAGTATGGTCAGCAGTAAATGAAGTACATCCGTTGTTGTAGCAATTAATGTAAGTATGCTCAAAAGTACCTGTTGCGTGCCTGCGAAACCAGGGACCTCTTCCATCACGACTCACCCAGACATTCTGATCCTTCTTAACGACAGGATCTACTTCTACCTCGAACAGCTCGTGAGGGGCTACATAAAGATCTCCATCGTATGAATATGTTATAGCTCTTGCATCATTATACATACCTCTACCCTTACGAACCCAACAGCCTTCATCCAACTTTTCTTTAGCAAATGCATCAGCAGCTGCTTCAGCTTCCTGCTCAGTCTTGTATTTCTTCATTCAGATCTCCTCAATCTTCTTCCTTAATCTTTATCTCCTGAAAGTGACTCCATACAGCTTTACGGATCTCTTTCTTTAAAGATTCATTAATGGCCTTTTCTGAAAAACTATCAGGGGCTGGCACAGATGCCATAGATGCATATATGGATTGCATGAATTTGTCTTTACTATATTGGCTAAACCAAGCTTCATACTGGTCATCTGACAGAGTTATTTCCATTCTGATTTTCTTCATTCAGTTCTCCTCAATCTTCGCAGATTTCTCTGCAGACCTCTCCAACCTTAACCAGTCTCCGGCAGTTTGTCAAACAGTTTTTTGACAGATCTGCCCCAGGAAGGCCTGCCCCAGGAGTTATGAAATTTTTGCGGTATCGCGCAAAGTTTGCATAGAGTACTTTATTGAGTCTTTTCAAGTACTTGGACAGGTTCTGTCAATTTAGTATGACAAAAATGTCCGAGTGTTCAGAACACGAACTAATTGAAACCCTGTAACAGCAACTCAAACAGATCTGGCACAAGGGTTGCATTAGTAAGAAAGTGTAACGCGCTGAAAAGCCTAACCCCAGGGAGTATAAAATGACAAAATATAAAATTAACTCGGTAGCTATTTGGGGTTCTGATATAACTATTGAAGATATGCTTTTCAGTTCTGTACAGGAAGCAGAGGATTACATATTCTCCATTGACAATTGTGACCGGGCAAAGAAGGTCAATAGCAAAGGAGATTTTTATTACGAGATCCACCACCCTTCAATTTTCCCCTGGGAGAGATCTTTATACACTTCGTATTCCTGGGCAGAAATTGTTCCTGTAAATAGCTGACCCTTTTACACAGATCTCCAAAAACTTTCTCAAAAAAATTCTTGACAGGTTTAGAATCCCGCATTATACTTAACAGAGTAAGGCAGTTGCTGCCAAAACCAAAAGGAGAAAGATCATGTCAATTTATGGATTCCTTTCTGCAGAGGAAGAAGAAATTGCAGCCCTTGAAACAGAGATTGCAACCATTAAAAAAGAAAATGCAGACCTTCATGCAGATATTCAAAAGCTCCAGGAAAAGCTGGATTATTATAAAAAACTTACCAGAATATACGAGGAAGAGCTTTCATAAAACCGCTTGCACAGATCTGTAGAGCATGGTAAGAACTCAAACAGACCTGGCAGAAACTGCCGAAGACAAAGGAGATAGATCATGTCAATCAGTATGCAGTCTCTGGAAATTATTCAAGGACTATTAACGGAAGAAATAAAAAGACCGCAACCAAGCGGATGTAAAGATTCATTAAAAGATGCTCTTCATGAAGTGGAAATGGAGATTAACGGGTTGAGATTCCCAACTGAAGCAGAAGAGGAGAATTAATGAAAAAGCATACAATAGTTTATTCAGGATACGAAGGTGCTTCTTCTACAAAAGACTACGGAGTATCTGTAACACAGACCTCAGGAATATCTACCTCAGGTTCCAGAGGATTATCTATAACAGGAGACGGTGGAAGGGCAAAAGCAGGAGATAAAGGGACAGCTATCTCTGGACAGAAAGGGATATCTCTCTCAGGAAACTACGGCAGATCTGTCTCAGGACCTCATGGTACGTCTGTCTCAGGACCCAACGGGCTCTCCATAACAGGAGACTTTGGATACGCTCATGCAGGTGTTGGAGGGTCTGTATCTGCAGGAAAAGGTGGAGAGATTTGTATAGATTATCGGGATAATGGATTCCGCATATATGGATCTATAGCAGAAACTATCGGAGAAGATGGACTTCTCCCTAATGTACTGTACAGACTGAACAGCTCTAATGAGTTTGTACCGGTTGAAGAGGTAAACAATGACTGAACCAAGACTTTGCCAGGACTGCGGCAGGGCTCCTGTAGTCTCTCATGAGCTCCCTAATCACAGCTCTTCTAAAGGAACTGTTGCACTTGTTTGCCCAAACTGCCTCAGCTCTACACCACATTTCAGCAACTATCGGGAAGCGCTGACCAACTGGAACCTCAAACAGATCTCTGCCGAAGAACTGTTCGAACTCAAACAAATGCATCGGGCAGAACTGGAGAGTGAAATGAGAGAGGAGCTGTTCGAGTTTAAACAAATGTATCGACAAGAGATTAGGGAGGAACTGAAGCAGGAACTGAGAGATAAGCTACTCGACTCCGTAGCAACTTTGTACAAATTTCAACTGGTAGAGATGTCTGATATATTTGATTTAATCTCCGATACGTTATCCAGTTATCCTCCAGACCTGTAACAGTTCTGTCTAAGATATACTCAGATCTGTCCAAGAGTCGATACATAATCCGTCCACAAATACTGTACAGGTCTGTCGGATTACCTGTATAAAATCTTCACAGAATCTGTACAGTATTTGTTTAAAATCTAATCGGATTACCTGTATATAATCTTCACAGAATCTGTACAGGCCTGCTGTAACCCTTCGGATTGCCTGTATATAATCTTCACAGGTAGGACAAGGTGGACAGGGGTGGTCACAATCTTTACAGTGTATGGGTAGGTGGGTCCCTGGATTAAAGCCTTTTTTAAATACCGCACTATTTTTTACCCAGATCTACCCCCTGCAAACTCCTGCAGATCTGCCCCAGGATCTGTCCAAGCACCTCTCCAGATCTGCCCCCAGGATCTGTCCAAGCACCTCTCCAGATCTGCCCCAGGGTCTGCCGAAGATCTGCCTCAGTACCTACCCAAGACCCTCCCCAGATCTGCCGAAGTACCTCCCAAGACGCCCCCAGATCTCCCCAGATCGGACCAAGACCCTCCAAGATACCCCTCAAAACACCCCTCAAGCTGCCTGAGAGCCTTCACAGGGCTTTAGACAGGGTTTAACCAAGTACATACCCCAGAGACTGCCAGAAGGCGTCAGAAAGGCTTCCACAGCCCCACCCTTCCACAGTACTTAAACAGGTCTGAGGAGATTTGAGGAGATTTGAGGAAATTTGGAGAGACTTGGGCAGAATTACCGAGATTTCACGAGGTTTATGGAGTCTGTCCGTGCGGGACAGGTTTCAGGAGTTTTGTGAGGATTGGTGAGATTTAATCAGATCTCCAGAGGGATCCTGAAGGAGGCGTACGCCTGTTTAAGTCCGCCCCAGAGGGTTTCTTCAGTATTATAAGCGAAGCAGAGTGATTTACTACCTCCTACAAGAGGAAAGCAGTCATCCAGGGTTAGGTACCTGAAAGGGTATACTGGAGATCTGGGATCAGTACCTACCCGAATATGTGACAGGTTCTTGTACCATTCGATCAGGAACTCTCTTCCATAAACTTTGAATTTTATTTCTCGGTAGAATCCGTAGGATTCGTTCACAGGCTCCCAGGGGATTCCGCACATATCGAGAATATTTTGCATCGAGTCCAGTGTTGTGTTTTTCATTTACTGTTCCTTTTCTTTTACTGCCTCACCTCTCACAACAGAAAAAATAGTATTGCTGTATTGAGAGTCGATTCTGAACACTGTAATTTCAGCATCAGGAGACTGCTTTCGCTGTAGTCGTTGGGATCTAGGTACATCATTGTGATGTAAGTACCCCTTCATCTATGTCAGACTCCAATATATCACAGGGATTATAGTCTTCAATCCTTTTTTCCAATTGCAGGATCTGGGGGTTTAAACAAGTACCGTCATATTCATCCCACAGCCTATCAAGCTCCTTATACGCATGATCCAGATCCCGAGCATTTGTGATCCTGTCCATAACCTTATTATTTTTATCTTTCATAATTTTATCCTTTACTCTTCCTCTTCTTCTACTGGAACAAACTCATTGTTTTCATCCAATTTATAAAAAGTATAGGGAGTTACTCCACCAATACCTACTCCGGATTTTTTTACTTTGTAAGAATCTGTAGCAGCATCCCAGTACTGAATATAGATCCAACCGTCGTACCCAGATCGTGCATGACCGTTGCATCCTACTTCAGATATACCATAGTTTCCTGACTCAGCAAGTCCATATCTACCTGCTTTGGAATGTCCACCACAACCTGTTATAGATCTCCCCCAGTCACCTGTTACAGCGGTTCCACTCTCTCCAGCTTCGGCAAGACTGGCATCGCCTGCCACAGCTGTCATGTAGTCTCCTACTTTCACTTCCTGATGATCTCCTGCATTTTCGGTTACAGGGGTAAACTCGTAGTCAGAGTTGAGTTCATATAACGTATTCGGTTTTAACCCATTTTCTCCAATATTACCTGATTTTATCCTGTACTGAAATCCGTTGTTTGGGTTGTACTTTATGACAATAACTCCGAATTGTCCTGCGGCAGCACGTCCTCCTACTCCTGCAACAGATACTCCACACAAACCTGTAATAGCTGTACCGTAATGTCCTGCTACAGCTGTCTGATAATCTCCTGCATTAACTGTTTCATGATTTTCTGCAGTTTTAATAGAATTATTCATAATATTTCTCCTTTTGGTTTTGGCAGCAACTGCCTTACTCTGTTAAGTATAATGCGGGATTCTAAACCTGTCAAGAATTTTTTTTGAGATTTCTACAGATCTTTACAGCCGATACATTCTTCCCAGGCTTCATCCAATTCTCTTTTTATTTCTTCTGTACAGCTGTCACAGACAGATTGATTGAGATCTGAATAATCCAGGACAGGTTTACCGCTGACTGAAGTATATGCTCCACAGTATCTGCAGTAGCATTTAAAGAAGGATTTTGCTTCCATAGACTATTCTTCAATTTCTATAATCTGTTTAAGATCAGGATCCCAGCGGAGACCTGTAGGCTCAAAGTTTATCCATTTTATGTTGAAGTCGCTATCTATGTTTAAGTGGCTGTACATAAAACCTTCATGTATATAATCCAGCGCCACAAAACAGCATTTATCCGCATCCTCATCCCAGACACGGTACAGATCATTTTGCTGCGGCTTTCTTTCAGTCCTGTAAGGAAAATGGTGAGACCCTACAATAAACATTTTGTTTTGCAGATCGTGTTTGATATTGACATCTATTGCTACAGTAACTTCGGAATTACTGTCTACAATTCCATTAGTAAGAGCCTTGGAGACTTGTTTATTGGCCTTCTGCAGAGCCTGCTCAAAGGTACCCCTGACAGAATATTTGGTTAAGGTTTTGTTGTCTTCAAGCTGCTTTTCAAGGGTTGAGATTCTGTTAAGAGCTTCCAAATACAGATCCTGCATTCCATGTACAGCTTCAGTTTTTTCCAGATCTAAAGCAGCTGTAACTCCAATTACCAGATCTCTGAACTTATTCAATTCTTCATTTGCATTATCCATATAATACTCCTATAAAATTCCTAAATCCTTGAAAAATTGTTCACAGGCTGTTCTGATACATCTTTCACATATGGCCTTGCTTACTGAATCACACCACCCTTCTGCCATAGGATCCTGCAACCCAAAATCCGAAGGGCAACGTTCAGTCTCTTCACAGCACTCGACCATTCCTTCAATAAACCTTTCCATTTTCTCGGAAACAGCTTTTGAAGTCTCGTCAGGTTTTAGGAGAGGGAACTCTTTGATAATTTCCTCAATAAATTCATCTACAGATACCAGAGAGCTGCCGGGAAGGCATCCGCCTTCTGTATCTACGTAAAAACCACAACCACTACATTGTTCTCCTTCAACTGTTGCGTCACTGCAATAAAAAACACTGCCATCAAAAAATATTCCTTTGGCTTTTTTACCCCAATCCCCCACTTCTGATAAAGAATAATCACTGGAAGTTAGTACCGAAGACTTCTCCCCGAGTTCTTTTTGAATTCGTTGTACATCTTCAGGTGTTACTTTTACTCTTAATTTTTTCATTACATTCTCCTTTAATCTTCAACCGGTACAAACTCATGAGAGCTGTTCAACTTGTACAGTACGTTGGGGAGAAGTCCATCTTCTCCAATGTACCCCGTTTTCAGTCTGTAGCGCTCTGATTTTACATCCCAGTACTCAATAGATATTCTACCACCTTCACCTGCTTCAGCAGATCCTCCATCGCCAGCTGTGGCAGTTCCGTATTCACCTACTACGGAAGTTCCATACCTCCCGGCTGTGGCAACACCCCATTTACCTGCTGTGGCAGTTCCTCCATCGCCAGCTGTGGCAGTTCCTCGGTAGCCAGTAACAGCTATTTGATTATCTCCGACAGAAACTGTAGCGCCTACAACATTGGCAGGATCAGCGCCTTTAGCGATAATGAAATCTGTGGCAGCTTTGCGGTCCCCGCAGAACTCTACATAACCTGATTTAAATTTTACTTTCTGCCTCAGATCTACTACAGGTCCTGTTACGCTAACAACCAACCATTTGGCTGCAGGAGACCAGTCTAGCAGGTCAACAGCTCCTTGACCCCACAGGATACCATGCAGACCTCTTCCGCAGACCGCTTCCGAATCCCAGTCAGGAGCTTCAACAGGACCTGATTCAGGCCATTGGAAATCGTTGTACGATGTAAGATCCTCATTGCAGGTCCTTAAAACGTATACTGGTTTATTCTCTTCCATATTTTCTCCTTTGTATTTAAAAAAACAAACTGTAAATATTCTGCGCAGGCCTGAACAATGCTAATGAACAGCCTGGTATTGACTCTGTTTCTTCCACTGAAGGGTGCTCCTTTTCAGTATACAGCGTCATAATCCCGTTAATGTCATCCTGACTAAGTGCTGAGTTCCTTGGAGATGCCATGTGGTACATCACTGCACTTTTAAATAAGGAATGCGTCAGACCCATCCCATGGCCTATCTCATGCAGCATTGCATTACGCAGTTCTCCAACAGTACTCCATGAGTAGTTGTCAAAGATCTGAATAGAAACTGTTACAAGCTCTCCTGATGTACTGTTGTAGGTTCTACGGGTACAAGCCATTGCAAGGTCTCCACAGGACTCAACAGCCTGCCCATACTTTATACAGAACATGGATGAGTCTGTACAGGTCTGCTTAATGAACCGAACAATTACAGCTCCTTCCATATAATCCACCCATTCATTGAATGAGTCTTCTGCAGTTGTGTATGCAGTACTGTTCAGATCTTCCAGGGAGGGATCCAGGGAGACAATTATCTCAGTTCCTTCCTCCCATCGTACCGGGTTTCCTGTTTCAGTCTTTTTTATTTCGTAGCTGTAAGACAGTGCCGGTATAAGCATTGCTATTAGTATTGGTAAAAATTTCATGGTGTTACCTTTTTCAGTATTATTTTTTGAGGTATTCTTTGACTTTAGCCATAAGATCATCAGCCCAATCACGATCAAATCCAGGCATTGCAGGAAGAGGAGTTTCCTCAGGTACTGCATCTATCCACTCAAAAGCATAATACATTAGCTCCAGCATATCCTGAAGAAGTACTTTTGTATTTGTATCATAGTCTTCTGAGTTTTCTGAGTACTCAAAGTTATATGAAATGTAATCATCTCCTCCTACAGGTTTTGCTTTCAAGATAACCACACCGTTCATCATTGTGACTGGAAGTACTTCCATATTGTGAGTTGACCACAAGTAAAAACCAAGTGAGTGCGCCTTACTGATAGCCTCTTCTTCGGAAAGCATTACATCAGACAGTTCCAATTTTTTCATAAAATCCATAGTCTTTCTCCTTATTTCACAAATTTACTGACAGTTTCCTCATCCCAGCCGTCTGACAGAGATTCCTGAATTCTTGGAAGCTCCCAGATCCAGGAAGGGTACTTTTTCAGTTCTTCTTCAGTGTTGGCATTCTCAATCAGTTCTGACAGGTAATCAATCAATTCGCCTTCGAGCAGATCTTCTTCGTCCATGTAAGATCTCTCTTTTTCTTCAAAATCTTCAAGATTGCTGAAGTCTTTCAAATCTTCTGCGACGTTATTATGCCGCAGCCACTCATCCCAGCTCCAGTAATTGAACATGTTTGAAGGATCTGATGCATATTCATCGCAGATCTTCTCTATAGCATCCTTGGAGTCCTCAGCAGCTTCGGAAAGAACACCTACATAATTACTACCGTTGTACTTTTCAGTGTACCCATCCAGAATTTCCTGAGCAAGAGACTCCAGTTTCTCCAGCAGGTCGTTAATAGCAGACACTTTCATGTATGGAGATATATTCCAGAGGAATGCTCTACTGTGAAAACAGTCCATGGAAGTTCCGTTTCCGATCTCACTGAAATATGTGCTGGATAATGTATTATCTCTGCAATTAAGCTCCACATATGCTCTTTGGGCTGCATATTGAGATGGGTAATGGCAGTAATTGTTCTCAGTGTTGTATACTACTTCTACTTTACTCATGACTTTCTCCTTTTCAAATTTCTAAAGATCTGCTTTAATTTTGTGCATACCTTTAAAATCAATTTAAACCAAGACTGTCAATCTGTCAAGAAAATTTACAATCTTTTCTTAAGCTGCTCAATAACTGACTTTATCTGATTAATCCCTCGGTAATCACAAAGGTATGGTTCTGTTTTGAAAACATGCTGCATCAGATCTGTGAAGTCCTGCTCAGCTATCTCCAGGCGCTTAATCAGTTCTGCATCAGATTCTGTCAAAGGTTTCGGAGGGGCTACCGAAAACCTGTTACAGGAGAGCCTGACCAATTCCTGACAAAGAAACTCAGTAATGTTTGTCTTATCTTCTGGATACTTCACAATGTCAATATCACGAACCTGAAAAGGCTGATACCACCATCTTGAGGAATGGTTTACGACCTGTGGAAGCTGTACTAGATAATCATCCTCTTCTTCTTCAACTGCCAAGATCATCCCATACATCCCAATAGTCTTTACCAGGAAAGGGGTTGTTGTACTGATTATTTTTACAATGGATCCAATTTGCATAATATTCTCCTTCAGTTCTTCGGCAGAATTTACCAATGTTTCTCCAATAGATTGGAGTACGCTGTATATAATGTTTTATTAAGGTTTTTTAATTCATCTTCATACTTGCATGTCTGTGTGAGATAATCCTCATACCAATCTCCTGCAGGAAAGTACCCAAAGTTCTCTTCCACAAAATCATTCACAACTCTGCGTCTCTCCGCAAGTATTGAAATGAGATTTCTTTCTCGCTGTGAGATCTTATCAGTCTTAAGACACAATATCTCATCTTTAAGCGCCATCAACGTATTTTTAAACTTTCTCACAATATTCTTCTTCATCTATTCGGCAGTAGCTGCCTTACACTGTTAAATTTAACACCTGTTTCAGATCCTGTCAAGATCTTTTTACAGATCTCCAGAAAATTAATTAAGTAGAATGTTGCTTTCTTCATTAATTTGTATGAGGTTTTTCAACTCCTTTGGGATTTCTTCCTCATCCGTAACTTCTCTCAGCTGTCTGGGGAGATAAACCCACTGTGTATCGCAGTTAATTTCCTCCGGAAGCTGCACTTTGTACGCAATCTCTTCTACAACTCCGATGATTTTCCCGTACATTCCGACAGTTTTAACAAGAAACGGTGTTGTTGTACTCAATATTTTAACGAATGACCCAATTTTCATAATATTCTCCTTCAGCTATTTGGCAGTACCTACCTTACACTGTTAAATATGGACCAGGTTTTAGAGAGTGTCAAGAAGTTTTCGGACAAAATGTACTCATTTGTAAACTATTGGGTACGTTTTGTACGGAATGTGCGGATATGGGTCAGTTTTTTGGGCAGAAATTTTTAACGATCTGGATGAATTCGTACAGTTCCACTTCTTTGTAAGTACGAGAAGGATCTGTCATCCCTGTGGTAAGGGCGTTTCTGTAAATATCGAAATGTATCAGTATTTTATCTGTACACTTTCCAGGAGTATAAGCAGTAGGTAGCTGTCCGCTGTTCCATAATACCAAAGTTTCTTTTTGCAGTAGCTGTAATGATTCAAATACTGAATCATATTCTCTAAACACTACAGTATAAGCATCAGGATGTGGGCAGAGCTGCGCAGCACAGTCAATAAAATTATCAGCTTGTGTCTTCCCTGGGTAGAGTTGTGGTGGTACTCCTACAATAATACTTTCATAGTCCTGCCCGAGATACACTGAGTCATCATCATACCCTCTCAATAACTGAAAATAAACAGGCTTATCCTTTTTTGGAGCAGGTACCCATTTGTACCCAATAGGACTTTCACCAGATCTCCATTTAACGGAAGAACTCTTTGCCAGGTCTTTTAAAAACTCATCTCTTTCCTGTAAAGATGTCACGACAACTTCAGCAATCACTTCTACAGGGCAGTATTGTGCAGGGTATTCAACCTTTTCTTCGACTTCTTTTTCCTCAACCTCTTCAACCTTCTTAGGACGGATCTCCTTGGCTCTGCTCAGAAACTCTCCAGGCATAACCTGCCGATACACCAAGTCTCCTTCTCCCCAGTCTACATTAGATCCTCCACGAGTCAGCACCCCTTTTTCCACTGAAAGCATGAGGAAATCTCTGACAAATACATCCATCTGTGTAGGATCGCTTCCGTTTGACCAGGTAACCTCGGTGAGATCTTCAACATCCTGCAGCAGCTTGGCAAGCTCCAACAGAGAGTCTGCTTTGGTGTAGTAATAATCAACCTTTGCAGGGAAATTCTCTACAGCAAATTTGATAAATTCTTCAACAGAAACGTTTTGAGCGTCCTCATCCACCATCTCAACCCCGCTCCAGGTTAACTCACCTGACGTCTTGTTCAGATAGATCTTACAGAAAATAGCTTCCGGATCAATACTCGGTCTCTTGTAAGAGAATCCTACAGTAGTCTCCTTCTCCAGAGTCTCCATCAGATCTTCGTACTCGTCTTCTATTCGGATGGAAGTACAAAGGAATGAAGCATCCGGATTCTCTTCTTCATATTTCAGGAGAACTACAGAGATAGTAGCAATTCCGTTGTATGTTTCTTCTATAATTGCGGAAAATACGTCAAAGCCTGGGAAGTCCGAAAATGTAAGAGCCAATGATTCATGAAAATTATATTCCGCGTCAGTGACAACAATAACACTTTCAGAAGCTCGTTCTATATACACTTCCTTTGTACCTGATGCTACTTTCAACTCAATAATAGCAAACCTCCTATCCATATTAACCACTTCTGCTTCAATTAATTCTACCTTTTCAAAACCGCTAGTCCTGATTTTAATTTGTTTTAGCTTAGTTTTCATTACTTGTCTCCTTTACAAAGGTTTTAATACCGTTTTGAGCTCTCTCCAGAGCTGTCTGAGCCTCGTGAATATCTCGAAGGACTTCCACCACTGTGGGAGTCTTCTCAAGCCTGTACAGGCTGTCATACAAGTCTGACAGGAATATAACCGTCTCCTGCATTCTGTCAAGTACCTTTTGAGATGACATTCAGTTTTCTCCGGAGGTTTTCCTCAGGAAATCGAGGAAAGGTACAGGATCGTATGAAAAAATCTGATCAAGATTGTACTGAGTTGCCACAATTCTTGCTTCAAGTTCTTCGAAATCCTGCTCAACAAACTTCTTCATGCTTTCTGCAGAAGGGTGTATGGAATATTGTTTGTTTTTCATGAAGTCACCAGATTGCCATTCAACAACGATACAAGGTTACCCTCTAAGTCACTGGACACATCTCCCCAGTACTTGCAGCAGTGTTTGGATGCTGCAGGATGTGCATCTTTCATGTCCTCTGCCAGATTGCAGTAACCACCATCCTCCAAAGCACAAGTATTGTATATGCTCTGGTCAAAATTAAACTCCACAAAACATCCTTGTACAGTTTCTGATGAATGATCTCTGATCTTCTTTTCCTGGTCGAGTTTAACCAGAACTGCAGATTCGATAAAATCGAAAATCTCCTGGTTTGACCGGTTACTTCCCAAGGCTTTGTCGACCTTGCACATCAATTGAACTAATTTATCTTCTGTTAGCATTTTTTGTTTCCTTTTTACTGCTGGAATTTCATATCTGTTAACCGGATAAAAGACCATTTCATTTCTGAATAGTTCCACACACCCCATAGACAATCTGTTCCATTGGAGCCTCCTTGAGCATTATCCCATCCGAGACTTATTTTTAATTCGAAGTTTTTCTTATAAATAACATCTAATTTGGAAATGAATCCCGTAAAGTAAACCTTTGAAAAAACTTTTCCAAATACACCTACAGTCTCCGGTTTTAAATCGGTTGAAGTTATGTAAACATAACGGTTGCTGTCAGTAGAGGTAATGATCAACTCAAGATCGTCATCTCCTGAAATATCTCTCAATTCATCACGAAGAGCATCAAAATTAATAGATTCCATAATTTCTCCTTTTTATCTGAAAAAATCAAGTACTTCCTGAATACTCGAACATTTCTTTACACTTCCCCACCAGGAAGCATCTCTGTGTCTGTTCAGACATACACAGGCCCGGAACTGATATATTTGCTGCAGCGTTACGTATGTCTCCAGAGCAAGATTAATCTGATCCACAAGATTTCCATCAATTACTATACGAGTATCCAGGGCATGTACTCCTGAAATATGATCATAACAGGTTACCAATGTCTGGATATTCTCTTTAGTTTTCATGACAGTCTCCTTCCGCATTCGCCCTCAACGGGAATTAGTTCATGAGATTCATTAAGATGGTAAAATACGTAGGGCTCTAATCCATTCTCTCCGATGTAACCTACTATAACCCTACCCCTTTCTTCATTGTCGTTAAAGTATTCTATCTCAATACGCCCTTTTTCACCTGAGGCAGCTCTTCCACCCCTGCTAACTCTGGATACACCTTTATACTCTGAAATAGCTGTGCCATGCTCTCCTGCTTCGGCAGTACCCCAGCTACCTGCTACAGCAGTCCCATAGTAACCTGCTAAAGCTGTACCCCATGCACCTGCAACAGCTTTACCATAATCACCTACAATAGCTCTTTTTGAGTTACCTACTTCAACTACTTCACGGTCCAGTACATTATTGTTAAAATTTCCCATGACAATCTCTTTTTGGAATCCTTCAAATTATGTAGGAAATACCGTTTTCAAAATCATACACATGCTTGCGGGAGCATCCGGTGACACTTCCTAATACCGCTAGTTTATAACCATCAGGAGATCCTGTTGTATCATGATGATCCAACCATGCATCATCCTCAGTCGCACCTTTATCGCCAATTGCATTTATTTTTTCATTGTAGGTTACGTACATAGTGAGTCTCCTTTTGGCATCAACTGCTTTACACTGTTAAATATAATGCGGAAGTGTAAAGCTGTCAATAAAGAATCAACAAATAAGATCCATAATCATTTTTGAAGCTATTTTTGACATTCTACTGGAGTCTCCATCAACTTCTGAACAGGATACAGATATTGCACCTTCTTTAAGAGAAATAAAGCATTTTCCTGAGAATTTTTCAACCATTTCACCGGATTCTGACTCTCGAAGGTCCTCTGTATCAGGAAACAAAACAGGTACCATTCTCCCTACCAGGATAGCTGCACAGTTCTCAAACAGGGCTTCCAACAATGCTGCATCTTCTACAGGACGGCTTTTCAAACCACCAAGAGAATCAGATTCACCAAAACACTCAATTGAGAATTTTCCATCTACTACTGAAGCTTCGAAGAAACCTGCAGACGTTGCACATCTTCCCAGGCATTTGTCGACATGCTCTATATTAGGATTGAAAGCCACTGCGTACATATTGTTGATTACTATGTATTTTCCGGGAAGTGCTTTACGTGCCATGGCTAAACTCCTTCTGAGGTATTTTAACCTCTCACTAAGAAGTTTAACCGCAGAAAAGAATGTTGTCAAATTATTTTTTCATTTTTTTTCACAACTCTTCACCTGTCTCAGGATCTGTGTACGTAATTGAAACAGAATTACCATAAGTAGTAAAAGCGTTGCATTTTATATCAGGAACAGTGCGTATTACTTGCATTGCTTGTAAATACATGAAATAATTTCTTATCATGCATTCAATAGTCCGTAATAAGCTTTCATCAATAATTGATCCGTAAAGATCTTGTAATGCAGTGTGTTCTGCTTCACACTTTAACTCAATTCTCTTTTTCTCTGATAGTTCTCTCATCTTCTATTTACCTAAAAACCTGGGGAGTTTGCTTTCTTCATTGCTGAGTGCCTGTTCAATAATCTCTTCAGCATACTGTCTTTGCCACTCAGACATTTCATCCAGAATCTTCCTGGCTGCTTCCGATATCTCGCTTAACGCATCAGGATCATACGCAGTTTCTTTAACAATCACTCTTTACCACCATCCATAAGCTTGTACAGCTCTTCTTCAGTAATTACAGGTACTCCAAGATCTCCCGCAGCTCGACATTTTTTTGAACCACTGGAAGAGTTGCATACAAGATAATCAGTTTTCCCAGAAACGCTACTGGAGACTTTACCACCTTTTTTCTTAATCATGTCTGAAACTGTTTTTCTTTGACGGGAAAGATTGCCGGTTATCACAAATACCTTACCAGAAAGCGTACAGTCCTTGGGATCCTCCAGGTCAACAATTGTTACCCCAGCCTGCCGCATCTCTACCAGAGTACTCAGTCCGTAATCAAACATCCCATTCACAATGTTTTCTGCAGTAATATCCCCAATATCTCTCAATCCGGAAAGAATTAAAGTAGGTATACCCTGGTCAAATATTCTATAAAAACTGTCCATACTCAGGAAGTGCTCTCCAATTGTCTTGGCAGTGCTGACACCCAACCCTTCTATACCAAGTCCTGCCAGAAACTTGTCAAAAGGAACTTCCGCAGATTTCTGGATATTCTTGAATACCTTTTCAGCAGATCTTTTTCCCATCCTTGGCATTTCCATGAGATCCTGAACTTTCAACCTGTACAGATCCGGAATTGATTGAACCTTCTCAGACTCGTACAGGTTCTTCAGCAGTTCTGTTCCAAGGTTGTCAATACCTAGTACCTTAACCCAATTCTCAACGCGTCCAGCAGCCTTTGCAGGGCAGTTAAGGTTGGTGCAGTACAAGTCTATCCCGGTATCAGATAAAGAGAGCTCAGAGCCGCATACAGGGCATTCTGCAGGTTTCTCAACAGTTGCAGGCTGAATAGTGCTTACATGCTTTGGAATAACATCATTGGAGCGTATAATCTCAATGACAGCTCCAGGTGCTACGCTGTTGTCTTTTACGTACTTCCAGTTATGCAGAGTGCATTTACTCAGAGTCGCCCCAGGCACCTGTACAGGATCTATTTCAGCAACAAAAGAGATCTTTCCAGTTCTTCCAACATCCAGGAGAATGTTTGTTACAGTTGATGTAACAACATCTGCAGGGAATTTAAAGGCCATCTTACCTTTTGGGTGGTGGCTGGTGAAACCTCGGGCAGTTTGGTTTGACAGATACATGATAGAGAATACCAAGCCATCTGTCAGATAATCGACAGGTTCTTCACGAAACTTTTGTATACTCTCTTTAATATTACGCAGATAACATTGATGCCGGGGAAGACTAAACCCTTCTCTGAATAACCCAATAAACAGATCATCTTCACGTGTATAACTATCTGAAGACTCCATACCGTATGCAAGAAATGTTAGATACTTGCACAGATCTGTCTCAGTTTTTCTGTGAAGAAGCCCTGCCACACAATTGCGGATGCTTTTAGGAGGCTGTAAACCACGTCTTGACATTTCCTCCTGCAGCTTCAGGAAATCCTGGATGAGTATGCAAACCTCTCCACGCACCTCTTCAATAGAGGGAGAGATCTTTTTAGGAAAGGATACATGCTTCATGGATGCAGTAATATTTTCCCCATAAATACCATCTCCACGAGTCTTTGCGAGAGTAAATTCTCCATTGACATAAATAAGAGATGCAGCAGATCCATCAACTTTGTCAGATAGTAAAAGCGATTCTCCGGCAGCCCAACGGATAACTTCTTCAGGATCTTTTGTTTTCTGAAGAGACAGCATAGGAATGTCATGCTTTACCTTCTCCGTGTCAGGAGAGGTTCCTACAGATTGCAGAACAGGACTGTAAGGAGACCGATCTCGAAGCATCTCTTCCAGGATGTCAAATTCCTGATCAGATATTTCGGCAGATCCTGAATAGTACTTCTTCCTGTGATACAGAATTGCCTCCTCAAGCATTCCTATCTGTAATTCCCTTATTTCAGGACCTGCTAAATTATCCATCTCAGCTATATTAAAACCGTGATGATAAGTGTACTCTCCGTTATCCATTAAAAATCCTACACTTCCTGAAAATTATTTCAAGTATCATATCAACCTCTCTTCAGTAGTTTTTTATATAAGCTGTCTGGTTTGAACTCTGAGCAGATAAGCTCATACATCATTAGATCATGACGTTTACCATCTACGCTTATTGTATGCTCCCTATACGTACCTACAAATACCCCTCCCATGTTTAAGATTTTGTCATAAATCTTCTTGGCACGAGTATTATCTGTTACACAGCTAAACGTTAGTTTAAAGAAAGTCTTAGTCGCGTACTCCAGGAACTTAACCAAAGCAACCACTCCTAACCCTTTGTCCAAATACTCCTTGAAGATGAAGACACCGATGTCATATATGGAGCGAGACTCTATATCCAGATCATAAATAATACTTCCACACAAAGTACCATCAAGTACAATTCCAAAAAAATCAGAATGATAACCATCAGGCATATCTCTTGACGTACTGCACCACGGGTTTATATAATAACCCTCATACTCTTTATCGTGGAAATTCAAAACATAATGCCTCTCAATATCTTTCCACATATTAGGATCTCTAACAAGTTTAACCATAAGAAACCTCCTTAGTTTATTTTTTGTCAAAAAAGCGTACCTACAGTATACTTTATTTGTAAATTTTAAACCAGTTACTTTTCAATTACTGATACGTACTCAGGAAGACCTTCTGAAAGGAAGTATACCAGGAGTAAGTCATTAAACGTAAACCCTGTGTCATGCCAGATAGAAATCCTTAAATCCGATCCTATCAGCTCGCCTGCTACGTGAGAAACTATTCTAGTAAATTTACCGTCTTTAATAAAGTTGTCCTTAAGTTCTATCAAGGATCCTTTTTTCATACCTGAGTACTTCCTGGCTAATCTATTTGCGTAGGATTGGTACTTCTCAGAATCCTGTCTAGCTACTTCTTGAGACTCCATATGAGTCTCATAACGCTTTGTTAAGGTATCCCGTTCTTTTTCAGTAATCATTCAGCTACTCCCAAATATCTGTTGGGTTTGTCCAGCAGACCAAACTTGTCCATCTTTTTCCGCATTACCACGAGCTTTTTAAAGCTCTCCCAGGATATTTCTCTCTCATAATCATCATCAACCAAATCAAGGTATAAATCAACTACCAAAAGTACAACATCCTCTGCATCCATCTTATACACAATATCTGTATATGTTTTGAAAGGGTATCCTGGGGTGTATGTAATTAATAACTGTCCCATCGTACCCCCTGTAGCTACTAAACCTACATAACCGTTCTTACTCTTGTGAGGTTCCATCATAAACAGTTTGTTATTCATATTACTCTCCTTTTCCTTAAATTCCCTATTCACAGTACTCATAGATGAAGACTTTCACACCTTTTCTCACCAGAGTCTCCATGATCATTTCTTCAATTATTGCCCAGCTTCCACCAGCTCTGTCTGAGCCGAATTTTGGAGCATGCACTTCCAGACTATTCTTCTTAGCAAATGCACAAAGACTTGTCAAGCATTCATACAATGCATCGTAAGATAATGGTCGAGGATTGTCTCTACTGATAGTTCCGTGCTGCGCAACCATGTTGTATACATACTTGTCATCCTCAACCAGAACTGATTGAGTCATTCCCAGGTACAGTCCTGAGCGCTTAAAGGTTGCTTTATACCGTCTCTCAGGTCCCTCCCAGCGCTTTGATACTGCTATCACAAAACCAGAACCCCAGAGACCCCAGTCATTGCAGATATGTGGAATAACACATGCATTACCTGTCTGAGGATATGTTGCATCTCCTTTCAGGTAGGTTAAACCAGATCTGTTGGAATCCTCATGATCAGGTGTTGTACGTACTCCAACTTTTACCCCATTGGCTGCCAGGTACTCCACAAGTTTCGCCAAACCTGCCCGAGGGGCGTTTTTGGCAATATATTGTATATTTGATCGATTCTTCAGAATCTTGGTCTTCAGGATCTTCAAAATAGATTTGTAAGAGATAGGCGCTGAAACATAATCAACCATCAAAGATCCATCATCAATATCTGCCCAGGTAACTGTCCATAATTTCATGATTGCACCTCTGTAAATTCATTGTTTTCATCCAGTTTGTAGAGAGTGTCGGGTTTCAAACCTTTTTCTCCAATGTACCCTACTTTCAACCTGTATCGTGTTTCTTCTTCATCCCAGTACTTAATGGAAATCATACCAAACTTACCGGCTGCTGCAGATCCTTGGTAGCCAACTGAGGCAGATCCTCTCCAGCTAGCTGTAGCCTTTCCATAATTACCTGCTGTAGCAGATCCTCCATCGCCAGCTGTGGCAGATCCTCGGTAGCCTGCTGTGGCAGTTCCTTGGTAACCAGCTGTAGCAGTTCCTTCATCACCAGCTGTAGCAGTTCCTTCATCACCGGCTGTGGCAGTTCCTTGGTAACCTGTAGCAGCTGTTTTATTATTTCCAACAGTAATGAAAGCACCAACTGTATTAGCAGGGTCAGCCCCTTTAGAGATAATAAATTCTGTGGCAGCTTTGCGGTCCCCGCAGAATTCCACGTAGCCTGCCGGGAACTTTACCTTTTGCTTCAGATCTGTGATAGGACCTGTTACGCGAACAACCAACCATTTGGCTTTAGAAGACCAGTCCAGCAATGTTCCATCTCCTTGACCCCAGAGGAGGCCGTGGAGGCCATTGCCGCATTCTGCGGCAGGATCCCAGTCAGGAGCTTCAACAGGACCTGATTCAGGCCATTGAAAACCGTTGTAAGATGTTAAATCCTCATTGCAGGTCCTTAAAACATACACCCCACCACCCTCACCGAAAATATCTTTTTTACGATCAAAACGAATTAATAAATACTTCCACGAAATACTAATAATAAATGTAATAAGTAAAACCCCAAGTAAATACAAAATTACTAAATAGTGATCCATAGCTTACCCCAATCCTTTCAAGGCCTTTTGAGTTTTCAGGATGAGTCGAATCATGTCCTGCTCAAGCCTTTGTTTAGCAGACTCATAGTCTCTGTACACAAAAGATTTAATCAAGTCAACCCTTTGATGCACTTTAACTTCATCTCCGCTCGGATGTTTTACCATACCTTCCAGAAGAACGCTGAAATTTCCCTGGTCGAATTGCTTGACTTCCCACTCAGTAATCTCCGCAATTCCTGAATCAATAGCAAATGTCCCAATAAAGACCTTTTCTCCTTCAGAGAACTTAACCAAATTTCCTTCACCTACTTCAGGTTCTTCCACTTTTTCTATGGCTTCCTCAACTGCTTCAGTTTTTTCTACGGTTTCGTCAGTCATTTGGGATCTCCTTTAACAAATCGTATGCTGCATAAAACTCAAACAGGGAATCGACGGAATAGAAATACACTGCATTGAAGGAGTCTCCAAGACATCGATAATTGCAGAAATCCTCATCCATGCCTACGTCCTGTAAAAACTTCCTGGCATAGTCTGAAGAATTTTCTGTGAAAGAATAGAAACCTACATAGGGATAAGTTCCTCTGTACTTCCCTTCGCAGGAATACCGTGTAATGAACCTGGAATTGTTAATAATGTTTACCACAGGAATGATGTTCAAATCCACCAGGTCTTCCTTAATACATATTGTTTTTTGTTTATGCGTGTTCATAATATCTTCAGTAGTTCCTTACCAGAACTTCACCGACCTTTCCTCTTCCTTTTCCGTTGGAATTAATGTTTCTGCGAGCTTCCACAGAAATTATATCAAAGCCTGAATAAAGCTCCCGGGTGTACGGAGTGTCTGCATTACTCAGCAGGCATTTTACTTTTCTGCCCATCAGTTCCTTAAACAGATCTGCCAAACGTTCGTGGTCCTTGTCGTTGAATCCTTTTTTGGAGTATCCTACAAAAGAGCTATGATTGACTTTTATGTAGGGGGGATCCATATAAACAAAGTCACCTTCTTCAGCTGTCAACAGAACTTTTTCGAAATCTGTAGACATAATCTCCGCAGATTTTAATGCTTTGGATGCAAGTGTAAGCGCCTGGACATCACAGATAGTTGGGTTTTTATAATGACCAAAAGGTACATTGTATTTATTTTTCGAGTTTACTCGATACAACCCATTAAACGCTGTTCTGTTCAGATAGACAAAACGTGCTGCAGCTTCCAGAGCGGACATCTCCATCGGCATCTTCTCACGCATGCTCAGAAAGAACTTCTCATCATTCTCATACGTCTGTAGGAGCTCTATAACGCCCTGCAGGTTGTTTTTAACGACTCGGTAGGTATTCATCAGGTCCCCGTTTACATCGTTCAGGACAGCCTTCTCAGGCTTCAGGGAGAAGAATACAGCACCTGCTCCTATAAAAGGCTCAAAGTATGTCCCGAAATTCTCAGGAATGTGCTTGTAAATCTGCTGGAGAAGCTGGGCTTTACCTCCTGCCCATTTCAAAAAAGGTTTAGACATATAGAGATCCTTTCTAGTGAATCATGAAAGCTGTGTACTTTTTACCCAGGTACAGATAGTTGAGCTGATGACGTACTGAGTCAATATTGCAAAATACTGAGTTAGGTATTGGGAGATCGATTCCTTTATCCACATAATCTTTAAACAGAAGATTTTTCTGCTGCCGTGCATCTTTTAATGCAGCAGTAGCTGTTTTACCTCTGCCGCACAACTCCATGTAGGAAAAGTCTGGAAGTGATGCTTCGTATGACACACCTCCTTCTGTTTCAATTTTTACCAGGCATATTGGGTATTCATGTTTTTCCATAATCAAATCTCAATCTCGATATGAAACCTTCTCATATCAATGTAACAATTACCAAAATTATTCCGTGCAGTAACTGCCTCGGAAAGGTTTTTATATTGTGCAACATCACCTGTAACTTCACCATCCTTATCCAAATCTGCATGAGTATCCAAATGCTTCAGGACATAGTATTTTAAAGTGTCATTGTTGCAGCTCGTAATCATAACAACAGTCATCTCCTCCCTGGAAGGGCAACAGTGGCTTCTTCAGAACCTGATGGCATCACACCAAGAACATCGAAGGCATCATCCAGATTCCCAACCTGCATAGCAAATCGGGCAAACTGAGAACGAAGTGTTTCACCTTCAAGGATCTCTGACAGCATTTCCATTTCTTCCTCAGGTATTACTCTCAGATGTTTCATGCCCAGCAACGTTTCCAGAGTGTTTTTCTCATTAGGATCCAAAGACACACGCAGCACCCCGCCTTTTTTCTTAGTGATTTTAAAACGTATCATAAATACCCCCAGGTTTTTGACAGCGTAACTGCTGTTAAGATAATAGTAACCCTGATATTATTTGCTGTCAATAATTTTTTTCAATTTTTCCACATGATCGATAATTATCTCAACTTCAGTGAATACCTGAGGCTTTTGACAATTAGGTTTCAGCAGCAACTCCGCAATCTCTTCTGCAGCAGTGGTTATCTCTCCCAGGTGGTATTCAGGAGAACTTAAAAGTCCCATTCACCCAGCTCCTGTAGTGGAAAATGTTTAGCTTTAATGCAGTCTCCGAAGGCAAACAACGGATCCAAAGGTTCCGGCAGCTGTCTTAGGATATTTTCAGGAACGGATACACTACTTTCCAGAGACATGGTACGGCCAAGAAGAACACCTATGGATGAAGAATAATCCTCTTCCGTATCTGAATAATCCTTGCATTCCGGACACAGAGCAATGCCTGACAGCTTATCAACAGTAGCACCCCAACAATCACATCTTAGACAGTAACACATTATTCAGACTCACTTTCCATTCGAATTTTTTCGATTTTACTCATTAAGGACTCCAAAGCACCCATAAGTTTGTTCGGTGGATATTTTCGACTCAAAATACCATAAATCTCTTCAGTATCCATGGAATCTCCTGAAAGAATTTTATTGATTATGTATTTTTCGTGTGAACTAAAATCACCAGCCTTTGAAATAAACTTCCCAGGTTTCAACTTCTTTTTACTCATGCCTGATCCCTGTTCTGTTTACGGTACTTTAGTATCTCACCTGAAGCCTCCAATCGTTTGATTAACCCTTTGACGTGATTCTTAATTTCCTTTAAAGAAGGATCTGAAGCCAACAGATCATAATCCAACAGAAACGGGAGAAACTCTCCAAAGCATTCATAATCAATATCATATTTAGGAAGAATTGTGATTACGTTTTTATCTGTCTCGTAAAATGTCTTGCTGACAATTCCTCCGGCAGGAGTGTGCAGATCAAAGTTTTCAATTTCTTTCGATTCTTCAGGGAAGTACCAATCCTTAATTACAGTTGTCATAAAATATTACCTTTAGTTAATTGCATAGGACTTGTGATATAATCAATCCATGCATGCAGATCTTAAAAAGATTGCTGTTGATTACCTGGGAGGAGGATGTCTCTTTTGCGGGCCTGTTGAGTGTTTGGCATCTCTGGACTTTCATCACATAAACCCACCTCTGAAGGTTCAAAACATAAGCAGCTATTCTTCTGCTTCTGAAGAATTCTTTGCAGAGTTGGACAAATGTGCATGTCTGTGCAAGAACTGTCATGCAAAAGTTCATCATGATCCCCGTTTCTCTCATGATCTATTTGAGATCCTGGAGACTTGATGCTACTCTTTCAAGAAAAGTTATATCAATTTTATCAAGTTGACTGAAATCAACCGAAGCTAACGCCATTCTCAGTAAACGTTTTGATGAGTCTTTTTCATTTACACTAACCCCGTGCTGACTCAGTATACGCTTGAGATTTTCTCTTTCAATTCTGTCAATAGCTTTTCCCGCTCTAACATCTCTTGCTACAGGCTTATCCGCAGGAGCTGCCGCAGGTTTCAGGTAATCAAGGATACTTTTTCCTGGAGGAACTTTACATATTTCTCTGATTTTCTCAATCAGATCTTCGGCAGTTTTTAATCGAATCTCAAGCAGTTTTACGTAATTATCGTTTTTCTCAGTCATGGCACTCTCCTTTATTTAAAGATTGACAGGTTTGAGAAGACTCCGGTAGGAAGCTCTCCCTGTGTTTCTATGTATTGAGCGTAGTTCAGTATTTCTATGATAGCTGCCTTCTCCACTTCTGAATCGACCTCTCCCACCATATGCATGACTTCCCGCACATCAACTTCATCAATGTCCAGAAATTTAAACAGAACTGTCTTGGCTGCTATGTATTTTGATTTCTGCTCGACTGATAGAGTTAAATAGAGATCTTCATCCATTGGAAGATCCTCCGGTTCCCTATGGTATGTAGGCTCTCCCGTTTCAGGGTCAATCCGCTCAACATATATGGCTGGAATAAAAAGGCTTTCAGAATCCTCTGGATCTGGTTTTGTGGTTTGGGTGCCTCTGATTACACCTAATAATTGATTCACTGATAACATAACCCTAAAACCTCTCATCAAACACAATTTGGGCTGTAATGATCTCATCTTTGATAAACGGTGTTTTACTTCCCATAATCTTCCTGCGGAGATCATCAGAGTCTCCGAAGACCACTTCAAAATCCTCCGGATTAATCTGCAGAGATTGAATAAAGTCTGTAAAATTATCTGCAAGAATGTAGAAATACAGATCTTCATTAATAATAGTAACTACGTTTCTTCCTGAATAGTAGTACTCAGTTGCCTGGCCACATTTGATGTGTTTTTGTGATCTCTGCATAAAATGCACGAGACCGTCAGAATTTTGATGGAATATTATCAGTTTCATTTTTTTACAGCGGCATACTGCAGTAGCAGCTCCTGTATCAACAGATCTCCGACAGATCCTCATCAGGACCTGGTGCCTCCAGGTGTTAATCATCAGTGACCATCACTGAGTTTCTATAACAGATTAACCAGAGATATTGCCTGTGTCAACAAATATTTTATTTTTGGATTAAAAAATGAAAGGAGGATTATGCGCCAGCTACAATAAGCTCACCGATGAGGTATGTGTCTGCCAGATGACCAGCACCTGCTGAAGTGTCTGCTGTGGTACATTTTACGAAGATCGTGGAATCCGCTGTAATAGCATCCTGAAGACCTGCGAAAGCGATAGTGAAACAATCATTCAGATCTTTGCAGTTTGTGCATGCAGTTGCTGTAAGCAGCTGAGTACCACCTGTAGCAGTTCCTACAGTAATCTCGAAGTCACCAGTTGCAGCAGCACCTGCGCCAACGTCTTCCAAATGTACAATAAGCTTCTGAGGAACGAAAAGGTCTGTAGCAGCTCCGCCCAGGGCAGCAGATACTTCGTCGTTCAGCGTATCTACAGCAAGACCTGTAACAGCCAATCGCTGCATACGAAGATCTTGACGGGTTTGTATGTAGTTGGAATTGTCAGATGCATCAGTTACTTCCAGGGCTCCACTTGCATTAGTATCCCACTGAGTACCGGAAGCGTATTTCAGCATCCCTGCGGCAGTAACTGAAGTACCACTCAGTGATCCAATAGTGACAGATACCTTGCTGTTGGTGATCAGGTTCGAGAGAGCTGTACAAGCAGTGGTATCTCCCAAAAGAACAGTATCACTTACTGTTGCATAATTAGCTCCTACTGAAGGAGAAATGTACAGTCGTACAGGCGTTTCACCTTCTCCATCAATAGAAATGTTATTGCTTGTTAAATTTTTTACGTACAACGTTGCCATTTTTTTCTTTACTCCTGTGATTAAAATTATGGTAGTATACTATACAAATCATATCATACTATCTGTAGATTTTGTTAAGAGGAGGGGGGGTTGGTAGGTATAATTGATAGAGTAAAAGAGTACTATTGCGTGATGCTAACTAATACCCTCAAATATTTTTTCAGTTACAGCAGTATAACCTGCCGTAGATAGATGATTAACTGTAGTAGAGTACCAATCATTATTAACAAAATCCTGATACGTAAGATCCTTGGCTAAATCAATTACAGTAAAATCGTCTCTATTTCTTTCTACCTGCTTAGCTATCTCTCTGTAAGATACTAGTGTAGAATCATCAGGGCTGGCTATTACATGTGAAGGTACTATCAAAAATGAAAGTTCTGATTGATCCCAGCCGTTATAATCCCATACTGATTTTATTCTGTCGGTAATATTCAACAAATTATCAAGATAACCTTCAGGAGTAGAGCTAATTTCTCTGTAAATTCCTATACTCCTTGATAACTCAGATCGATCATTAATTCCAAAATTTATATAAATTACTATAATAGGAACTTGGCCCTGTGCTTGTTGTAACCTTCTAACTTCAGAGAAATATCCTGTAAGTTGTCCAAGAGTCCATGTATTCATCTGTACAGCTGCATCATATAAGGAAGCACCGCTTACCCCATATAATGAATGACAACTGATGCCTGATATTTTCTCTCTGTCTTCAACTCTGTGAAACAAAAGTGTGGCTGGAGCATTAAGAGTACCATTTGTAGCATAAAAGCCGAAATCATAATCTTTACCACTTCCATCTACATCAAAGTAACCAACTTGCCGATCAAAAACTCCTTTATTAGTAGGTACCACATCAAATAGTTGAATAGTTGAAGATGCTGTAGCATTTCTAAATTTTGGGGTAAAATTTCCGGAACCACTGTCAAACCCAGCCCAGCCATACCAGTACCTAAGCTTAGCTGATGACAAATTAAAATTCCCACCCTGATAAGCTCTAATACCGTGTCTGACGCTTGTTGTTGAAGTAAAAGTACCCTTCCCGTCGTTAATAAAATAGTCAGCATGGTTCGTATTTATAGTATCAGGCACATCCAGTAGACCAAGAAAAGAATCAGTAGCCTGAAAAGGATAAACTTCATTACAAAAAACTGGGCTGGCATAATTTCCGTATGTATTAGACAAGTAGTTATTAATAGCCCAGTCAAACCCTTTATCATCATAATGTTGGTTGCTATCCCCAAACAACATCAACCCTTCTCACCGCAGCGCTCTTTAGCTTATTGATAGCACCATTACCTTCAGGCGCACTCCATTGAGTACCCGACGCATATTTAAGAATAGATGCAGCAGATACAGATGTTCCGGTTATAGATCCAACCGATACTAAAACCTTACTTTCAGAAATTAAAGATGCAATAAAATTACATGCAACAGTATCTCCTACAAGATTAGAATCATCTATTGTTGCATAATTTCTGCCTACTGCAGGGGTTATATACAACCTTAAAGGAGATTCACCACCTCCATCGATAGAAATATTTTTATTTGTCAGATTTTTTATGTATAAAGTTGTCATTACCTCTCCTACGTAAAACAGTTGACAGTACACCTTTACGTATTATATACTAGGCTTGGTAGCGTTTATAAAGCCTCTTAAAATATTGTAGTATCAATAATCTACTTAAGATAGATTACACTAATTAATCAGCATACTTATTGATCCGCATCATACCAGTAAGTACATCGTGGTGTAAATCTGGAAAGCTTGCATATTCCACACGTTGTAGTCGTACCATAATCATCTGTTACCTCAATCACTTTTGTATGCTTACATTTTGATTGATGAGCTTCAAGCTCCTTATTGAGTTCTTTAATCTGGTCCAAAATCTTATCAGCTTTTAATTTACGCATATCTACCTCCGTTAAATTAACAAACCACTACCAAAGTGGATTCATTCATAACATAAAGCACCCACCTATTTTTAGCAAGAAAATTTATCAAAATAAAACTACCATTTTATTCATTTTTTGCTTGACTCACTAATGATTTTATGATCTGCTCACCTTTTTCTAGTAATACTAAAAAAGTTTATAATTATTAAAATTCGGTAAAATTGTACTGTAATAATACAGTAATTCTTAACAGAGATTAGGCGATATTAAAAAAGTTTAAAAAAGATTATTTTTATAAATATAGATATTCTGAGTGTTTGATGAATACTATTACATTTTCAGGAATGTACGTTAATGCATCTTTCAGCGAAGCGAAATTAGCACATTTTATACTTTACCCAATATCTACAGTACTTTACAGAATCATTAGTGAGTCCCAATCTTCTGTCTGAAAAAAGGATGAGGTTTTGCGAAAAAAGTACTTAAACACATTCCTTTTGAAACCGACAACAACTTTTCAACGTAAAACTCATTGAAAAACCTCAAACAGATTTACGACTTAAACAGATTTCAAACAGATCAGTAAATAGAAAATGATAGAAAAAATAGATCCGTAAAAATAAAAGGATGACGCCGTAGCGAAGCGGATGGCGGATAGAAAATAAACGGTAAGAACGACAGACACTGTTAAAAACGTTTAATTCTAAAGGGGATCTATGTAAAAAGTGGTTTTACCTTTTTTACCATCGTTTTAGGCAGCCATCCGCTCGCAAGCGAGCTCCGGCTTTATCCTATTATTTTAGATTCTACTTTTATTAAAATATTTTTTATATAGCTGAATAGATAGTGTATTTAATAAATTCTATTAAATCTGTAATATAATGAAACTTGGAAGATCTGATTCAATGCAAAGGAATGTCCTCACATCATGGTCCGTAAGAAAATGCCAACAACCCTGGAAGTCCTGCAGGACGATTTAAACGCTCAAAGAGATTCATGCAGTGATTATAGAGAAAGTGTTAAAAGAGAACTGAATCACCTTTCAGACAGATTGAGTGACATCTCTACATCAATACCTGTAGAACATGTATGTACTGCTTCAGATAGAATTAATGATTTGAAGGAAACCTCTATAGAAAATGAAAGATCTGTCAAGACTCTGTACAGATGGCAGGCAGGAATTGGTATAGCTCTTCTTGTATTCTTCCTTACCACAGGAATAGCTGCGGTACGCCTTATTGACAAACTGGATTACTCTGTGGAGAACAACAAAGCCTCCATTCAGACCATTCAATCAGATCTCCGCAAGAGGGATGAGTCAGAACGGGAGATGCTGAAGGAAGCTCTCAAGGACGCCCTGGAAGAGCTTCAAAAGAATAAATAATTCTTCAGGTCCTCCATAAAAAGTAATTACTATTATGGAAGACTTTACAAATACAGATCCTTTTAATGACAGCATTACTCAGGAACCCTCCACAGGTACTCCTCTAAAGGCCTTAACCAGGCAATCCTCCGCTAATGACAAGTGGGTACCAACTTGCAAGATCTGTAAACTGTTCATTATCGATCCGGAGACCTGGCTGGAGTTTCACAGGAAATTTGAAAAGGACGGTGTCAGCAAGGCAGATCTGATCAGGTACTTAAACAGCCGCCTTGACGACATTAATGAGGATCGTCAGGAGTCTGAGAAGATCTCCCGATTTAACCGGGAGAATGTGGACAGGCATTTGACAGGTTTTAAATCAGAGGGTACCACAGGGCACTGCAGAGACTTTCTTCAGTGCAAAAATCAGATTGAGAATGGAGGACACGATCCTTCGTTTAAAAAGTCCTCCAAGGCTATTGTAATCACTCCGGCAGTCTTTGAAGCATCCACCAACATGGTGGAGACAGCCAATGAAAAGCTGACAGAGTTTATTGGTCTTCAGCAGATGGTGCAGAGTCTTGAGGAGATCCTCCTGTATTTCGACAAGACTTTGAAAGATCGTATCAAAGCGCAGGAGCAGATCACTATTGAAGAGATCGAGTCATACCAGAAACAGGTTTCAGCACTGGTTAAGCAGAAACAGGATCTGTCCAAGCTCAGAAACACCACCAAAATCACTGGAGAGGCTGTTCACAAGGCGCTGGAGCTGACTACAGTAGCTTTTATTGAGAGACTTAAACCGCTCCTGGATGAAGGCAGAGACAGCTTTAAAACAGAGTACCCAGGCAGCAGCATGCCGGATGAAGTCTTCGGGATGGTTCTGAAGAGGCTTGCTGAAGCAATGAAGGATGTCCTCCCGGTGATCCTCAAGAAGATTTTGACAGAATTCAAGATTAAGGACTCATGAAAAATGACTGATTCAAAGGATACACATGAATGAGTAAATGTAAAGAATGTAAACACTCGGAATATGGTGAGAGTATATTTTATTCAATCTGTGACAACAGGGAAAGCGAACATTATGATTGCATGGTTTACAGTTATAATGTCTGTGGGAGTCTTGACTCTATTTTTGTAGATGGTTGTGATCTGTATGATGATGGAGGTGATGAAAATGGAAATTAGATATAGACACACTAGAGTTGTCAGCGAGCTTATTGAGGATGTTAGATTCTGGAAGGATACCTGTTATAAGTTAAGAGATATTTATTCCAGTGAATTGTCTACTCTACGTAGGATGTACAGCAAAAGTCAGGCAGAACTGAAGGGTGAAAAAGATAATAACGCAGAACTTAATCGATGTTTTGCAGAGTTTCTAAGAGAGTTGAACAGGAAGTAGGATATGAAAACTTTTCAGCAGGATCACATATTAAGGAGAGAGAACGGCCAGCCTCTTGGAAGGGTTGTTCTGAGATTTCCTGATGAGTACAAAGAGGGTGAGCCTTTTTTGGCATCCCTTATAAAATTCCCGACAGTGTATGCCTTATCATATTTGGGATTGGAAGTGTGGGTTGATGGTATCAAATATATTTTACCTAGATCCATAGATAAAAGTAAGATCAAAGTGAGAGAGGGTGATCATATCCTTTCCAACATACTATTGGAATGTGCAGGTAATGCTTATGCGGAAAGAACTGAAGATAATTAAAGAGGAAGAGCTTGAAGGAGATCTGGTACAGGTTGTAGATTTCCTGATTAATGTCAGGGAGAAGGCCTTGAGCAAGGGGTATACTCATATTGAGCTTGGACGTTATTACGGTGATGAAGAAGGTTATCTATCAGTTACAGGTGTTGAGGCACGAGAGGCGGACAGTTTTTCCCAGGCTTACTGGGAAGACTCTGATGACGCGTATGATGAGGATTATCTGCATGAGGAGGAGTAATGAGTGGTGTAAATAATCCAGTTTATGTTTTGAGGACTTGTAAAGAGGATCTTACTGATTATAAAGGTTTTCAATGGCCTGAATCGGGTTATGTGGAGTCTGCTGACTGGGATCCTGAAGTTGATCATAGTGGGTTGTATGGTCTTTTTTGGGGCAGTGGTTTTGGTGGTGTAATTGATTGGTTTCCTGAAGCTAAGTGGTTGGTAATTCGTGTAGATGGTACTATCCGGCAGCATAGCACACATGTCGAGTTTCAATCAGGGTATGTAGAGCATTGTGGGGATCAGAAATCTGCTACAGATTTTATCATGAGAAAAGGAGCACAAGGTCCTGTAGTGGGTGCTACTGTTTCTGTAGGAGATCTTGCAATGGCTGTTTCAGGTTGCAGAGGATCTGCTACATCAGGAAAGTGCGGAGTCTCCTGTACAGGTGATTATGGAACTTCAGTTTCAGGTATAGGAGGTAGATCTACTTCTGGCTATCACGGGGTTTCCGTAGCTGATAACTATGGGTATGCTACAGCAGGATCAGGAGGATCTGCTAAAGTGGGTGTTGAAGGATTTGCCACGGTAGGATGCGGAGGATCTGCTTCAGCAGGTGAACGAGGTAAAATTTCTATTGAGTACTGGGATAGTAAGGTAGAACGATCCCGTGTTAAAATAGGGTATATAGGAGAAGACGGTCTTGAACCAGATGTATTATATACGCTAGAAGAAAGTAACAACTTTATTGCTGTGAGTACATCAGATCCCTCACAATCTGATTAAATCTTAAATGAAATCCTCCATAGAATTCCTCAACGATCTTTCCAGTCAAATTGATTCACGTATCGGCGGATCTGATCAGCTTGCCGAAGAAAAGCAATATCTAAGCACTTTTGCTCCAAACATTATTCAATGGGTGACAGGTACTGACTACTGGAATGTACCATCCACTTTTCAGCATTCCCGACAGTATCAGCTTCTCAGAGACTTTTTCAATTTACGTTGTAAGGTTTGCAATCCTCAGGACATTGAATCGGCAGATCCCTGGGGAAAAGGCCGTGAGTACCTGGAGTCTGAAGTACTGCTTGAGTGGTCTGATGCAGACAATGATTTCAAATGCCCCAAGTGTGGAACAACCTACTATGAATTCCTTGACGATGGTATGGTCACTCATTACGATCAGGGTCTTGTCATCGCAGGCATGAGATCTGGTAAGTCCTTCTTTGGCGCTCACATGGGAGGTTACATTGAGCATGTCCTACGTGTAATAGCTTCCAGAGGCGGTAGGCATGCTATCCCCAGGATGCTTGGACAGGCCCTGGGTGAGACCTTCGAGATTTCTTTTGCAGCTTCCACAGCCATGCAGGCCCGTGACACAATTTATGCAAAATTCCGATCCATGAGAAACAACTCTCCATGGATGAACAAGGCTGTTGCATACATTACCAATCTGGAATCTCAGCAGATTGGTAAAACTGGTCTGTGGAAATACAAGGAGCTGGATGATGCAATAATTGATGAGTATCTTCAGTTGCGTATTAACAGGTTGTCCAGCAACTCAGGCGGTATTGCCGGTAAGACAAGGATCTTCGCAGGAATTGATGAGCTCTCCCGTCTGTCTGTAACAGAGTCGAAAACTTCTGCACAGGAGCTGTATCGTGTGCTTAACCAGTCCTTAAAGACTGTCCGAGGTGCTGTCAGACGTATGCAGCTGCCTCAGTTTTTCGGGATAATGCTCAACGTTACCAGTCCTATCAGTATTGACGATGCAGCCATGCAGCTGTATGCCAAGGCTTCTCAAGGAGCTCTGAAGAAGACCTTGTACTGGAAAGGTCCTACCTGGGAGTTCAATCCTCAGTTTACTCGGGCAGATTTCGATGAAGAGTATGCAAAGGATGCAATAGGTGCTGAGCGTGACTTTGGTGTAAATCCTCCGGCAGCTGAGACACCTCTTATTGATTCTCCTTTGAGATTTTGGAAATGTATTGACCACGAGAAGAAACCTACAGTCACTTTTGAAAAACTGCACATTACCGATAAAACAGGTAAACATTATGACGGGGCAGCAGTGGCAGACTGTCCCTACAATTTCAAAAGTCCGCTATACATATTTGGAGATGCCGGGGAAACCTTTGACAGCTTTGCACTTGCGGGAGGACATCCTGAGTATGTGGATGCGGATCACTACCTGGGCATGCCTGAAATCAGAGTACCTTCAGAGGCTCCTGAAGGCTTCATAAGCTTTGCTGATACAGCTGTCAGGTTAGGTTCTGAGGACATGGATCCTGACTGCCCAATGGCACGTGGAATGCTCTCTGGAGGATCTGGGCAGGCTCTCTCACAGGGTGAGAATCTTGCCAAACTTATAACCGTGGTTGACTGGGCTATGCGTATTGTACCTACAAAAGGTAGGGAGATTTACTTTAATAGTATATTGGATATCATTAAAGAGATCAAAAAGAAGCAGAAGATTGCTACAGTAGCATTCGACAGGTGGAACTCAACACAGCTTATTCAGGGGATTCGAGATCTTGGGATACAATCCAATAAAGTGACATTGAAGTCAGCAGATTTCATGAATTTTATTCAGGAGCTGTATGGAGACAAGGTGCAGCTGCTTCCTCCTGATCCTGTGGATATGGTAGGATTGACTACTGAAGGAGCTCTGCAGATGGGGACGCCTGAAGAGCTTATGTCTGGGGAGTCTGTAGTCCTGGTTGAGTTGCTGCGTTTGGGAAGATCCTCTGATCTGACTCGTGTGATCTCTCCGAAGAAGGGATCTGTCCGAGGTAGAGGATCTGATGACCTTGCCAGATGTGTAATAGGTCTTGACAGAATTATCAAGGACTCTGTAGTATCTCGACTGGACTCCGGCAGGAGAAGAGATGTGATCAAGAAATTGCACGCATCTCAGAATGCTTTTGATACCACTCTTTTCAGACCTGGTCAGAAATTCTGATTTTTCGATAAAAAATTCTTGACATAGTATTTATTCAGGGTTACCTTTTACAGGTAGGGTTCAGTAACCCGCATTAAAAAGGAGATATTATGACAACTCGTGAAAAACAATTGGTAAAATTGCTGAAATCTTCAATCAAGACTCAGAAATCCATGCTGAAGACTCTCAAGGAATTGGGCGACAAGGCTGGGTCAGATTCGATCAGTCTGCGTATGGTCCTCAACAAATATCGCAAATACTTGGAAGTTTTGGAAAAGGCTGTTAAAGGTGACCTTGATGAGTAACACTAAAGGTACGGTAGCTACTCTCAGTTACGGCGACACTTTCAGGCTTAAAGTAAAGGGTACTGTAGTTATTCTTAGATGTGGAGATACTTTCAGGATTAAAGTTGTTGATCGGCTGGAGAAGTTCTGGATGGAGGGTTTTGGAAATCCTATCACGGATCTGGATCTGCAGTATACTATTCGTAAAGAGTTCTCTTCAGATTATGTTGAAAGCAAGGATTACTACACTTCTCTATTTGTGGCTGAGATGCTGCTAAAAAGTTCTGATGCAGATAGAGTTGTTGATATGGAATTTGAAGGAGATTTTGGAGATGACGACTAAATACAAGAGGAAGAAGTTGAAGGATTTTATGCAGCTTGTTTTTGGTAAAGAAGCCGCAAGTACATCATCTGAAAATGAGATGCTTGATAGAATTGCTGTATCCGTAGTATGTGAAGCTCCTGATGGAAATTGTCCAGCTTTGAGATCTTGTTCTGCTCATAACGGGTTTGATTTACCAGAGGGTTATTTGAATCAGATGATGTTCTGCAGAGTTCAGTTGAGAAAATGGTACGGTCTTTCAGATACTGAGGCAGATTGAAGGAGACTTTGGAGATGACGACTAGATACAAGAAAAAGAAGCTGAAGGATTTCATGCAGCTTGTTTTCGGTAAAAAAGCAAGGACATCTTCAGCAACCGACATGATTGATAGAATTTCCGTTACAGTTGTTTGTGAGGCACCAGATGGAAACTGTCCCGCTTTGAGATCTTGTTCTACTCATAATTGGGCAGATCTTCCGAAGGTTTACTGGAATCAGGTAATGTTTTGCCGAGCTCAGGTAATGTTTTGCAGATCTCAATTGAGAAAATGGTACGGTCTCTCAGAGACTGAGAAAGATTGAAGGAGAGTTAATTATGACATCTATGCATTTATTTTTTGTACCTGATTCCTGTGGAGGTTTCCGCAGGCTGTATGAAAACACAGGATTTGAAGAAGGATTGGACGATCTGCCTACTGTAGAAGTTGTCGAGACCTCCGGAGAGTTATCCTGGGAACTTAAAGAGCCTTTGCAGGAGGATTGATATGGCAAAGAAGCGTAAAGCTGTAGCAGTAATTACGGAGATTGACAGCAGCATTGTCAAAGAGGAGTCCGACCGTCCCAAGTGTTATGGTGGGAAGAAGCCTTATTGCATGAAAGAGTTGTGTGAGGAATACTATGATACATGTACTCCTTCAGAAAATGATAACCCGTTAAGCTAATCGAAAAAGTCTGTGGTAGACTTTACAGGAGGAAATTATGAGTATTCAGTCAGAATTGGTTAAAGAAATTGAAAGATCTGCGGGAATGTCTATTGAGGATGTTCGTAACATGCATTTGTGCGACATGCTTGATTATTCTGAGCAGCGGAAGAAAGCTGATCAGGAAGTTGACAGATCTTTGGAATCTCTATTTGAAGGTAAGGTAAAGGACGCTTCTTTATGATTACGATGGAAGATGCTATAGAGCGGGCCAGACTTGCGGCAGATGATGACAATCTGCTGAGTCAGGAAATGTACAACAGGTTGTGCTCACAACTGAATGATGCTGAGAAGTATGCATTTACGATTGGTTTAGTCGATTTAGGTATACAGACAAAGCTCGGTACAAAAGAATCCAGAAAAATAGTTGCAAAAGTTCTTGGGAAGGGTTATACTGAAGAAGTAACCAATCAGGATCCTTTCAGTACTGATAAATTTCTTTAGAAGGATACCATGGCTTTTGAAAATACACAGATGTTCGATGTAGACTCCAGCAATGTTCGTCGTATGGGTTATGATGAGGATGCTGCAGTATTGTACGTTACTTTCTACAATAAGAAGACTGGTGCAGAAGATACGTACTGGTATGCAGGAGTTTCTCCGGAGACCTGGGCAGCTTTCTGGGAGGCTCCTTCAAAAGGGCAGTTTATTTGGCAGAATATCCGTGGAGTTTATGAATACGGAAGACTCTAATCCTATCCCTCCTGCCTTTAGAATCCCGAAATAGCATGTAGTATAATAATCTTTGGTGATTTTTAACTTGATTAACCAAAGGTTATTATAATATGACAACAGTTTGGCCCTCCTCAAATTATCCTATTGCATTAGACACTTTTGCTCCTGCTCTCATCGATAGTGTTGATTTTGTTCTGGCGTCTCATCAGAACGTTCCTGCAGGCGCTCTGGTGGCGGTAGAAACAAAGCTGGGTAAAGATGGCGACCCTGTAACAGGGTTGGGTGGTGTGTCTTTTGAGCCCTCTGGGAAGTCCTCCAACCCAGGCGGTGTAGGTATTCCTACGATCTGGGCAGACAACACAGGAGGCCCTGGGTTCATTCTGCGTTATACGGATGATACAGGATCCACTTACACCCTGGCAAGTTCTGCTACAAGTACTGTTCAGTACGTTTATGACGGGTCTATTGCAGTTGCTGCCAATCCGGTACTAAACCTGAAACAAGGTGCCTACAACGTCAGTGACACACGTGTACCTCTTCAGCAGGAGAGGGTGGAGTTTCAGGATCTTTCTCTGTACTCTTCCCTCACTTTTGGAGGAGCGGCTCACAATACTGCTATTTTTGGACAGTATATTTACAGGTTATCTTCCAATACTCTTTCGAAAATAAGAGTCTCTGATCAGGTTGTGGAAGTGTCTGCTTCGGTTACTCCTGCAGAAGGTGGTATTGCTGTAGCTGCGGGGAAGATCTTTGTAGCTTGCAATACGACCACTACAATTTATGTATACGATGTTGTTACCCTGGCTTTGTCAACATCCTTTGCATATTCAGGCATCACTACTACTTCAAATGAATCATATGTGACTGCAAATGACACTCATGTGTTTGTAGAGATCGGTACTTCCGGTAACTACGGATTTGAGGTATACACTCATGCAGGTGCTCTTGCAGGTACGGTGGTAAGGTCTGGCGGGAACTCTTCCAACGGATGCCTTGCTGTAGATAACACTTATGTATATCTGTGCAACAGTACTTTGGATGTGATGGAGCGTTTTGCAATAAGTGGGTATGCTTATGTGGATGTTCTGTCCTTCAATGGTGCTTCAGGTGTCGTTGCGTTGGGTGATGGAACGTTCCTTCTGGCAAGCTTTGCTGATTCAGTAGTTTCCTGGTACAATGCTTCTTTGGTAAACATAGACTCTTACGTAGTTTCTGGAGTTACCTGCCTGAGCTACACAGGTACTCATGTCTGTGTCACTGACGGAACTTCCACTGCAAAGCTTTACTACGCTCCTGGACTTAAGAAATCTCTGATAGGAGTAGACACAGCAATAAGCGGAAGAACCATCTCTTTTCAGGATGGATCAATGTCCAAACCTGTCTATGCCTCTGACATCCTGAAGAATTATGAGGACCTGGCAACCATTAAAGGATCCTACGTTACATCCTTTAATACTCGTACGGGTGCTGTGGTGCCTGCTGACGGTGATTACACTGCTGATCAGGTACATCTGGCAGATATTGATGGAGCCACTGTAGACAGTATTCAGGACATGATAAATTATCATCAGGGTAGAGGTCTTATCTCAGGCGGTTTAGTAACTGTAAGCGCTACTACAGGTGCAGTTGATGTGTCTTCCGGTGTAGTTCTTTGTAAGGATTCAGCTGCTGTTGGATCTGATACAGGTTTTGTGCAGTTCTCTGCAACTCCTGATTTAGTTCTTACTGACAACAGTATCAACTATATTTATGTGGATTATAACTCAGGTACTCCTGCAGTTCTTGCAGGGACAAGCTCTGCAGTACTGTTTAGCAGGGATAAAGTAGCTCTTGATCTTGCATACCGTCAAGGTAGTGATGTCCTTCTGGTTAATTATGACAATGGGTTCCTTGACTTCAACATGGCTCTTACCCAGAGATTTGTTGAGGTGGCAATTGGTAGAGGATCTGCAATTGCTGAGTGGGCATACGGGGCAATGCTCTCTGAAATCGGGACTCTTAATTTAAAATTGACCGCTGGTGTTTTTTATGGAGGAGTAGGAAGGAAGACTTCTTCAGCTTTTGATACCAGTGTTGCAGATACTTTTGATTATATCTACCGTGATGGTATTGGTGGTCATACTGTAGTATCATCCCAGACAGCTATTGATAATCTTCAATACGATGATGGATCAGGATCTTTACAGACTCTGGCAAACAATAAATACGGAGTACACTGGGTATATCTTGATTTCAGCGGTTCCAATTTATATGTAGTTTACGGGTTAAATTCTTATACGCTTGAAGAAGCGCAAAATGCATTACCTCCTTCAGATATACCTGACAACCTTGTGGATTTTTCTATTCGAGTTGGGAAAGTTATTGTTGCAAAATCCGGAACGTCATTAATTGTTCAATCAGCTTTTGGTGCACCTGTTTCGTCTTCAGGAATCCCTGTACACAATGGTCTTTCAGGTCTTCAAGGTGGTAGCTCTACAACTGATGAATTTTATCATGTAGATGCAGCTGGTGAAATTGCAGCCGCCAGAATGTCTCGGTATGTTACTGCAACAGGGGAGCCTATAGGTTTTCAATACACTTCTGATCCGGATAATCAGCAGGCTGCAGTAGACACTACTGCACGGACAGTAACGTTGTCTGGAGTTGATATATCAGCTCTTTACAATGGTGATGACATCGGAGTAGCCAATGGTTGGGTTTCCAGTTCTTATACTGCTGCTCCTACAACTACCCAGTACTTGTATTATGACGGCAGTTTTACCTGGAGTTCTTTGCCGTGGTCTTTTAATACTGTTCAGATCTGTGCAGTAGTTTATAACAGTGCTGGTACATTCCTTTTTGGATTGGAAGAGATGCACGGTTGTGGGATGAGCACTGCATCTCATGAGGAAATGCATAATCTGCATGGTACTTACAGATACTCAGGTGGTGATGTTTCAGGTATTGTATTAAGCAGTACGACAGCTTCTGAAAGGCGTCCTATTGTTTCTGAGTGTGTTGTTGCAGATGAGGATAGGAAATCCAGGCTGCTTGTTCACAATACTCAAAACAATTACTCTCAAGTGTATTTGACAGGTGCAGGTGCTCTAACTAACCTGGTTACAGGTTCTACTGACATAGTTCCTTTAAATGCAGGTGCTCCAAGATATAATCAGTATACTGGAGGTGCGTGGCAGCTTACAGATATTCCTACTGCAAAGTATGGTGTTGTTTTCCTTTATGCTCTTCCTGTTACCAAAGATGCTGCTTCACAATTGGCAAGATTCATTTACATTCCTGGTCAGGACTACTTCGATTCTTTGAGTTTGGCTCAACAATATTATCCTCAGGAGTTGAATCTTGGAGAGTTTTCTTCACTCGTTGCTGAGTTTGTGCCTATACAGAGATTTATTATTAACAGGACTGGAGGGGATTGGACAGTAGAAGAATCATTAAGGCTTGAAGGATCTCGTACAATAACTGTAGGATCTGTTGCAGGAAGTTTTTTAAGCACTGTATCAACTGATTCAACTTTGACAGGTACAGGTACCTCCACAGATCCTCTGGCAGTTGGTCCTCATGCACCTAATCACGAGTATTTAGGCGGGGATGAAGTTAATCCTGGAAACATGCAGGGATCGATCACGTCTACGGCGCAGAAATTTAAAATTTCGAACGGTGTGACCACTGGAAGTACTGACTATGCGGGGGTCGAGTTTAGGGGTCTGACTGCTGAATCGGAGTTTAATATTGATACTCCTGCTAATTATCAGTCAATAATGATTGGTGAAAAACATGTGATAGTCACAAGTACTATAGCGTCTGAAAACAGGGTATATAATAGGATTACTGGAGAAAAAATATTAGATGCAACAGAACTGCTTCCCTACACTAGGGGGTTTATAGCTCCTGATGACAAATTATATTATTTTACAGGTGTCAACGTACGTATTTACAATCCTCTGTTGAACATAACAACAACCAAATATCAAGCCGCTTTGGTTGCAGGCTATGGTGGAATTGTAGAGAAGGATGGTATATTACATATTGTCGACGGGGCAAAAACTTATTTTCAATACAATATGGATACTAATGTACTATCAAATATCGCTGGACCAATAGGGATCAGTAATCGGGCGTATGCACTGTGTTTTGTGGGTGAGAAATTATTTGTGTTGGATGGAGATAACACTTCTACTGCAGATGTCTATGTCAGAAATATTAATACATCTACAGGAGCGATTGACGATAGCTCAAATGCATACAGCGTTGTAGTGTCATCACTAACTTCCTCATCTGTCTCACCGTTTTTTAATACACTATGTGTTGCACTTGGCGATTACTCTTCTAAAAAAATATTATATTTAGACCCAGATGATCTGACAAATGAACTGTATAATAACACTTTTTCATTCCAGGGAAATTATACTGATATTTACGAAGGAAAATTATATTCCCTGGATAATGCGAGTGATAAAATAGTCGTCTACCAATTACCATCACTCACATTAAACGCACCTAACCATATCGATGGATCGAACATCAACTCGTCTGATTTTATTTATGATGGAGGGCATTATTCTTATTTAGATTGGTGTAGAGCATCAAAACAGCTCATATCCGACAGGTACAATGATTACATCGATCTCAAAAGATCTGACCAGTTTACAGTCCCCAGTGGAACTGCATCAGGTACATATGATATAAAAATACCTAATGTTCTTCAGGACGTTTCTGGGGCGGAAGAAGTTGCATCTTTAATAACTGATGTTGTTTTACAAGTCAGAAATACGACGTCTGTACTGGTTGCAATCTCGCAGCACATTGATGCTGCAGATTATCCAAATATGAAAACAGCTAATACTGAAAATACATTACAGCCTACTTCAATAGATTGGTTGGATTCAATTGAACAAATAACAACAGGGACTCCAGGTACTTTAACGATCAGGGTTACATGGGATACCACAAGCCGTGCAAGTGATGTTATTGTACATTACCATGTGCGTTCTAGGGGCCCAGTACTATTAAAAGAGCCTACACCTATATAGCGAGGTAAGTATGTCATATGAAAAATTAATAATTGATACAGATGATAAGTCGAATTATGAATCACTTGTTGATGGATCACCTATAGCATCAACTGTACATGGTCATCGAGCTACGTCGAGATTTACTCTTGTATCTGATGATATCGAACCATCAGATGAAAACAATTTTATAGAAGTTAGTGGAGATAGAACATCAGATGTTACTTTAAGTAAAACAAATATCGAAGGACTTTCGCGTGCTCAATTTAAAGTAATCGTGTACTATAATGCATCATATGTTGCATACGTGTCTTATAATGGTACGCAATTTTGGATATTGAATGGTACTACTGATAGCCCTGTTACATATGTTTTTTCTGTTGGTCCTGGACCAGGTTATTATCTTATACCTGAAAGAGATGATCTTACACTAACATCTCCTGTATAATTATCTGCGCTATAAGTTATTCATCTTTTTTTAATAAAGTAAGTAGCGTTGAGAGGTGCTTTCAATGAAAATAAAAAACAGCGATATTATAGCTTTAGTAAAATTATTTTTTACAGATATGCTGACACAGTCTGTACAGTATACGTATGAAGCAAATACTGTCATGTCTAAAAATCTCTTCAATTTGAGAGAAGCTTATCAGGAAATACTTTCTGTGGAAAAAGAGTTGTTGGAGCTTCAAAGTTCTGAAGAGCATCAGAAATCCATGTCATCTTTGATAGATCTTGTTAAAGACGATCACCTTGAAAAGGATGTTGAAGGAAATCTGGTTAAAGATCCTACAGGTTTGGGTAAGATTATACCAGGGCATGAGGGTGAAGTTTTAAAAATAAAGAATGATTTCTCTGAAAATTCTGAATATGCAGATTTTATAAAATATCTCAAGTCTGTAGAAGAGCATTACAGAAATACTATTTCAGGATATTCAGATTATGACTTTGAGAAAATATCTATTAAGGACATTAATTACGATAATCTTAAGCTGTCTAATTATCAATGGCAGGTTCTTTCTGTTTTGGTGGATATGTAATGTCACGACTGTCTGATTCATTCTTAAAATCAAAGAGGATGAATTCATTATCATCTCATTCAAGCGAGTCAACAAGCCCTGACTACATCAGACGGGAGGTTGCCAAATCAGCTTTACCGGAAGGCTACAGTCTTATGGATTACAATAATAAAACGGCAAATTACTGGGGCGGATCCTCTTCTTTTGGATCAGGTGGAAACTCTATGTTTCATACCCAGAAACCTTATCTTCCTGAATTTGATTCTCCTGACAGACCCTGGTACCCTGATGATCGTTGTGAAGCTACCAAATATTGGAGACTCTTCTACAAGATGGATCCTGTGTTCGGTACTGCTGTGGATATGTATGCTACAATGATGGTAAGTGATTTTGATATCACTATCTCCAATGATCAGGACTCCTCAATTAAACGTCAATTAGAGGACATGGCTCAGACCGTAAATCTGCAAAGAACCTTTCAGGATATGGTTACAGAGTTTCTGGGTGTTGGGGAAGCTGCACCTCACTGTACTTTCAATAACCAAAAAGGGATCTGGGACAAGGTAACTTTTCATGATCCTGATTACATTGATGTTATTGATCCTTACATGCTAAATGCAGATTCTTTGTTGTACTTTCTTCCTCCGGATTCTCTAAAAGAGCTGTTAATGGACAATACTCCTGAGTCAATGGAGATTCGCAGATCATTGCCTGCTGAGTTTGTGTCCAAGGTTCTGTCCAATCAGAAAATACGTCTTAGCCCTTTGAATTGTACCTTCATACCCAGAAAACTACATCCGTATGATGTCAGAGGCACCTCACTGGCTTCCAGATTGTGGCGGATTAATATGGTGGAGGATGCAGTCTATGCGTCCACTATCGCCACCTACAGGCGTCATGCAGCTCCTCTGAAGGTAATCAAAATGGGAGACTCTCAGACAGGTTTTATTCCAGGTCCTGATATGCAGCGAAATATCCTGGAGATGGTCAATCAGGCTGAGATAGATCCTCAGACATGGATTGCTACAAACTATGCAGTCAATTTTGAGACCTGGGGTAATACTAATCAGGCTATCTCGATCAATCGAGAATGGAGTACCATAGAGCAGATTAAACTGGTAGGATTAGGTTTATCGAAATCTATTCTTTCCGGAGACACATCCTTTGCAGCGGTTAAGAGTGGTATTCAGGTCCTGCTGAGAAAACTGCTTAGTATGCGACAGTTCTTTGAGAGTGTTTGGCTATATCCAAAATTCTTCAAACCAATCATTGACATCAATGATTGGCAGAAGTCCACAAGAGCTGAAGTAGACCATAGGATTCGTATTAAACGCACTGGACAGGAAGCCAGGGAGATGGGTTTGTCCATTGAGCCTAAGATCCGTTGGAAGAATAGATTGGATTCCACAGTTGATACAGACCTTCTGACAGCTATTTCACAACTCAATAACCTAGGGTTCAAAGTATCTCTTCAGACTGTTGGTAGCGCTGTTGGACTTAATTGGAAAGAGGAAGAAGAGAAAAGAGCTGCAGAGTTTCTGGAGCAGAAGCGTATCCGTGAGAAGGTTCTCGGTCCTACTATGAGTGCTGAAATGGCTCAGGAGGATCAGCAGGGCGCAGGAGGATCCAAACCACCTGGCAGTGCAGGATCCGGCGCTAAACCTCCAGGATCCACCCCTCCTTCAAACGGTGGTAAGTCCGAAGTATCAACTCCTCCAGGTAACTCTGATTCAGGGGGTACTTTGAGTGACACAGTGGAGACTCCTTCAGAGCCTTCGATAGGATAATTTATGCAAGCTGTTTCTGAACAATATGATGATATAACCGAAGAGTTGCTGGATTTTGATCCTTTTCTTGTAGGAGAAGGAAACGCTGAAACTTACAGAAGAATGTCAAGTAAACAGGGCAGCTCTTTTCAGCTTACAGGTGTATCTGATTTCAAGGATCTGTTCGCAGAAGATCAGTCTTCCTTTTGTATGATGGATGATTTTCCGGTAAATACGATCTCTCCAGTCTCCCGAAGTGAAGCATCACGTTTGTTTCTGGAGTACAAAAAACGATGTTATGATCTGTTCAATTATACTGAGTACAAATCCTCTATTATGGAAGGTCCTGCAAGGTTGTCTGATCTTGTTCTGACTCCTGCAGATAATTACCTCATTAAGTACTTGGCTGAAGAGGTTTTTTCAGAGTCTGCCGTTATTAACCTGGCACAGCTTTCTGCATACAGAGATCTTCGTATTCCTTATTTGAGGATCGAGTCTTTATGCAGTTGTCCGTTGTGTGCCTGTATGAATAATGTCTCTGTATTATTGGAGAAGGTGTGGGAGTTGATTCTGGCAAGATCTGATAAATTTTCCTGTGCATATAATTTCCTTCCGTTAATTTACGACAGATCTTCATTGGTATTTAATACATTATCTGATCTTGAGCAAAATGGAATTAAATATACGGGAATTCCTATAGAGCTTATCTCTGAGATTACTAGCATTGAAGTACCTGTGAAAGATGTACGTTTTATTAATTTTTCCGATTTGAACACTTCTGAGTACGTGCTGATGGCTACAGAAAAGTATGTGCTTGTACATAATTTATATGTAAGTAATAAGTCTCCTGCAGACTTTTTGAGAGAATGGGTGAAAGGTGATAGTGATGCGGCAGTAACCTGTAATTCCTCGGATGAAATCCTTTATTATAAAGGTAAGCAGGTAACTCTTAATAATGGATACTATTTTGATATAGAATCAGGAGAGCGTGTTTAGTTATGAAAAAATACGGAAAAAATGATGGAAAAGTTATAGGTCCTTTGAAGGATCTGAAAAACTCTGATGAGAAGACTGAAAAAGACCTTAAGGAAGAATCAAAAGACACCTCGGAGAGTAAATGAGGTATTTTGTGATCTCTGACAGCAGTGGTCCTGTGGGATCAGTGTTGCATGATTATAGCAGCTCTCTGTTTCTGACCAGAAGCAGATCGTCTTACTTGAATACTGCTTTGGGTTTCTGTGCAGACTCTATAAAATCTGCACAGCTGCGGAAGAGCACAGATGAGTCAGTATCTGTGTACTACATAACTGAAAGTTTTTCAGAATACGCAGATAAGGTCTTAGAGGTTCTTTGTAAATCAGGTTACTGGTCTGTTTCAGAATCCGGTGAATTTGTTGATATTGCTGAATTTGAAGAATTCTCTAAAAGTCTTCTTTGATTTATTTATGGGATTTTTGCAGAGCTTTAGGATACCGACACCTGTTTAACTTATACTGGTATAGTACCTTTTGTAAAGGAATAATCTTTTGAGTTTTAGAAAATATGCATCAATAGAGTTTATGGGAGTCTTGTCGTCAGGTTCATGGCGTAAGTCTGCCAGTAAATCCAAAGCTGAGTCATATTTCATGAACAAGCAGTCAAGCGATCTCTCATTTTCTTTAGGAGAACGTCTTGAGCATGTTGCTGATACTTACAGGATTAGTAGAGACCCTTCCGATTACCTCCTTATACCTGCCAGAGCCAACTCTGTAGGGCGTTTAAATGCCAATCTGGATGGTTGGACCTGGGATGAAATAAAAGCATTCCGTCCTGAGTTGGGTTGCCTCACGTATGAGACCTACCGCAATAAACCACATTTTGTTGAACATAATGCAGCACACCCAGAAGTCTCCAGAGGTTTCCTTCTGGATGCCCATATCAATGCTGATAATGATGCGTCTCCTGAGGATCAGGAGGAAGTGTTCAAAACCATCGGTACGTATCCTGCAAAAGATGTTTTTGTCGAGACATTGATTGCAGTAGATACTACTAAAGATAAGGCGCTTGCTGCAGCGTACAAAAATGGCAGTGTTAGTACATTTTCCATGGGGGCAGATGTTGAGGCAACTCAGTGTAATGTCTGTGGAAATGTAGCGTCTACCACATTTCAGTTCTGCGATCATGTACGCAATAAATTTCAAAAACGTGAATACCAAATGCCTGATGGATCCTACCGTTTAGGTGGTGAGCTTTGCATTGGTACTGTTTATCAGGAACTGTCTGCTGTAGCAGATCCTGCAGATAAAACGGCTGTTATACAGGACGGCTTACTAAGCATTCAAAAAGCTGCTTCTTCCTTATCTCTTACAGATAAGGATAGGGAAGAGCTGATTAAATACACTATCAAAAATGCAGGGATTCTTCCAGAATCTGTGGCCAAGGCTATAAACTTTGCCATATCTGCAGGAATTTGAGGCTGTTTATGGGTAAAGAAACGATGAAACTATTGAAAACAGTACAGTCTCTTCATTCAAAAGGATCGGTAACTCTGACTGCTGCAGAGCAACGCATTATTGAGCAGGAGACTCGTGAGTTGCTGAGCGCAGCCAGGACAGCTTCCAAGGCTCCTGAAGGTTTTGACAAACTTTTAAACGAACTGAAAGGCATTCAGAATGCCGATGAGGCGTTTGAGGCTGTTTTGTCATTTCTTAAGGATCGCGGGGAGCTTGATACTGATTCTGTTAAAGATAAATCTGAAGAGATGAAGCCTGTTAAAGGTCCTGAGAAGTCTGAAGAGTCTGAAGAGTCTGAAGAGGAAGAAGAGTCTGAAGAGGTGAAACCTGGAAAAGGTCCTGAGATGAAAAAGGATATGCCAGGGAAAGGTCTTGAAGATAAAAAAGAGCTTCCTGGAAAAGGTCCTGAGGGTAAAAAAGATATGCCTGGTAAAGGTCCTAAAAAGCCTATGGATGAGGAGAAAAAAGACCTGATTGCACGGTCTAAGAAGATTTCTACAGAGTCCGATGAGGATCTGGAGACTCTGAAGGAAGATGAGTCTGAAGAGGACGTCACTTCTTCGGAATCTCTTGGTATCAAGAGTTCTATAGATATATCCAAGCTTAGAGTTAAAGTTACTGCAGATCGCAACATCCTCGTATCCTATGAAGGTAAACCTGTATTCCTTCATACTGCCTCTGAGTCTGTTCGCAGTAATGATAAAGCTCTGGCTCGTGAAGCTAATAAAGTGGCTTCCTGGTGCGCTTTTGATGGGTTGAAAACTGCGGCACAGAAATGTGGTACTTCTATTATCGGTGGAGTTGATGAAGGTGTTGATTTAGCAGCTGATGCTGAAGTCCCTGAAGTGACTGCTCCTGTAACTGATTCTGCTGAGTCGGATACTAAGGAAGTAAAAACTCCTTCTACAGATTCTGTTGATGCACAAGCTGAGTTTGATTCCAAAGAGAATCACAAATCAGGTGGAGTTGATGAGGGTGTTGATTTAACCACTGATGAAGCAGTAGACGCTACACCTTCTTCAGTTCTTGATGGTGCAGAGGATGTAACTGATGAGGCAATGCCTGCATCTCATGAGAGCACTCAGGACGCTGCTGAAGTTGATTACTCTACAGTAGAGGCTAACCTTAAAGAGCTGTATAAGAGTCGTGCTACAAAAGAAGCCAGAGACTTGAACACGAAATTCGTAGCTGACTTCATTCAATCCTTTAAGATTGCTGCTACACGTATGCTTCTGAATCACGATGAGCACCAGTTTAAAATTGCTGCTTTTGATGTACTAACAGATGATGAAGTAGTTTCAGACATGGATGAGGATGATGCTGCAGAGTTGGCAGAGATGATTGCAAGTGCAGGTCATACTGCGTTTATTGAACAGCTTCTCAATCGTACTTCTTCTCTCATGAAGAGATCCAGTGACTACCGTAACGATATTGAAAAAGATCTTGAAATTCAAAATGTACGTCCTGTAGAAGCTTCTGCTTTTTCCAAATCCTCTTCAAAATCAAAAACAGCCAAAACAGCTCGTAAGGAAGCTGTTGATGGAAATTTTAATATGCAAATAAAAGCTCCTGCTTCGAGCTTTAATAACACCAAAGAAGATGGCAGTATCCGCTCAGTTGTCGGAAGCACTTCGTTGAGCCAGCGTGCAGTTAAACTCGCTACGCTCAACAAGGGGCAGCGCTAGGACTAGCCTATGAGGAGAGAGATATGACTCTATCGACAAAAAGAGAAGCTTTCAGAGTAGATACTATCGCTCGGGGCTTGGACCACCAGCGTACCGATTATCTGCGGGCTTACGGGAATCGTGTTGCGGCTCCCAGCACAACTTTTGAAGCAGGTATGCCTGTTTCTCTTAACACCAGTGGTCAGGTTGTTGTACATCCTGGTACGGATACACGTCCTTTCGGTATCACAAAATACAACAAAAAGACCTCTTTTACAGCCATGGTCAGTGCTGAGCCGATTCAGTTCGCTACCTCTGGTGGCACTGCTACTCTGAAGTACACAACGCTTGTTGATCATGGTGCGACTGCTAATACAGGCGGTCTTCGCATCACCTCCGATGCAGCGGGTGTAGGTACTACTTACACAGAGACTACTGATTTTACGTATGTATCTTCTACTGGCGTAGTTACTCATGTTGGTGGTGGCTCCATTCCTACAGCAACTACAGTATATGCCTGGTACATGAGAACTCTTTCTGCTGTAGAGCTTCTGGCTAATGGTGCTAACTTCTGGAATTACCAAGATGATGTTACTATTCAGGGCGGAAAAGTTACTGTAATTGAAGGCGAAGCTACTATTTTCACTACTCAGTACAATGCTGCACGTGCATGGGCTATCAATGATAGCGTATCTCCTGGTGATGCTACTACTGATTACTGTGGTGGTCTTTTTGACCGTACAACTGACTCTACCAACACTGTTGTAATTGGTCGGGTAATCCAACTTCCAACTGCTGATGACCCCTTCCTGGGCATTAAGTACTTCGGCTAATAAGGAGATAATGTTATGAAGAATACGAAAAATCCTTTCCGTAAGAGTGCTTCGAAGACAGCTCCTAGCCGTATGCGTGTAAAACCGGTTAAAAAAGTTTCTTCGAAAAGAGAAGAGAGTCTTTATGATCCCAGTGGGGAATTTAACCCTACTCGTTATAAAGCTGCCAAAACTGCCAATCGTATGTTTGATACGAAGGGTGAAGTCAATGCATATGACAAAAAAGACGTTCTGCAACAGGTTGCTCATCTCTTGAACGATGTAACGAAAAAGAACGCTTCCAGTCTTCAAATGGTGCGTACTTCCTCCAAAGTTGAAGCCTCTTTTGAGCAGCAACGACGTGCACTGACAGCTGCTATTCAGGATCCGAGTGGTCGTGGCTTCCATCGCATTGGTCAAGAGCTTTCTCTTCCGATCAAAGCTATCCTGGACTATGAAGGTTTTGCTCGCAGAATTTTCATGCCTCGTAAACTGGGACAGGCTGAATTGTTCAGAATTCCGAAGGATGTTCGTGCGGTTGCCTACATCATCGGTCAGGATGGTCAAACTCCTGAATCACGGATCAAAACCAACTACATTACTCCGGAAGAATTCAAAATTACGTCTTTTGCTCCTGTAGACATCGTTGACATCTATCAGGCTAATTTTGACATCCTGGAAAGAGCTCAGGATACAGCTCGTCAGGAAATCGAATTGCAGGAAGACAAAGCTGCTATCAATGCTCTTGATGCTGCTTCCACTGCTATAAACACCGAAACCACTTTCAGTACTTTGGGTATTGGTGCTTTTGAAGATGTACGTTACCAGGTAGAGCGTCACCGCTTGATGGTGGAGCAGTTCCTGATTAACCGTTCTGAGCTTTCTGACATCGTTAAAACCATGTCTTCTGCTGTTGATCCGGTTACTGAGCGTGAACTGTTGCTGTCTGGTTACATTGGTAACATCATGAATGCTCAAATTCTGACTGCTGCCGGTACTGGCGTACAGGAAGTTATCCCCAGCGGTACTTTCTATGCTTGTACTTCTCCTGAGTACCTCGGTGTTATGGGTGAGCGTATTGAGCTTTTCAGCGAGCCGTACAATAAGTATGCTCTGGGTGAAACCGTTAAGGGTTGGATGTTTACTGAGATGGTAGGCTTCGGTCTTCCTGATGGTCGCCGTGTTGCTAAAGGTTCCAAATAATCATTAGCTTTTTGGGGGAGGGTTGCTTTTCGCCTCCTTTTGTGACCCTCCCCTCTTTTTTAAAACAGAACCTCCCAAGGCTATGCAATAATGCACCTCAAACCGGGAGGTCTCTATTTAACCTCCTTTTTTGGAGAGATCAGCGAAGGCTGGAAAATGTCCACAGATAAAACTGTACCAGTTCTGGATCAAAATAATCAGTTTATCTCAAAAACATCACCGGCCAAAGCAAGAATGCTGCTGAAAACAGGCAAGTGTACTGTCTTCAGCAAAAAACCCTTCATGCTAAAGCATGCTGGAGAAATTGAGAGTGAAACAATGATTAAACGACAGACAAAAAACGCTAACAGCTTTGTAACCAACTGGACTAAACTCTTTGAGGAAGAATCTGAGATCTATATTCAGAACCTGGGTACTACCAATATCTCAATAACCTGTAAATATGAGGGCGAGCCTATTTTTATCAACATCCCCAGGGTTAAGCATCCTATGAATCTGACTCAGTTTGTACCATTTGACGGTATTAAAGGTTCTATGGAATTACGCGCAATGATTAACCGCAAACCTTCAATCCTTCGACTCGTATCTGAGGAAGAGTATTATGATTATTTTGAAAAATTGGCTAAGCGGTTTGGTACATCTGCCGAAGAAGAGATGATGAATGCACAGGATAAATTTTCGGCACTGATGAACAGGAGATCTGTTTCTGATGCTAAGCCTGAAGAAGATGAAGAAGTTTCCAAGGAAGAGAAAATTCTGAATGCAAATGAGCCTGATCCTCGTGTAGTAGGTTTGTGCCTGAGATCTGAAAAAGACCAGGGTGCGGATAGAATTAAAGCTCGTGACATGATCGATGAAATTGAAACTATTGAATCTGATCTGAAGGATCTTGACTGGGAGTACCTTGCCAGCAATGCAGGATATCCGACAGTTAAAGACTTTGCTCTCAAGCACCTCACTGAATAGTTCCTCACTTTAATATCCCTACATACGTGCTGTTATACTATTATTGTTGACCTTTTATTTAGGAGACTAAATGCCTCAATTTAATCAGACTGTCAAAAATGTAAGCGTGCCTACAGGTGGTGGTGCTTATCGTGTTTGGGATAATACATATTCTGCTCCGGTTAAGAATCTAACCATCCTTGTTAGGTCCGTTGGAGTGGATGCAACCAAGCTTTCCAGGGAAGTTTTCTTTGGGGGTTACTTTACGGATGTGTCAGGTAACAAGGTTTCTGCCTACGCTGTTGACTCTATTCATGTAGGAGGTATCAGTCAGGCGGCTGCGGCTGCAGTCGGCACCAGCACATCTGAGGCTGCATATACTATCTATTCAGGTACAGGTATTCTTCCTGCAAATGTCCCAGGTAAATCGGTAGATCTCAACGGTTATCCTGTTGTTGTAGAATTTAAAAACACAGATACGGTGGATATGCCTGTTGAGGTGATTTTTATCACTGAAGTTTTAAGTTCAAACGTTTAAAGGAGTGTGTTATGAGTGAACTGGTAAGCATTTTTAAGGATTTTGGTCCTTATATATTTCTCCCTGTTATTGTTCATTTTATTGTCAACGGTTTAAAGTCAAGGTTTGATTTTTTTCATACCGTTAATGGTCTTCGGGTTATCCACTTCCTTCCTGTAATACTTGGAGCTGCTGGTGGACTTCTTCTTCCGGAGGACTCTTTAGGTGATAAGCTTTTGGTAGGTGGTGGCTTGGGTTGCTTGAATCTTCTGATTTATAAAACTGTTACCGTTACCATTGCAAAAAAAGCTTCAATAGAGAAAAAGATCGAGTCTAAAAAATGAAGACTGTCTTAAAAAGAGTATATGAATGGTTGTCTGATCATGTTGTAGTTGTTTTATCTGCTATCAGCGTTGCGGCAGTTGTTTTGTTTGCTTTATTTAAGAGAAAAGATATATTACCTCCAGTAGATTTTGAGAAGCCTAATGGTATATCTGAGGACCTTCAGGAGGCTGAGCATCTTAAAGGTTATAAGGAAGCGCTACAGGAGCAGATAATTGAGGTTGAGGGTTCTTTAAAGGAAACCGATGCCAACATTTCAGAAGTAGATCAGGAGATCGTTAAAACCAATAAAGAGATTGAGTCCATGGACTTTGATCAAAAACTGGATAAATTTGAGGAGCTGGGGTATTGAAGAAAGTAGTATCAGTTGTATTACTGTTGTTGTTTTCATTGTTCTCTGTGAATTCTCTGGGTTACTCCAATAAAGCGTATTTGGTATATAACGATGTTCCTGGATACTGGTTTGATGAGCCTACTACTGATTTAATGCTGAAAGATCTTTCAGAGCTTTCATTAATCCGAGAGAAAAAGATCCCTGAGTTGGATACAAAAATACGATTGCAGGAAATACTTATTTCCAAGTACAAGGTCCAATTGGCAGTCTCAGAAAAGATCTCCGATAAGTATGAAGACGCTTTGGGAAAGTCCGAAAAGAACTATGATGCACTGGAAGAGCGGTACAGGCAATCTTTAAATGAAAACAGTAGATGGTATAAATCACCATCATTTTTATTTATAGTAGGTATAATATCAGGGGGACTCTTGGCAATAGGTCTCTCATATGGGCTGCAAGGAGCTGATTAATGTCAACATCAACTATAACAGGTAGTATTACTTATCCAATCGTGCAGGACGGTGCATCTTCAAGTGTTCTGTTGGGATCTCCTGCCGTAGGATCTTCCTCTACAACAGGTCTTACAATTACGTATGCTGAGGGAGGTGCTCAGACACTTAGTGTCCCTACAGCTTCTCCCACATCTCTTCCCATGAGCACAGTCTCTTCAGGATCAGTATTCTATGTCGGTGCCAGTGCTCCGGTTGATGTTATTTTAAACGGTGGTGCTGAGACGATCTCTATAGGTGCTGGCGGTTTCATTCTTCTTGCTAAATGCAACATTACGGAAGCCACAGTGCAGGCAACTTCCTCACAGGCGGTAGTAACTTTCATTGTACTGGGTGATTAATGCTCATTATCCAACCAGGTCATAACGCTCCTTCCGTTCTCAATGAGGTTGAGATGGCTATGCTCAACTCCAAGAGGTTGGTGGATATATCAGTAATGGATTATGAAGGTAATCCTGTAGATATAGAAGAGCAGATGACTAACGGCGGTACTGAGCCTACAGGGTATTTGTATCTTGATGTTTACGACTATACAAATACAATAGTTTATTCAGAATCATACTGGCCTGTTTCCATCCCTGACAACAGACGGATAAAGCATATTGGCACAGGAAAATACGGCATAACCTGGGGAGACTCTTCAGGTGAAACAAATTCTTCAGGGGCGTATTTGTTCGCATGGAGAGTTAGACGTGCTTCAGGGGAAGAGGAAGTTTTTAGAGTACAACTTCTGGAAGTATACACTCCGGTAGTATTGTCGTTACTTCCCAGGTTACGTCTTCAGTTGGATAAATCCATTAAGGTTATCAATCCTGAAAAGTTTTGTACATTGGGTTATAGTGATTCTCAGCTCCTTTTGTATCTGCAGGCAGGTCTTGAGCGAATTAATCAGGCTCAACCATATGTAACTTTTGGAATGTCCAACTTTCCGTTCTGGCATGGATCTGAGTTGCTTATCAGGTGTGCTGTACTTGAAGGGCTTCGCAGCCAGTTCCTTTTTGCGGTGGATACGGATATTCCGCAGTTTTCGGACAGCGGACATTCGTTTGCCATTACGCATGCTCAGATGTTGAAACCCATGTATGATTCACTATCTTCGGAGATTTCAAAGGACATCAGAGAATTTAAGATGCACTATATCAACACAGGGTTCTCTATATCAGAGTACCGTGTTGGTTATGGTTTTTATCAGGGAATCCTGGCAGCCCCTACAGGTGCTTATTTCAGAAATTATTATAATTCGAACATGCCTGGTACGTACTGATGACTGAAAAAAAGATAGAGGTTGATTTATCAGATCCTCAGTCAGAAGGTCAGGAAATACTTAATAACATATTCAATCCGGAGAGAATATCCGTACTGATTTCCAGAGTAAAAGATCCTCATGAAAAGAGGTCTCTGGAAGAGCTTGTATTAGAGTTTTTGGAAGGGCGGTAGTTTCCTATGTCAACATGTGTTCCATGGCTTACGAAGGATGGCTGTAAAGGCCTGGGAGGTACTGCTGTAGGTTACTGGGGCAGGGATATTAATCGTAGGATTACCGCAGACAATACTACAGGTAAGGAACTTGCCTCTCTACGGGAAGAGGTTTCTCTGGCAGGTGTTCGTGTGGAAGTTTGGATAGGCGCTACATCAGGTAATACCTGCAGTTGCTACAAAAAGTCTCATGCAAGCTCTGATCGGAAATGTAGAAGCTGTCATGGTGTTTTTGATGGTTACGTACCGGGGTATTTTAAGTGGGGCTACAAGACTTTGTGGATGGCTCCTACTGATGGTGACGTAATTCTTAGTAACCTTGAAATAACTACAGACTTCAAATCTTCAAAGGTACAAATAGTTTCAGGGGAAACTGAAGGAAGTCTTGAAAGTGGTGATAAACCTTTTACACGAGATGCCATAGGTAGTGTTTGGGATTATGAAGCAGTTACATACGAGCGCATAAGTCAGTATTCTTCAGTTGATGTTTACTATTCCACTGACTCAGGATCTACCTGGAGTCCTATATCAAATCTTCCAACGGATAATCCTTCAACGGGTTTGATAAGATTTAAGGCAGTTCTTCATAGAGACACTATTAATGTGCTTTCACCTTTCTTTGAGATAGTTCGGGCAAGGTATTCTGAAATTCCTTTAGGAAACCTGGATGCAGATGGGCAGTATCAGACAGGTCCTTTTATCAAGGTAATTAAGACCGTTCCTGAGAAAACAATTGTAAAATCAGAGTATGGTGATTATCCTGAAATAAACGGTCTATCCTTCTGGACAGTGGGTCTTTCATTTTTTGATTCTCGTATTGAGGTGGGATCTGATCAGGAGAAACTGGAAGGTCCTAATGTAGTAATTGAGTTTATGGACGGTACCTTTAAAGGGAGTCGCTTCATTCTGACTGCATGGTCAGGATCTGATCCCAGAGGATTTACAGTAATGACTCAAACGTTTAAGGTTCGAGCAGAAGACTCTGTAGGGCCTTTCTCTCTGGTGTGGTGATATATGGTTGCAACTCAAACAAGACCTTATTTGGAAATGAGATCCAGCCAGCCTTTTGATCCTACCGACAGATCCAGGTTTGGTCAGCTTCAGGAGACTGCCAAGGATGTCTTCATAAAAGAACTTACTGATTTTTTTGATTACACGAATCAGGACGGTCTTTCCAAGATTGAAGAGATTCCCAATATTCAAAAATTCTCCTTTGGTGGAAATGAAGGTTTATCAGGGCTTGAGACTGTAGTTAATATCATTACTGCATACGGTGATACCCTGGATAAGTTCCCCATGATCTCCATCACGTCATCTTCTTACAGAGAGCGGGTTATGGGTATAGGTGGTACTTTTGTTTCTCAAATTCAATACCCTCCTTTTGTTTCAGGTACTGGTACAGGGCCTTTTAATTTAAATACATTGATATCCCCTTTGAATATTCAGATTAAAACAACTCCTCTGGATCAATATACTCAATACTCCACTATCACTCTGGATCCTTCTCAGTTCGCAGATTTCTCTTCAGTGTCTGTGGCAGATATTGTCAGAGTGGTTAATAAGACTCAGGCACTCTATTATACGCTCAAAGAATCTTCTTCAGGTTGTTTGGAGATAGAAGCCGGAGGAGCTGCATCTCCTTCAGATCGTAATTCAGTTGAAATTACTGGAGGAAATTCACAGCTGCTGTCCTTGCTAGGCTTAAGTGTTGGTCAATCTGCTTCATATACTGATGCAGACAATCCTATTCTGAACAGATATTCTCAGTCTGCTGATATGGTCATAAATATAGATGTAGTAGGCGATAGTATCAATACTCGTGCTGAGCTGTCTGACCTTGTTAGCGCTTTTTTTACATACTACACAAACAAGAATGCTTTTGAGTTTTTTGGAAGATCTTATTTTGACAGATCTGTTGCGGATGAATGGTATCATATATCATTAAATAATCAATTCTCCTGGAACGGTGAAATTAATAAACCCAGACAGGGAGGGGAGCAGTATGAGCACATTTATGCAGTGCGAGGGTCTGTACCTATATTCATTGAAGACTTTATAGATAAGAAGACTTCTGGAGACGTATATATAGCTGACAAAACAAATGCAGTACCTATACCTACAGCATCAGGAGACTCCTTATCCGGTGATTATTTTGGTACTAACTATTTTAAACTGTAAACAACCCATCTTTAAAATCCCGACAATCTCTGTTCTATAATTGATACTGCGGTAGGTAGTATTGATCTGCTGTTTTCCATTTAAGCTCACGCAGTGAGAGATTAGGAGATGCTGAATGGCTTTTGGAGTTAATGGGTATGTTGACCCAGGAACATATATTCGAGAAAAAGTACAGCCTGGTGCTGTCTCTATTACATCAGAGAGAACACTGGGTATTGTTGCTATTGCACCACGGACGCGTAGAGCGAATGATGAAGCTATTGTACGAGGTAAGGTATACAATGAGTCTTTGACTCTCTCAACCTCCACTCCTTATGTAGCTACTCTTTCCAATACTTCCAACCGAGATCGTACCCAGGCAGTTCTTTACAGGAACAGTAATGCACTGGGTCTTGGTGATTGGAGTTTTGTTGCTGCAACTCTCGTAGGCGATGAATGGGCTGCTGCAACAATAGACGTATCTTCAGGAACAGGAACAGCTCAATACCTTTCGTTGAATGCAGATAATAAAGGTTTCATTAAACTGGATCTAGATGCCTTGGTTACTTCAGTCGGTGGTACTCCTGCTACAGCAAGTGGTGCCAATATTGCTGCTGCCATTAATGCAGGTTTGGTTGCAAGTCCTTTGTATGGATCTTCCTACAGTGCATTTGCTTCTTCTGCTACAGGTGTCACGTATCCGGTTATTACTCTTAACGGGGTAGCTACTGATTCAACTTCTGACATTAAGGTTATTTTGTCATCTCCTGCAGCTGCTGATGCTGCTTCTGAAGTATCCAATACTGCATGGGCTCCTACTACTGGTGCAGGAGTTCAATCCTCTACTGTAGTTCGTGTCAATGACGCACTGTACAGCTCGTCTGATACCTACACTATTGATTATGTAGCTGTGGATATGCTTCTTGATGTATTATCCAACACTGCTACAGCAACTCCTTTAAGCTCTATCCTGTTTGTTGGTGCATATCCTGGATCTTCCAGTTATACTCAGAATTATGACTATGAAGCTAACGGCAATTATCTTGATTGGGATACTACTTCATGGACGGATGCTACTATTACGGGACTTGATGGTGTCTTTACTGCAACAGGTACAGATCTGAAAATAGGTTTCAACAACATCGATCCTATAACTGTCACATTGACCACCAATCTCCCTAATCCTGCAGCTGCTGATGTTGTAGCTGATATTAATGCAGCTTTTACTGCATCTGCTTCTTACGGTCCTTTGTATGGTCATGTTGCTTCAGTAAGTGGCTCTGCTGTCAATCTGACAGCTCCTGCAATGTTTACTGATACACCTTCTTCCAAAGGTGCGGCATCCTCTATTTCTTTATTCGAAGGAACCACTTCTGGTGTAACTGATATCTTCGGGATAGCTTCCAGCTCCCTCCCTTATGAAATCTCAGGTACCGGTAACCGTCCTAACTTTGGTACAGTGTTCTACTCCTCGTATGATTATACCCGCCCCAGCACGGATTACGCTACTTCAAATATTGTTTACACACCTGATCAGCTGTATGATTACTGCTCTCCTTTAACTCTGGCCAACTACCCTCGTAATGAGCTTGCTGTAGCTGGTGAGATTGCTTTTGAGAATGGTATCTCTGCTCTGTACATCACTCAGATTAATGACTCAACTGCTCCAGGGTACCCGACTCCTTCACAGGTAAATGCAGCTATTGATGTATGTCGTGAAAAATCCGGAATTACTGATTTAGTTGTTATTGATACCGCAGAAGCTCAGGCAGTATACCTGATGAATCATGTTTCTTCCATGAGTTCTATCACTGAAAAGAAATATCGTCGTGGTTGGTATGGTATGGCACGTGATACCGCTGTTGGAGATCCTGATACGCCTGATACATTCGTATATAGAGCTACCAGAACTCTTCAACCAGGTAACACTTCCTCCGGTAGAGGTCGTCAGATCCTTGTAGCTCCTGCCAACGTATCTCGTACACTGGTTCTGGAAGACGCTACAGAGGTTACTGTACAGCTTGATGGAAGTTACCTTGCTACAGCTGTTGCTGCAAGATTCTGCAGCCTCTCAGGTCCTTCAGAGGCTTTGTTGAACAAGACTGTTACAGGATTCCTCACTGACAGCACTTTTCAGACTTATCTGCAAGGTCAGCGTTATACTCTGGCAGGTAATGGCGTAACTGTTGTGACCAATGAAGCAGGTAACCTGACTCTGATTGATCCTCTTACAACTGAAGCAGGTGGGGCTAAAGTTGTACAGTTTGAAGAGATCTCCTCTTCTTCTCAGAAGGATGCTGTTACTCGTGCGGTTGCCAGGGCGTTGGATGGGAATGTAAAAGGTGTTGTTCCTGATGATCTCGCAGATTTTATTACTGACATTAAAACATGGATTTCCATTGCGATTAAAGGATCAATCTCAAACAGAGATATTGGTACTTACAGAAATCCCAACGGATCTACACGTGACATCGATTTGCTAACAGATATTGAAGCGTACCAGGATGAGAACGATCCTCGTAGTTTTGTGTTCAGATATTGGTTCAATCTTAAGTACGTAGCCAAGAGATTTTTCGGTGAATATAGTGTCGATAATCCGTTCTACACTAACTAAGGAGATATAAATGCCTTTGCCAAATACAGCCACTAGAACTGATCATGCTCTATCCATTAGGGTGAGCGGTAAGACAATTGGTCAGATACAGGATTGGAACCCTCAACAGAACAGAACTGTTACTCATACGTATGAGCTCAATTCTGCTACATCCGGTGAAGTTTATGAGAACGTTCCTGGTAATATCACAGGATTGAATATTACTGTCAATCGCTATGATCTGTATACTTCCAAAATGGAAGATGTGTGGGGACCTGACTTTTCTATTCAGATGCTTACTGATCAGACCAACCCTATACAGATTCAGGAAAAATGGCTTAAACCTAACGGGACTCCAGAGGTATGGGTGTACTCAGGCTGCTGGTTCACTTCTCTTGGCCGTAACCACTCTGCTCAAGGGGATCGCATTACTAAAGTTAATGCATCTCTCATGTACGTTAAAAAGTACAGAGTTTCCTAGTCCTCGGAAATTTCCTCAAACTCTCTCCTTATAGTAAGTAACCTTATCTGGAAATTAGTATATTTTCAGGAAACATTGACAATCTAAAGACAGATGGAGGCTTGAATAATGTCAAAAGCCAAGCAAATTTTACTGGATCTGAATGCAGAACTGCAGGGACAGTTGTTGTGTGAAACTTACGAGATTAATGGCAGATCTTATGAGATGAAACTTCTCACTGACTCAGAGGCTGCCTGGTCATACAATATCATAGACAGCAAGAATACAGTCACTCTTACGTTGACAGCCCGTGTTGCAACTCTCGCAGTAGGTATCCGCAGCATTAACGGGTGCAGCATTGAAGAAATCTTTCAGGAGGATCTTGATGAGATTCTCAGTAAACGTACCCGGTACTACGATCACTTCGAGACTCTTAAGCAGGAAGAAAAGGATGAGTTGAGTAAGTTCCTGTCTCCGTATGATGGTTTTGAAGGAAAATACTTACTTTGCAAATTATTCTATGAATGGCTTGGGCAGCAACCTTCTACATTTTTGAATGATCTGTATACAAAATGGGGAGAGCTTCAGAAGCGACAGAATGATATGCAGGCATCCGTAAAAAAGTCCTTACCGGAGAGTTCGGAGAAGAGTACGGAAGAGAGCTGAATGAAACTTTTCCGGAATGGCCAAAAATCTGTTCCACCATACGTGTGAAATCTGAAGTTCTTTCACGTAAGAGAATTTTAATCAGTGATCCTGCAGCTCAGAGAATGAATTCCACTCAGTGGAACTTTGAGCTGCTGGGTTTGGTTGAGCGAGACAAGCGGAAGTATGAGGATATTTCTTCGATCATGAAAGTATCTCGTAATTCTCTTATAGACATGTTGGGTCTAAATACCATACCTGTTGAAGAGAGTCTTGTGGATGAAGAGGGTAACACTTATACCAGACTGCGTAAGCCTGACGAGAATGAAATAACTCCTCTGGCGTTTCTTTGCGGAAATGATGCAGTACTTAGTAAAGTGGCTGAATCTCATGCAGAGCTGCAGAAGCAGGAAGAGCTTGAAGAGAAGGAAGAGTCAGGCAAGATTGTTATGATGACTCCTGAAGAGCTTGACGAGTTTATGCAGGATGATGATTTGATATTCCCCGATGATCCTGAAGAGCTTGAAAAGAAACTTAAATGGGAATCATTCGAGAATAAGGAAATTCTTAAGCATATGGTTAAGCCTATGAACCAAAAGGATGATATACTAAATGAGAGTAATCCTTCCGTAGTGGAAGGGGAGCGCAGGAGATCTTCAACCTTCCGGATTAAGTAGTGGCAGACTTAGATACTCAATACGTTCTTTCGTTCGATGTACAGGAGCTCACCAGGCAGATGGCAGAGCTCCAGGCTGCATACAGTGTATTCACCTCCGGAGTACAGCAGACATCCCGAGATATTAACACTTCCTTGACAGATATCGAAAACAAGGTGGTAAATATCTCATCAGCTCTGGATTCTTCCTATTCAAAGCTGGATACTTTTTATACTTCATTTCTCTCCAGACTTGAGACATCTTCCCAGCTGTTTTCAGAAATTGACAGTAATGCAAAAAGTCTTCACAATCAGTTAAAAGTTCTTGGTGATTTTAATCTGAAATCAAACGGATCCAACGTTCCTGCAGGTGCTGCGGCAGGTGGTCAGGGTTTTAATTTTAGTATCTCAGGTGGTGCTCAGAACGTTGAAGAGCTGCAGAAGTCTTTAGCTACTGCAGAGGCTGTTAGCAGGGCTGCCAAAAAAGCCATAGAAGAATCAAAGAAGGCTGAAAAGTCCTGGAAAGACTCTGCCAAGAAAATTGGGGGATATCTTGTAAAAGAGCTTAAAACTGCCAAGTCAAAAATAAGTGGGATGCTCAGCGGTTTTAGTGGGGGAGCTCTCGGCACTGGTTTCTTGGGTATGGGTGCTTTAGCTTTGATAAGCTCCATGGTGATGGGTGTTCAGGAGAGGCAGCGCAAGGGTGCTCAGAGAGGGGAGATGGCTAACGCGTATGAGGCGGCAGGAAACCTCTTTGAGAAGACATCTCAACAGGCTGTAAAATGGGCTTCCAATTTTCAGGAGAAGGCTCAGTACCATTACGGGATCGGGCGTAAAGAGATCCAGTCTGTTATGGAGGCTATTGTTAAAGGAGGACACGCTGCAGAGTTGTCAATGTCTGACTTTAACAAGTCTGTGTCGGATGTTAATGCAAACATTCTTACACAATCCTTAGCACTCGATAAAGCATTCAACCAGGCTGCCGGTACTACGATAAAGCAGGCGGATAAACTTGTACAGGAATTTGGAGGTACTATCGGAGGGGCTGTTGAGCAACTGAAGATGCTTAATTATGAGGCTCAACGATCTGGTATGTCTATGGACAAGTTTGTTAATTCAATACTGTCAGGCCAATCATCGCTGATGCAGTATAGGGTTGATATGTCTGAAGTAGCGTCTGTGATGAAGGGGTTGAAGAAAACTTATGAAGATATGGGTATGGGAGAGGCTCAGGCAGGAGCTTTATCTGCGAAGGTCACTGAAGGAATGGGCGGTGTTTTTGGGGGTATGAGCGAGTCTCAGAAGCAGGCTTTTGCTATTTATTACTTTAAGAAAAAACAAGGAAAAGATTATTCAACAAAAGGTCATGAAGCTCTTGTAAGAATGGAGGAGCTTTTTTTGCAAGGAGGTGGAGAATCTTCAGGAGCACTGCTTAGTTTAATTGAATGGCTTAATACAGACGCAACCGCAGGGGCTAAGAGTGTATACGATAGAAAGCATATACTTAAAGGTGGCTACGGCTTAAGCAGTCTACAGGCTCAAGGTATTGTTGATTACTACAATGCCAACAGAACACCTGAAGGTTTGGCTCCTATGACCCCTGAACAGGAAAAGCAGTGGAAACAGACGTTTAACATTGAAGGATCGCAATTAACACAGCTCCAGAAGAATCAGAGAGATCTTATCGATGGACTTGCCAAGGTGGGTGAAGGTCTTCTTAATCTGGTATCAAATATCCTGGCAACTTTAATACTGGGAATCAGGTCGATTCCTCCATTGGTTCATGCAGCAGTAACTGCTTTAGATCCCACTGCATCCAAGGAAGATCGTAACGCTGCATTTGGGAACATTGATAAGATAGGGCAGACTCAAAGCACTTTTTTTGAAGGAATGTCTGATGCTGTTTCTAAGATCATTGAAGGTTACAAAAACGTTGCTTCAGCATTAGGTGATACGATCTCTATAATTGACCAGTTAGGTAGTATTAAGAGGGCTGCTACAGCTGATGTAGGATCTGTAAACTGGACAAGCATGTGGAACACCGTAAAGGATACTAAAGAGGCTGTAGACAACCTAATGAGCTCTCAGACAGAGAGAGATATGCTAATGAGATCCTTGACTGATCGGGTAGAGTTTCTTGCAGATGTTGTGCTAAACAAGACAGGTGTTTTATCAGATAGTGCGGTTAAGGCTCGGGAACAACAGAGACAGAAAGCTACTGACGTGGCATATGATTCTGCAAAAAGATGGGAAGGTCCTACGATGAAAGGATCTGTCTCAAAAGATAGTCTATCTAAGAAGGTAAAAAAAGGAGTAACTGCAGTAATAAATGCAGGAGACCTTGACAAGTCTGACATGATACGCAATCAGAGAAGAGTGGGGCGAACTCCGTGATAGTTGATCTGGAAAAACTTGAGGAGATGAAGTACTTATTGTCCAGTACAGGGGCAGTTCTTTCTGATTTATCACGTCAGAATGATGAGTACTTTAACAGCATCTACCTGCAGACAGAGAAATTAACGGAACTGATGAAGAGTGTAATTTCACAGGATGAACTACATAAAGTTTCTTCATTTGCTGATACCGTAATGGAACAGATGTCTAAAGTTGATTCTATCCTCGACACAATGTCTTCCATCAGTACTCCTGAAGTGGACAAGTTTTCTGAATCTGTTAATAAATTGTCTGATCATTTCTCTGCAGTTTCCGGAGATCTAAAGGACAAGAAGAACTCTGATAAAAGAAAGCAGCTGAAAGTTCCCAAGAAAGAGAAACGTAAGCCTAATAAAGAGGTTGAGTCTGTAAAATTTAAATTAAAGGGTTTTCTTAACTCTTTGAAACTTCCTGTTCTTGGTGCTGTAGGTGCTGGTCTTATAGGTCTAATCGCTTATGGTGTTGCCGAGAGACAGCGTTTACAGGCTGAGGCTGGTGAAGTATCAGACATTCTGGTAATGGCGTCAGATGGGCATTTAAAGAAGCTGCAGGGAAAGGCTCAGAGAACTGTAGCAGCAGTACAGGAATCTCTTCAGAAGTTCTACGGAATCAGCAGACAGGAATATCAGGCAGCTCTTTCAGAAATGGTTAAAGGCGGTATAGCTACTGCTGAGTGGAGTCAGTCTGCAGATAGAGACCTTGGTTTAGTTGGAAAAAACTTCCACACTCTCTCGTTAGGCGTTGACAAGCTGCTTAACATTGCTGGAGGATCAACTGCCAGAGACATGGTTGATAACCAGCACAGATTTGGGATGTCTTTGAAGGAGTCTACCGATTACCTGAACAGATCTCTTGTACTGGGTACTACAACAGGTCTTGGTTATTCCAAATTTTATGAATCTGTCAAAGACGCTTCCGTAGAAACAGAGAAACTGGGATTCAATGTTCAAACTACTGCAGAATTTATGGCTAATATGCAGGAACATTTTGACAGTCTGTATATCCCTAAATTTATAGGAGCTGCGTTAATCAACAAAGGCATAAAAGGAATCTCTTCAGGTATTCAAGGGATGTCTGAAGGGTGGAAAACTGAGATTGCTGAGAGTTTGGGTATGGGAACTGGGTTAGAGGCGTTAATTAATTTTCAAGAGACTTGGTCTCGTCTGTCTGAGAATAAAGGGGATCCGGAAGCTCTTCAAAAATTTGTTACTGGTGTTGTTAAAAAGTTCGTAGAGTATTTTAAAGACGAATATACTACTAAACATAAACTCCAGCAGTCAGATATAGGAATGAGTGCTGAAGGAGCTACTTTAGCTTGGGAAGTTTATCAAAACAGTCTTATAGAGAAGGATCCAACAAAATCCAGTGAAGCTAAGGAAAAGGCTGCCGAGGCTTCTAAAGAAGCTTTTAAAAATCTTAGAAACTCTTATAAGACAGAGGCTCAAAAAAGAACTCAGTGGGAAAGAGATATGAATAAGTGGATGAAGCATATTTCTCATATAGGAATGGGTTTAATGGGTCTTGTTGCAAATGCTCTGTCCAAGATGATTTTGTTCTGGAGATATGTCCCGGAGATGTTTGGGACGTTTTTTGAAAAAGGTGGATCTGCCCGTCGTGATGCAATTATAAGATCGATAGAAAAGACGGTAGGTAATACCAAATCCTCAACAGATCTGATTGAGCGTGGGTTTAAAGGCTTGGTTGATGCAGGTATCTCTTTGATGGGGGACGCTTTTGGGCAGTCCATCAAAAACCTTAAGAGTGCATTCAGTACAGATTTGTCGATAGATACCCATAAGGCAGCTGTATCAGACAGGGAAGCTATCAGAAGTAATATGGGTATTGGCAGAGGCACTTCTCCTGGTGTAGTAATAGCAGCTCCTCCAACTGTAAGGACTGTGTACGTACCTCAGTCAGGTCCTGCTGTAGCTTCTGTGGAAGTACCTGAGTATGAAGCCGCCAAAGCTGCTTATGCCAGGAACCCTTATGGTCCTGCCAAGCTCGCGATGGACTACTGGAAGGGAACAGAACCTCTTCAGATAGTGTCCTATGGAGTAGATGACTCAGGATCTATTCATTTGGCCTTAACCGGTCAGTGCCCCAGGTGCGGTCTTGATTATGATGAAGGTTTTGATGAAGGGTCTTACATGGATGACTGGGATAAAGCAACTGGAATTAAATTTAAATCCACAAAGAAACCAGGGGAATCTCAGTACATCAATTTGGATTCTTCTGATGCGATGAGTCGGGTAAAAGAACTTGAAATGTCTAAGAAAAGAAAGCAGGAAATTCAAGAATCTGGTCAGGAATTGGATCCTCTCGATCCTGCACTAAAGGCACCTTTGAAAGTATTGGCTGCAGCGTACCCAGGGAAAGCTATCAAGTTGTACAGCTCTGAACGGGTGGGTGAAGAAGGTAATAAAGGCGTGCATGCCACAGGTAAAGCGCTTGATCTGGGAGTAGAGGGTGTGTCAAAAGAGGACGTGTTTAGAACTCTCTATGAGAAAGGTTACGGAACTAAAAAAGGAGGTCTTGGTTACTACACTAATACTCCTTTTGTGCATGTTGATGTCAGGAAAAAACACCCTTGGTTGGGGGTTGATACGTCAAAAGTTGGAGAGAAGTCCTCTGAAGAGAGTAGAGTGTCCAATCCTGAAGAATGGATTGATCAAAACTTATACAAATCTGAGGATACTTCGTTTAAGGCTCCTGTTACGGAAAGTGGTTTATAATGGCAGTTACTAATACATTTGAAAGAGATACTCTTGTTTCAGATTTTTCCATGGTGCTGGAGAGATCATTGTCACCCTACGGAGATAAGTCCATAAGGGTACCTTTCTACCTCACGTCAAGCTATCGCCAGGCTAACGGAATCCCTGGTGTAAGCATGCTGATGAATCCTTCTTCTGTTCATTTTGTTCAGGCAAAAAGGACTACTAGAAGAGACACTCAGGCAGGATCTGTCTTTTACCATTGGACAAATAAAGATGGTCGGAACAATGACATACTCAGTATGGAGTTTACAGGACAGACTGGTAATATTGGCGTAAATTTTGGTACCGTTAATAACGGGGCTTCCGAAGCTCTTGGTTATCTCTGGAACAAAATTACTGGAGAAAAGACTCAGGCTGTAGACGAGATAAACAACATTGCTGCAGAGAATCGCAGTGTTTCTTCTACTCAGTTGGCAGTGGCGTTAAAAGGTGGTGGTTACAGCGTATCAGGCGCTGCCCGTTTAAGCAACTTCTACAATTTGTACTCTCTCACGAGGGAACCGATGATTGATCCATACACCAAAGTGCCTATTCAGTACTTTATTTCATACAGTAGTCCTGCTTTTGCAAATACATTTGTAACTTTTATTGGTCACTTCAACAATGTTCTTGATTTCACTGACGATGCTACGTCTCCTTTTAATGTCCGTTATAGCTTCGGTTTTACTGTACTGTCTTCCATGCCTTCCATGGATGCAATTTATACGACAGTATCTTCCAACTTAAGCTCTGTTTTTATGAATCCTTTGGGGTAAATGTATGACTTCTGTAAATTCTTTATTAGGAGGATCTGTAAACAGGGTAGCTTTTCCCAAGGCCAGAGTTTTTGTTTACGGTCAGGAAGTTTCTGCAGATATTATTGATATCAGGATTAATCAATCCTCCGGCAGCCTGGAGAGAGCTCCTTCCACATGCTCTATTACTCTGGCAAACTCAAACGATAAATACATACTGACTAATAAAGATATGCGAAAGATAGGAGTACTTAAGCAGAAGATGCAAGGTACCTGGAAAGACGCTTTGGCGTCCACCTATGACAATCCTTCAGGTTTTAATGGGATAGAAGCTTCTCTGATTGATCTTTATGTAGATCCGTATGTCTCTGATAACGGTACTGTAAATGTCAATCAGCAGGGCAGCAGATGGTCTGTTGACATAGATCTCCCAGGAGAAGATGCATTATATCCTTTAGGCGGGAAGTCTTTAGATCCTGCCACTCTTCAGAGCCTGGTGGAGCGGTTGGCATACAAGTCACCTCAAGAGATTTATCAGACTCTTGCAGGTATGACCGATGATTCCGGTAATCCTCTGGTATTGAATGCAGATGATGCACTGACTCTGAGTCAGAGACTGGAAGGACTGCGTCTGGTTTCTGACAGACCTATAACAGACAGCGGTCTCTTTGATGTTCTGTCTACTGAGATGGATGTACCTTTTGGGGTAAAACAGGCAGTTGTCTCCAGTAAAATGAAGAACACTGTACATATTGTTCCTGATAATAGGAATTACGATGCTCTGACGTATGAAGACAAATTAATTTATGAATACCCAATGAGTGCAGGTGACTGTATCTTTAATTCAAATGATCCTGTAAGGGTGGCATTAAGAGATCCTTTCAATCCTCAAATTTGGTACTGGAGCTTTACAGGATTCCTTGATACGTTTACAGAGTATTCTGGAGTTAATAAGGAATCAACCTTAACGCTGTCTTTTACTGACGTAACAAAGATGGCCCGCTATGCTACTATAGGTATAGGAACAGGTATTACAGAGGCGTCTGAGGCTCCTATAGCGTCAATTGAAGGGGCTCAGACTGCAACCAACCAAGGGGTTATTGTAGACAAGGAACTATTCAGCAATCTTCCAGTGTATTCTATTGTTGAGTCAATATTTTTCGGTTCTAAATCTGCAGCAAATATTTCAGATTCTGCCACTTCAGTTTTGATTGAGAATTTAAAAGACCTATCCAAAGAAGAGTTGGATAGGTACCTCCTTGAGAGTGATAAAATGACCTTGGAGGACTGGTACAGATCCATTTCAGCAAGTACTGAGTCTGCTCAAATTAACTCACGAGTAAAGCTGGTGGAAGGCTCTACTGACTATGAAGTGGCAAAGAACAAAGTTCTTGATGATTTGAGGGTTAAAAGGCGTGGTAAGTTAAATTCTCTGGATTACCCAGGTGTTACCTCTCCTCGTCATATTGCGTTTAAGCGTAATGGTAACTACAGTGGGATCTATCATTATGTTTATGGAGATCCTGATTCAGCAGATAACAGCGTTGGTGCTATTCCTATCAAGGATTTGCGGGATTGGAATGAGGTAGTGCATCACAGGGTGCGTGTTTCTGATTTGCAGACTATGCATGTTGATGCAGTTAATCTGGTTGAGCCTGGCAAGGACATTACTCTGGATCAGGCAATCTGGAAGATTGGTACGAATATAAAGGACTACCCTGTTGGTGGTGGTAGAGTTTTCTACATGGCTCCTGCAGGGCTGACTTCAGTAATAGGGTTGAATGCTCTTGATCGTGCGTTCGGCGGAGCAGGGTCTGTATATTCATCTTTCAAGGACAGACTTTCATACTTGTATGATCTGGCGGACGCTATTGACTGGCGTTGCTATGCTACTCCAAAAGGTGACTTTGTTTTTGAAATGCCTTTTTATGATTACAACCCTTCAGATTTTTGGGCAAACAAGTCAGTTATTGCAAAACCTGCTGACAAGAACCTTGATCAGATTAGCAGCATAACTACCAGTGCTTTTTTTGGAAGAGGTGATGCAGTATTTTCCAACGTTAATTCTGCAGACACTGCCAGCTGGAATTTGCTTTATGATGAGCTCTCTTTATATTCCGGGGCGTTTAACCTGTATAATACAGAAAAGCCTGATATACCTTATGACTATTCGTCATGCTTTTCAATACAACCTTACGAACAATCGGATTATTCAAACACTAATACTGATAATGGGGTTATTACGAGTTATCGTACTAAGGTGAATTGGGTTGAGGGTAGATCTGATGCGAACAGTGGGTACAGAAAAGAAGTTGTTGTATATGATCCTACTCTGTTTCCAACACTGGGGTATCGTCAGTCTGAAGGTGAAGAGATGTGGTACTTTATAGACTCCAACGAAGAAGCGGCAGTATTTTCAGCATTGCAGCTCAATAAGATAAATTCCAATGCACGTAATCTGTCCATAACGACTACTCCCAAGTTTGGTTTAATGGTAAACAGGCCTTTATATTGGGGACACCGTAATTACTATTGTACCACGGTTTCAATGTCTCATTCTATGACCTGGAACAGTGAAATTTCTACCTCAGTAAATCTGAATAATGTACGTACATGGTCAGGAGAAATAGATCCTGATACCGGACAGTTGGTATACAGGCATTTTGGAGACAGCAGAAGACCTTTCAACTTGGCAACACTTTTCAAGGAGCTTAATGAAAAACGAAAAGGATCTGTATCAGATTCTTCCAAAGACAACCAGAACTACAAGTTCTACTTTCAATAGGTGATACTCATGGGAATGAACACAGTACTTCCGAATAGGAGTTCTTTTGAGCAGAGAGAACATGCTCAATCGCTGTCCACCTCTTCCATACAACGAGCTAGAGTATCTGAAGTACATATCTCCAGAGGCACTGTTTCATTGAACATGGAAAGTACTTCAGGTACTGCTGAAGCACTGTTTCCTTTGCTGGGATTGTCCGCTCCTTTGGAAGGCGATTCTGCCAACTACAACAAGGCATCCTGGGGGAGGTACATTCCTCAGGTTGGGGATATGGTTCTCGTTGGGATAGCTCCTAATCGCAAGGTGCACATTTTAGGATATTCTGCTGTATACTACAAAGACTTTGACATACAGGATGAAGACAGTATTGACGTAGGGGGTATTGGGTGGGGTACTGTTGCTGGTAGGGAAGTGAAGCCTGGAGATTGGGATTTTAAATCCTCCAGAGGATCCTATTTATACCTGGGTGATCGTGCTGTTATAGGATCCACCAGTTGCAAGTCTATATACAATCAAAGTACCAACGATATTACCAATACTGCGTTGATAATTGTAAACAATGCGTCTGCCTCAGATATTCGATATGGTGCTGTCCGTCGTAAGCAATTGCCTACAGACAGGGAAGAGAGTCTTATTATTTCATCCAGAGGTACTGCTGCCCAGGAGTATACTGCAGCAACTCGCTGGAACCCTGGTACAGGACCTGTTGACCTTGCTTACATTTCTCAGGGAGATGTTGTTGAAGAGCAAGGTGGTGCATCTTTCATTAAATTATCTCCTTCAGCTCTACCTGTCAGACGTTGGGAGTATTCACAGGATATTACGGGGCTCTTAACTACTCATGATAAAGTTATTGACAGTAATGGAAACAGTTTCGTAACAGCTGCATTGGCTTCTGTCTTCTCTTTTTCGACACCTTTGGCAGCCTGGTCAATAACCAACCTAAGCACAACAATCACGTCTTCAGGAGCAACCACTCATTCTGCGGGAGGAGCGTACAACATAACTGCTCCTACAATAACTGCCACAGCTGCCTCTGCGGCTAATGTTTTAGCTCCCATGGTATCTCTTGGCAATACTGTAGGCAGCTTACCTTTCGTTAAAATTACTCCTACCTTGGCTACTGTCTGGACAACCTACTTTACTTCAGCAGCGGCTGCGTGGACAAAACTGTCCACTAATCCTACAGTAAGCCCAGACCCTGCCACTGCGACTATATACACTACTGCAGCAGCAGGGGCTACAGCAATGGCAGCAGCCTTATCCAGTTCTGCAACAGTCCAGGTGAAAGGGGTTTAACACATGGCAACACCACTTCAACCTCTTGCAAAATGTATTTTAAATTACATCTACTCCATTACTTCAGAGCTTTTATCAAAACTAAGGGCTATTGTAGAAAAGGCGTTGTTTTTCATTGATGCAAAGATTTTACAGCTTCGTGCATTTTTAGCTCAGTATGATCTGATTAAAAAATATGCAGAGCTGGTCAATGATCAGGTACAGGCTATTATTGATGAAATTAAATCCGCACTTCTCAGTGGGGTTCCAGGTCCAATAGATGATGCGTGCCCTGAGTTCTATGCTTACATAACTGATCCTTTGATTGGGTTGATCGATGCATCCTTATCTGCGTATACTCCTTATACTGATCAGTGGATGAGTACTGTATCTGTTGTTCATTATTATGATCAGCTCATTGCGTACTGGGTAGGTATTCGTACGTTCCTGTTAGCTATATTGGATGTTATTGACGATGCAGCATACATTCAAACACAGAAAGCGGGAAATTTAATCCCATGAGGTTTTAAATGTCAACAACTTTACAGTTTTCCAATGGTGATATGGTACGATTAGACGGCGGTACAGGTTATTCTTACGTATCCGGCAAAAGCAAAGTGAAGCAGGACGTCGAGTGCGTAATTACAACAGATATCAGGAAATCTACCGGTTTAGGGTGTGGTCTCAGGCAGATAATTGGAGAGGATACCATGATGTATACTTCTTCCTACACTCAATATCCTGCAGTTTTTGATTTTCAAAGAAACCTGTACAACGGTCTTAGCAGGCTTAAGAGTGCACAGAAATTTTACCAGTATGATACACGTACTCCTGATGAGCTTATTTTTGATTTTTCCACTGTCAAGGTCTGGTATTCGGACCAGGATCCTCGGAATTATGAATGGAGTATAAATGTGTTTACTGAAGACAGACGCAGCAACTTTACAGTAGGCGGTACGGCGTGACAATAGAACGATTGACATCTGACGATTTTGCTACATTCCTGAGCAATGCGGTCAATGAGCGTGACAGGACATTGGATACGCGCATAGGACCCTACCGGGATATTTTTATTGATCCACAAGCAGGAGTTCTGCAAAATCAGAATGATCGTGTTTATTATCTCAATAAGCTGATTAGTTTAAAAAATGCCGATCAACTGGTACCTGATGATGTGGACGATCTGGTGTACAATGACAATATTATCCGCTTTGGATCGGTAAGATCCTCTACAGTGGTAACTTTCAGCAGGTCAACTCCTCCAGTATCTGATATCACTGTACCTATTTCCTTTCCTGTGTCAACTAAAATAAGCGCTGCTACAGGTAGGAGTATTCTGTTTAAGACTTCTGAAGAGAAGACAATGTATGCAGCTTCTGCGAGCCAGTATTATAACAGCGATACAGGTAAGTATGAATTGGATGTTTCTGTAGTAAGTACTTCACAGGGATCCAATACAGCAGTTCCTGCTTTTAATATTACAGAAATGCGAAGGGCGCTTCCTGAGTTTGATGAGGTCTTCAACAGATCTGCGGCAACTGATGGCAGTGGTATTGAAACTAATGATAAGCTGGCAAAAAGGTATTTGCTTCATGTGACAGGCTCTCAGATAAGTACTCCTGATGGTCTAAAAAGTTTTGTTTTGGATAATTTCTCAAGTGTTACTGATATAGCTGTTGTTTATGACGGGGATACCATCTTTACAAGGTCTGATGAGGATCCTGGTGCAGTTGATGCCTGGGTGCTTGGTGATTCTTCTTTGACAAGATCCTATACAACAGAGTATTATGGCGTTTACACTACCAACATTCTGGACAAGCAGCCTGTGGTATCTGTCTCTTCAGTAACTTCAGTTGCTGCTGCGGCTTCTTATTTTGAAGGAACTGATTATGAGGTTGTTACTGGAGACTCTGTGTATTCTTACAGTGTTCGTGGATCTGATGGTATAAGGTGGTTGAGCGGTGGTAATCATCCTGATATCGGAGATGACCTCACTATTACGTATGTATATAATTCTTTAATTGCACAGCTTCAATCATTTTTCGGTCAGATCTCTAAAAAATCTCGTGGATCTGATGTTTTGTTTAAGGCTGCCATACGCGTACCTGTAACCTTGGAGGCTACTTTAACGGTAAATGCAGGATCTCCTACAAATGTCCTTGCCAACGTTAGAAGTGCCATAAAAACGTACATCAACTCATTGATGCTCGGCGACAATTTGGAGGAATTTGATATTGACAGGGAGGTTGGTAGGATTTATGGTGTTGATAACTTTGTGTACACCGTTTTAGATTACCAGGGTGGTACAGGTATTGGAGATTTAGTGATTGATAAAAACCAATATGCCAGAATAGAAGAAGCTGATCTGGTTATTAATCTGGCTTAGTATGGGACTTTATTCAGACTTTTTATATGCAGGTACTTATGCGGCAGGTGGTGATGTCTACGGTTTTGATACTGTCCTCAGCAGTATTTCTGTAGAATCCGGTCCTTCTACGGGCGGCCAGCGTTTTGTACTAACTGGGGAGAGTTTTGGTTATGAAGGGTATGATGATACCTGGACCAATGCCACACTTGACGCTGCCAAATGGTCTGATATATCTTCGGGATCTGGATCCATATCTGTAGCTTCTCCTAATCTTTTACTGAACACAGGGGCAACCTCTGGAAGTGTTTCCGGGGTATCCTCTGTATCCTCTGTATCAAACTTTCAATTCGAGACACGGGTTAGCATACCTTCCGTAAGTGTATACCCTTCATCCTCTGTCAATTTATTTACATATGAAGCATACGTGGATTCTTCAAACTACTGTTCATTTGCAGTAACTCAGGGAACTTCCAGTGGTACGACTGAGCTTACTGCCTCTGTTGTTGTCAATGGTCGTGTGGTTGATACCTGGAGTTCTTCCTGGACAACTGGTGTGTCAGTTTTCCGGATGTTGAGATTTGGTACCTCAGTGTATTTTTATGGAAACGGATCATTGTTCTTCAGTTCGAAAAGATTCGTCACAACAAGTGCTACTATACGCTACTATTCTGCAAATAATTCTGCATCCTATGCAGTAGCTGGTGTAAATGTATTACATTCTCTTTTAAAGACTTTTGTGGTATTTGGTGAGCAGGTAGTGTTTGATCCTATCATAGTCTCAGCATACCGTTTAAGAGGTCTTACTCCTCCTTCCAGAGATGGTAGAGATCAGTTGGCTGCATACAGTGGTTATGTGGACGTATCTGTGGTATCAGGAGGGACAGTTACACGCCCCAATTTTTATGAATACTACTTTGAGGATAATTTAGTCATACTAAACTCGCCTCAGTTTAATGTTAAGATGACTATACCTGATGATACTACTGTTCGTACTCCTGTTCTGGAATCTCAGGGGTTGGGTGGAGGTAAATAGATATATGACGTTCCCTGTAATTGACAGATACTCTCAGATGGTTCGCAGTATTGTTGGAGGCCCTTTTTATGAGTCCCTTGGTGTAGTAGTACCGTTAAGATCTGGAACAACTCCATTACGATTGGAGACCACAGAACCTAATACAGAATTTGGTATCTACATAAATGATAATTTCTCAGGTATAGCTAAAAGCAACTCTGGAGGATCTGTTACCTTCTCCAGAAAGATACCCCAAGGTGAAGTTATCATTTCCTGCAGGTCTAATCAAACCGGAAGAGTATATAAGGCATACCTTACTGTACGGGATTGGGCAATATGGTTGGCAGCATATGCGTACTGTCTGGAGATTATTGACGATAATATTTCTCAGGTAAGATCAAATATCTCAATAAATACAGCAAATGCTACATCTCTTCAGGAAATCTATGGAGAGCCTTTATCTTTTTACAGGGATACTGGTCAAGGGGTTGACTCCTACCGAGATCAGGTGTATCAGCTGAGAGCTTCCTATCGCAATTTTGGAGGCGTCTATAAAGGACTTAATGAGGCAGTAGCTGTTATTACTCAAGTGGAGCCTATGAGCTATTCTCGTAAGTTCTGGGGTCCTAATTGGGTGCTGGATCAGTCCATGTTGGTTAATCACAGGTTCCTGGACAGATCTTCTGTTCTTACCTCTACAGGAAATATAACTGGAGTAACGCTGGTTAAAGCTGATCCAGATGTTCTTAGCAGTCCTTCTGTACCACATAGCTTGACGTACAATCCTTCTACAGGTAATCTGGAGTGGAGTCCTGACGGAGGTGTAGGTCAAACTGTCTACGCAGGTGACGGAGAGGTTTTTTTAGCAGGCCCTTTAAAATTTAGCAATGTAACAATTACAGGAAGAGATGTTTCAACATACTCCTACTCTATAGTATCAGGTGTCGATAAGACATTGTACCTGGACTTGAACTCACGAGGAGTGATTTCTATAGACATTCCTTCAGGTACTCCTTCTGTGGCTACTGTGGTAAGTGCTATCAATACAGCCCTTTCTTCAGATATTAGATACGGTGCTCCATACACTACCACTGCTTCAGTATATGGAGGCAGGTTGCTACTGCGTGCAACGAATTCGATAAAAGTGGAAAGTGGTCAGTACAATGCAGCTTCTGAGTTGCTGGGTGTGGATGGTGGAGATCTTTACCTGGGTACATCCTCTCTTTTTAACAATGCAGTACAGGTTTTGGAGATCAATGGTGGGGCGAAAGGGTATATACATGACGTTAATGAGGCAAGAGTAAGGTATATCTATAACTCTACTTTTGATGTTTTCGAGTTCTACGGGAAAGCTTCAGTCTCTGCATCCTTTGGGGGTATGTATACTGTGTCAGAATCGGGGTATTATGCGATAACTGATGCAGATGGTCATGTCATTAACGTTTACGTGGATGTTGATTTGCTTGTACAAACAGCACTGGCTGAAGAAACCATCTCTGTATCTTTTCATAAACTGGTGGAAAACACTGTGAGATCTCAGGGGTTGTTGGTGTCTGTAAACAGAGAACTTCTACCCTCGACTACTCAGGTTGATACGGTAATTGTTTATGATGATATTACGGATGGGTACGTAGAGACTCCTGACTACTGGAGAGTTAGTCCGATAACTGGTACGTCTTCCTCAGAATTTTATCCATCTTTTATTTTGACAGATAAGCATGATTCATATGACGTTACTCCTGCTTTTGCTTACAGGTTTACTGATTCTGCTGCTACGTCTGTTACATTGAGTGGAAGGTCTTTGCAATCCTCTGCTATAGATTCTTCCGTACGTATTCCTGATGGGGTTCTTGGTGTACCTGGAGGCATTGCTGATTATGAGGGCTATGACTTAAAAATCTCAGGATGGTTTCTGAGTCTCAATTCAGGCACTTTGGAAGCAACTTTGAGAGTGTCCTTTGATGGCGGGTCTTCATGGATAGCAGGTACTCCTTCAGTTGTCAATACGGACACTGGCGGGTTGTTTGCAGCAGATTTTACTTATATTGAGTTTGTCACTCCGATACAGCCTTGTACAGGTGATGTTCTGGTATCTGTTCTGTTTGAGAAGCTTACTGGCAATATAGATGTAATAACTGATTGTGTCAATGCCCAGGTAAAATATATATCTTCAGGTTTTTTGGGAAATGCTACAGTTCCCCGAAGCCTTCATAGTCAGTATATGGAAGATTTAACTTTTGTCTGGTCAAAAGATCCATTGTCACTTAATGAGAAAAAATACTTAGGGCTTCCTCACAAGATAGTCAATAAAACAACTCCTTATGCAGGAGTCTCAATAACTCATGTGTCTTTAGATACCCCTGCAGGTAATGGTACCATGGAGTATGAATACACTTCTTTGTCCACTATTAAAAAATTGCGTTGGACTCCTTACGGTACTGTTTGGGGGTCTGGTGTTGGTTATGTTACTGTTACTGCTGATGGTGTATATACACTTACTGCTCCGGATGGTAGTTACCTACAGGTAAACTGCACATACAATATTCTACCTACAGATAGTAGGAGCAGAGTTCTTGTTATCTCAGATGAAACCACATACAGAGGGCAGACAAGAGAGATAAGCCCTTGTTATACTTCTTTGTCTATTCATGATGTTTCAGAGTATGGCACTGGTGGGTTGTGCAAGAATTTAATAGGAGTGATTGGAGAAGATGACTTTTCTCTATGCGGGTTGGTCAATTGTGATATCTCTCCTAGAGATCCTTTCAAGTATGCATTTGTCTATCCAGAATTTGAAAGTCCAGTCAGAGGGGAGCAACTAACTTTTTCTCTGGTAGGTTTGAGCTATGAGGCTACGCTGTCCTATTACAGTAATTCAGATCAGGTTGAGGCTACTCTTTACGAAAATGGCATACCTGTTCCAAATACCTGGTGGAGTTTTTCCGCAGGTAACACTGTCAGTATACCTGCATCTGTTATTACTGCGGGGCATTTAAGTATTTCTTCTTCTTACACTATAGACTACCACCTAATTTATCAGGTTACTTCAACGGTTCTGGATATGCCTATTGTAAATGCTTCCTGGCATGATTATGCATGGTGGGTTGATTATAGCATATACGAAAGGTACGACAGTGTTCAGGGAGAATTCGATGCCACTTCTCAGTTGTTTTTTAATCAGGATACTGGGAGAGCTGTTCTGGATAAGAGATCTGCGGCAAATAAAAGTAGAAGTAATTTACTGCTGCAACAGGCGGAAATCCAAAGAGAGATCCCGAAGTCTTATTGGCGTTTTGTGGATGATACTACTGTAGAGATTGATTTAAACTATCTCGTTAACGGCCAGTACTTTTTACAGCATCAGGAATCTCGTGTATATGAGCAGAGTAGGTTAAACATTACTTTTGAGCACAGGTCAGGAGCTACCGCTGTTGATTGTGTTTCTGCTGCATGGTCCACTGTAAGTAAGAATTCTATTGTAGATATTTATCAGACAACTCCTCATGGATACCATCAGCTAAGGTTGAGTATTTCAGGTATACGTGATCTTAGGGATTTTAAAATGAGATCAATGTCTATTAAAGGTCTCAGTATGTCAGGAGGTGTATCTGCAATTCCGGGGTTGACCTCTACAACTACATGGATAGGTTCCTGATTATTTTTTCGTGGTTTGCTGATTATAGTAAGACCACTTGTTTATTTAAAATACCCTCGTATTTGCGGGTGAGCTCTTTAAGGAGATATAATGGAAGGTACTAATTTTAAAAATGGCGTGTTGGTGACCGAGGTTGACCTTGATCGCAGTGAAGCTGCCAAAGGTTCTCAGATACTGCGTACTAGGTATGACCTGGCGTCTCGTGGTGTTGTTAGTGGTGGTTCTATAACTGTAAATGCTCTTAATACGGATAGGGTTGATATTGCTGCGTTCTCTGGTTATACTCCTAGAGGTGATTATGTCAGCGCTACTGCTGCTACAAACAATGTACCACTCTCCAGCAGCGTTGCAGGCACTCGTAACTACGTTCTTGCGATATATACGGAAATTCTTACAGGCAGCAAGCCTCATGAGTCTAACGGGTTGACTTATTCTACTCATATAAACGCTTCATACAGGATCGTAGTGCTGACAGAAGCAGAGTATAACAATCCTTCAGAGATCTCACCTTCTGACAATAACTTAGCTAACAATGCTGTTGACAGAGCGCTTTTGTTGGGTATAGTAACTGCGACAGGAGGATCTCTGACTGCTGCCAATATTGAAGGGCCTATCCCTTTTAACAATCTTTTGTATACCAATCCTGTAGATATCCCTTCTATGGCAGGTGTGAATATTCAATTTGTAGATGTTCTTACGGAAACAGGCACAGGAACTCTTGAGTATCAGTACACATTATCCGGTTATCAGTTGAGGTGGGCATCACCTGGTAATGTTGCAGGTGCTTGGGTGAATTGGACTGTGGATGGGGAAAAAACAGTAACAGATGCATCAGGTAGATACATATCCGTTTATATGGCAATCTCTCAAATGAGCACCACTGGAACCTTTCCTTTTGTTGAGTTAATTGAGATTGTAGATTTATATAAACAAGATGTCCCTAGAAATACAGCAGAGGATTGGCTTCATAGGAAATTACGTGGTACAGGTATCGTTTCTGAAAAGAATCCTCACGGATCCAGTCTGAATGATTTATCTGGAGAGTCTTTGTTTTTACTGGATGAGCATCAGGATGTAATGCATTGCAACGGAGTATGGAAAGGCTCTACGAGTACAGTACTTCTACCTTATGTTATCCCTTCGTCACCTTATGATACTCTTGGCATAAACGTTCCTGCAACAGGTGATCTTTATTATATTAATGGAAAAAAATTAACAGATCTAGATGCTTCATCTTTTGCATTTACTCCTGCTACTGCTGGTGTTGTCAGCTCCATGTGGGAGGTGTATGCTACAGATGAAGGTGGTGCAGATGTTAATAAAAAAATGGAATATCCTCCAGCGCGTCTGCTTAGAGGGACTTGGATAGTTAATTCCTCGGATAACTACCCTGCAGGGTCTTATTTACTAAAAGTTGTTGTATCAGGAACATCCCCGTTAAGCTTCTTTTTTTCGTGGGATGGTGGTCCTAGCGTTCTTATAAAAGAAGGATCAGCAGATCAGGTAATACGTCTTTACTCAGCAAACGGTTATCAGTACATTGATATATGGGTTCGCACAGCTTCTTCCGGGATAACTGATGCATATCTCCCTTCCTCACCAGGAACCTATCAAGATTCTATTACGGTATATGACTCTCCTTCGTGGAATGATAATCTTTTGCTGGGAAATATTCCATACTGGTATGACGCAGTTACTTTACAAACTTTTGTCGGTTATGCTCCGTATTCTGTGGCCAGATCTGTTGTAGATAGAAGGGTATTTGGTAATATTTGTGCTGATAATATTAGTGATTCTTTTCTTCAGGATTACATTTATCACGCAAACGATGAGTTAAGTGCTTCAGGGGTACTTCTGGAGAGGGACTCTAAAGGGTATCACAGTTTTTCCTATGTGAACACCACTGGTTTTTCTGTTTCAGTAAAAGGAGGCAGCTCTTATTGTAGAGGAAAAAGACTATCTTCAGAAGATACTGTACTAACACTCTTGGCTAATAAAGAGTTTATGACATATGTTGAGGCGGGTACAGGATCTTTGCAGTATTTGAATATAACAGATGATTTTGCAGGATCTCGATTGGAGGCTTTGAGGTATCTCGTAGGAGATGGATCTTTTAGGCCTAATGTTTCTTCCGATTATACTGCTACAGCTGTGTATGCAGGGCAGGGTAGTCCTGAAAGAGGTGTACCTCTTCATATATTTACCACAGATTCATCCTCATTAGACGTTACTGCTACAATAGAACTGGTGAGAAATGTTAATGAGGTTTCGGATATCTGGAGTGTAGGGTCTTCTTTTAAAACTGCATTTACTTCTCTGGAGGCTGCCTTTCTTTATGCAAACCTTTATGATGGATCTTGTGTAGAGATTAAGGTACTGGGAGATGTTGTTGTCAAAGAAGAAATCACCCAACCTTCTCACGTTACAGTGTCCGGTACCTCCGCAGACGCTTCAGTGTCATTTGCTAATTATGGAACATGGACTCCTTCTAATTATGTGTGGCGTTTATCTAGCGGTAGTATTGTAAAAGATTTGTCAATATCTTCTACTGTGAGTAACGTTGAGTACATTTTCGGGATAAATACAAAGGTTTCTATTCAAAACTGTGTCATATCTTGTACTTATGATACTTTTGTGTTTAACGGAGCTTCAGTCGCTACTGTAGATAGCGTTCGTTTTGTTAATAATACCGTTGAAGCACAGGGGTTGGTAAATCCAAACACTTTTTCTCCCAGCAAGGCGGATTATTGGGTTGTCTCTGGAAATACTTTTTACACATCTAATACAGGTTTTACTGTTCAATATGCAGGGTTGGTTGCAGGACCTTTTTCCAACTCAACTATTTCCAACAATACGTTTTTTGTTGAAGGTAAGGGTAGTTTTGTAGGAGGTGCAATATCTCTGTACACATCATCAAATGTCAGCATTACAGGGAATACTATTGAAATAGATGAGAGTTCTGGTTCTGTCGAAGAGCCTGCTATAATACTGAAGGAAACAACCTCAGTAAATATCAGCGGGAATGTTGTAAGCAGGTACTCTTCCAGTACTACTCGTGCAGCTATAGGCGTTTATGCTTATGATACTTCTGATATTACGGATTTATCGATTACAGGAAACACTTTCCGAGGGTTGCATACTGGTGTATTGTTTGAGTACGATGCAGCGCTGTATAATGTATCTATCTCTTCAAATAATTTTAGAGAGATGTACGGTAGTATGGTAAACGTAGCTGCGATCACTTGTTCAGGTGTTTCTATCTCGAACAACACCGCAAGCGATTTCAGGTACAGCTCCTCTTCATTATCTTCCTACCCTTATATAGCAGGAATAAGAGTGGCAGTTGGGGGGGTTGGTTCTTCCGTTGATGGGTTGGTTATATCAGGGAACAACCTGTCAGATTTCCAGTCATCTGATGTGTCCTTAGGCGGTATACTCATCAACTGCAGTTCCCAATGTAATACTAGGTCAATAACAATAAACAGTAATGTTTTTGATTCTTTTGAGTATACCTCTTCTTCAAAACTTCCTTTATATGGAATTTCGGCAGCGATAAATGGAGTTAATATTTATAATGTAGATATTTCTAAAAATATATTTTCCGGGTTCTTTTCTACAAATTATCATGTAACTATGATGAATCTGTTAAGCAACCCTTCGTCAGGTACAAAATCAACGTTTACAGTGGAAGGTAATTCTATTGGGTACACTATATTCAATGACACTGGAGCAGACAGTGTTCAGTCATATGGCATTTCGTTAGCAGGTAATTCAAGTGCAGGGAAGGCGGTTGTTCAAGGGAATACAATAAATGTTAAATCTTCCTATGTAGATACTTCTTCTGCATCATACAAGCCTGTTGCATTAAAGCTTTCTGGCTTTTTGGAATTTCTTTTGGCAGATAATGTTATAGATTACCTGGACTCAGGATCTTATTATGCTTTGAGTGGGGGCGGTATTGTAATTGAAGAAGCCTTGGCTACAGGAGAGATCAGAGGAAACTCTATAAAAGCTCATCAGTGGGGTATTACGTTAAATGAGTGTAATGGTGTGCGGGTTCTTTCTAATAAAATACAGAGCAGTACTTCAGGGATATTTGCGTCTTTCAATACAGGTTTTGTTGAAGTATGTGATAACGATGTAGCGCTTATTCCGAGGGCAGATTACCCTTCTGCTGGTTTGAATAATGTACCTAACGGAGCGTGGTGTATTGGAGTATTCTCTCGGGGAGGTTTTAATATTTCTCGTAATCATACATCTACTACAGATACTGTTGAGCGTATAGGAGGTAACCTTCCAACGGCTACGTACAAAGCATATCATATTATTGCAGAGATTGGTGATTCTGTATCCGCTTCTGTAGGACGAATGTATGTAGTCGATAATAATTATTTAGATATGGTCAGTCAGGGTACCAACTCAGGAAACTATTCCATGTCCGGTATTTATTTTACAGTAGGTGCCTACTACAATTCAGCAAGAACTCATGCAATTTCGGTACAAGGGAATACTATTGTAGGAGGAAATTATGTAGGTGGTTCTTTGCCTGTTTTATACAACTCTGCCAACGAGCCTACTGTTATCTATTTCGCGGATCTTCCACTTCCTTCAGCAGGTACGGCCAGATATGTGATTTCCAATAATATTACTCATCAGACAGAAGTAATTGGGTCCTCACATGTTGCAGTGGTTAGTGATTATAGTTCAATATTCTCTCTAGGTACTAATACTGATGCAGTTTTAGTAGCTCCCTGGTAATCTTTTTTAAAACTCTTGACATTTTTTGTGTAGTGGTTAAGCTTTAACAGCTTAAGGAGGTCTATCGTTTTGCGAAAAGCTAAAGATAAAAACAAAAAACTGACAAAATGGGAAAAGGAATTTTTGACGTGCAAGAGCTGCGGCAGCACTTATTCAACAGAAGGAGGCCTTCAGAGGCACAAAACACGTGCACATCATTGGTCTGCTAAACCAGATAAAGCGATGCAGGAAAGGGTAGAGGCAGCCCGTAAGGAAGCTTTTAAGCAGCTCATTGCCCCAGATCTGCCATCTACTGTTGAAGTGGAGTCCAGTGCTGCTTCAGTGCAGCCGGAGTCTCCCAATACTGAGAAAGTTCTGAAAAAGATGGTGGATAAGGCGATGAAGGATAGACATCGTAATATCTATTTGAAGACTCAGGAGCTGGAGACCGTTGCGAGGCTTGCGGAGAAAATACCAGTTTTATCTGAAGAAGACAAGTCAGAACTAAGGAAAGAGCTGTACATTTCTGATTTGGTTGAGAAAGAAAAGAAAGAGACTTTTATAGATCCTGTTGTTTGTGGCATTAAAGCCGTTCACCCAGGTACTGTTCTCAGGCTGCTGGGGAGGGTGTTGGTGAAGTCTCCCGATAACTCATTTACTTATACAGATATTGATTCCCCTACTGTCGGACTGGTTTCCAGGAGATGGGCAGACGCTCAGGATGTTATTTACCTGGACGTGTCTACAGACGACGGGGTTTTTGTTGTCAGTGAGTTGCTGGTGATACCTGTTTTTGGGGAGTCACAGATAAAGATTCTTCAGTATGGTGAGCATAAGGATCTGTATACTAAAAAATCAATTGGGACCGATGCAGAGTCTCTTAAGTTCTATAATGCATTGAATCATTATTATGAGGCTCAGGATCGATATGAGTCAGCAAAGAAACATTGGGATTGGGTGAAATATCAGACAGGTTATATTATAAAAGATTACCTGGAAGAGTACGGGCTGCCTCTGGCAGAAGGTGGTAAAGATCGCCTGATTAAAGACTCAGGCTTTGAAGCCTATTATTCATATGAAGAAGGTCGTACCAAGCCTATGGTTAGAACTGACGCATTAATTGCAACTTTAAAAAATAAAGGCTTGCGTCATTTGATGAAGACAGAGTATGTTGTTGATGAGCAGCTCTGGAGAGATTTGAAGAAGCGGGGAGTCTTTACAGAGGACGAAATTGAAATGCTTGAATATAAAAAGACACTAAAGCCTGTTCGTGATCTTACTGTGAAACGGATAGATGCTGTGAAGGAGGGTGAATGAAGCGAATAGTGTTGGTTGATGGCAACCCTTTAATGTGGAGAGCTGCATATTCCAAAGGGGTTTCTACGGTTACTGAGAACATCCTGAAGTATTTTTTCAATATAGTAGGTACTTTTTCTGACTTTGAGTTTATCGTATTTTGGGATGAGGGTAAATCTCGTTGGAGATCTGATCATTATACGCAGTACAAGGAGCACAGGGAGGAGACCAAGAAAAACTTTGATATGGCAGAGCTTAAGAGGCAGAAAAACGATGCCAGGAAGTATCTGGAGTACTTTGGTTTACGCAATCTCTGCGTAAATGGTGTGGAGGCGGATGACGTAATAGCAGTACTTTCAGAGTACTTTTCCAAATGTTTGAATTATGATCAGGTTATTATCGCATCAAAGGATCACGATCTGTGGCAGCTGGTAACAGGATCGGTATCTCTTTACGATCCAATGGGGAGATCTTATACAGATCTGAATGGGGTCCATGAATACTTTTCAGCAGGACCTGAGGAGATTGGAAGCATCAAAGCCCTTGTGGGAGATCCGTCAGACAACATTAAAGGCGTCAAAGGGATCGGGGAGAAAACAGCAGGTAAACTTCTTCAGGATTTTGGTGGTCTGGAGGGTCTTATGTCAGCAGAGAATGCCAAGGAACTGAAGAAGAGAAAGACAACTGAAAAGATTCTCAACCTGTCGGAGGATATGGAGCTCTCCTATCAATTGGTAAAATTACCAAATCTGTATAATTTCTCTTATTACCTCAACGATGAAGAATTGGATTCCTTGAAAGATCAATGTACCAGGGTTCTATCGAAGGATTTAATCAGAGCTCGTACAGAAGCGGACCTTCTTGGAATCTCAATGGGCAATTGTCCCCGAGATGGTTTTAGTGGTCTTGATGCAGAACTGCAGGAGTTCTCCAAAACCTGGTTGAATCCTTTTAGGGTTTACATAGATCTCCTTTTGAAGGACCTTGACAGATGTATTGCTTCCTGCCAACGGTGCATGACAGGTGTTAAACCTGTTCTTCCTGAAGGTCGTGTAGGCGCTGATTTTATGGTTGTAACACGCTCATCTTCCTCAGACAGGTCTATGGTGCAGAAAGTTCTTGACGGGCTTGAGATAGCTCCTGAGAGGGTTTGGTGGACGTATGTCAGTAAATGCCCTGGAAAGCTACCTTTGACTTACGGAAGAATGAAGTGCTGTTCAGATTTTTTGATGACGGAAATCCACAGCATTAAACCTAAGATGATTTTTGCTCTGGGGTTGGAAGCTATGTCAGTGCTCACTCCTTTGAAAGGAAGGCCTTCAAAGCACTCCGGTGAGATCCTTGACAGGCCTGAAGGAATCTTTGGAAAGGTTGACAGTATTGTTTCAGTGCTTATAGATCCTGATCTGGCATTGAGGAGTGATCAGCGAAGGGTTGATTGGATGTTTGGTGTGCAGAAGGTTATGGAATTTTTTAGAAAGAAAAGGGAGCAGCAATGAGTGAAGATTTGGTAAAAGATGTAACATTAACGGGTGATGAGTTTTTCATACTTAATAGAGCTTTTGAGGGAACTTACGGAAGTTTTAAGTCAGAGGATCAAAGGTTTGATGAGGTGAAATCTTTAGCGCAAAAAGGGCTTGTTTATTGGAGGAGAGGTTTGAGACGGTGTTCTGTAGTTGAATATTTTATCCACCCTGAGTATGTTTTTTTAGTAGGGAGGGTTGCTTCGCTAGTGCGCAAGTGGTTATCTGGAAAACAACTTAAAGAATTACATTCCATTAAATTTTCCCATAAGGATGGTGTTTTGGAAAGTTTGTCGGTAAGCTATCCTTGGGACGGTAGTACTACTTTTCATATAGATACATCAGAGCCTTCTTCGACAGATCATGCAAACACTCATGATACTTCATGTAGAGATGAGTTAATCTGTGACGTTTGTGGGGGAAATCCAATTTCTGAGAAAAAGGAGGATGGTGTCATTAAAGAAAGCGTAGTAGAAGTACTTCCATACGAGCTTGAATCTCCTACCCAGGTATCTGACAATCATTACAGGAAAATGAATATTCAGGCCACTGATATTGCTGAGCAGATAATGGAGAACAATGTGGATGTTCCTGTAAAGTCTCGGTATCTCGTCTGCATGGGTATTAAACACTTAATCAGACTTGGTCTTAAAAAAGACAACGATTGGGAGAAGGAGCTGAAGAAGGCTATTAATTATTTTGTCAGAGCTTTGACAGGTAAGTGGGTTTGGCAGGTAGACTTGAATGAATTGTTTGAGAGGGTAAAATGAGTGTTGAATTAATTTATAACAGTCCTGTTTATTTGGTTGCCAGAGCTGTACGGCTCTGTACTGGTACTTTGAGTAAAATGGATTCTACAGTCGATTACTTAGGTCTGAAGGATCGAAAAGTAATTGAGGAAAGAATTCTGCAGAGAGGTAAAGACTTCGATCCTCTCAATCCTCCTCATGAATCAGTGCTTGAACATGCTGTTTACACATTTGGTATGGATTTTTCACGTGCAGTACTTCAGCAGCTGGCAAAACATCGTATAGCGTCTCCTAGTGTGGAGAGTACCAGGTGGGCATTAAAGCGAGTACTTAAAAACGCTTCTCCCGACAAACTGGATGCTTTCTTTACTCATACCGGAGATGCTGAGATAGATGAATCAGTAAGGTCTCAGATTTGGCAAATAGCCAAATGGTCGAATGCTGAAAAGTGGGATCGTAAACCTAATGATATTATTAAATATGCACTGCCCGAAGCTTTTAAAACGCAGGTGCAATGGACAGTAAATGCCAGAAGTCTCCGGAACTGGTTTTGCCTACGGACTTCAAACAGAGCCCTGTGGGAGATTCGCGATATTGCTTATGAAATGGTAGACATGCTGCCTGAGGATCATAAGTTTTTGTTCTCTGACAGAATTCATGAACGGTAGTTTGCAATGACTAAAATTATCGTACAAATAGGAAGCGAAAGGTCGAGAAAACGGACTCAGATTGTGGAAGCTTTTGTAAATGATGAACCGGTTTCCTGGGACTCCGGTGAAGGGAAATTCATAACATCTTTTGCAGAAGCTCAGCAGAGAGGTCTTCGTTGGTATATGTCAAAGTTTGATTTGGAAGACGGGGATCAGATTAAACTAGTTGTTAAAACGTTCATTACTGATGCGGGGAAAGATGAAGACTTGACGTTTGAGAATGTATATTATGTCAACTCTTCAGTGGATGTAGAGGAGATCTCTAACCCGAAAGTGGGTAAACGGGGTTATCCTCTTCTTAAAGGTAGGTTGCAGGAGGTGTATTCCTTCAGTGCAGCAGATGAGCGCGAACAGGAAATTGAAGATTTTTTAAATGAGGGGTTCTAGTGCTGCAAACCAGAACTGACGGGAAATTTTTTCTTGTAAAAATTGATCCTGCTGATCCTAATTACAGGACCTGTTACATGATTATACGATCACTGTTATCGACGTATGAGAATGTAACAGGTGAGTGGGTAGTGGATTATGCGGATTTTAAAGTACTGAAACGAAAACTTGATGAAGCTGGTCTGGTTGAAGGTCGTACAGCTTCCTCTGAGGCATTTGCATTGCTGAAGCATTATTCCAAGATGGAAGCTTTCAACCAGAGATTAAAGCATGGAGAGTACAACGGTAAGGTTCTGGAACTGCTTGACGGTAAGCTAAAAACCGTACCTTATGAGGATCAGCTATCAGGTATTGCTTTCCTGTACAAAAATCCTAGAAGCATGCTTATGGATTCAATGGGTATTGGTAAGACTCTACAAGCCCTGGCAGTATCTGCTATAGTATCCTCAGAGTCATCCAGGACGCTTGTAGTAGCCCCTCTGCCGGTACTTCTGGGTTTTGAGAAGGAAGTACTAGAGCATACCTATTTGAAACCTTACGTAGTACCTTCAGGGCGCAAGGCAGCTGCTAAAGCTCTCAAGAAGAACTTAAAAGGTGACTGGAATGTGCTGCTTGTTCATCCTGAAAATATCATAGGGTATAAAAAAGAACTTGAGAGTGAACTTACCGGTATTATTTGCAGGATTCCTTTTGAGACAGTACTGATAGACGAGTTCCATTGGTATAAAAATACTGATGCAAAGAGATCGAAAGTTCTGTCAAGCATGCTCAGGCGCATAAAGACTTTGGAAGGTAAACCTCCCAGGGTGCATCCTATGACAGGTACTCTTGTGTCTGAGAATCCATTGAATGCATACTTTGCTCTTCAGATTATGGGTAACGGTAACCTTCCGACACAGGTAAAGTACGAGAAGTATTTTAATATTATTAAGGAAATACAGGTACCTCGTATGGATCCTAAGACAGGCAAGACCTACAAGATCAGTATACCTAAAGTGGTTGGCTACAAAAATCTTGATATTCTCAGAGAGAGGTTGGAGTCCTGCTCTATCCGGAGAACCAAAGCAGATCTGAAAGGTTTCCCTGACAAGACAATGCAGACAAGAACTGTAATACTCTCAGGAAGGCAGAAAACCTTGTACAAGGATCTGTCTGATGGCGTTAAAAGCTCCTTGACAGATCGGGAAGATCTGGATACGTTTTTTTCTGTCAATAATGCAGGGATCAGGTTGATACAGCTGCTTAACCATCCAAGGTTAATCGGTGAAGCTACGAAGTCCGCCAAATATGAAGCCTTGTCTGAGATCCTGGAGGAGGTCCTTTCAGATCCTGATCAGAAGATAATACTGTGGACAGAATACAGAGCTGCGGTAGATCTGATTCATGAGCTGTGGAATGATCAGTATGGTGTAATGAAGCTGTACGGTGGAGTTGACATCGATGAGGATCTTGAGAAAAAGTTTGTATACGGTAATGAGATTAGGATTGCGGCAGCACTTCCTAAGAAAGCAGGTACAGGTGTGGATTTTCTGGCAAGAGCTCGTACAAGCGTTTTTATAGACTATATCAGGTCTTCAACAGAGAAGAACCAGTCTATTGACAGGATTCACAGAAGAGTGAAAACAGAGGGAGAGTTGACCTGGTTGGACAAGATGCGAGCACAACCTTGTACCATTATTCAGCTGCAGGCTAAAGGTACTGTGGATGAGTACATTGCTGAGAGAATGAGGGAGAAGGATTCGATGTCTGAAACAGTAACGCCTTCAATATCCAAAAAATCAATTTCTAAATTTCTGTAGGAGGATCTGTGGACAGTTATCAACAAATAATGACAGGAATATCAAGGACAATGTACACATTGCTGCGGGGATCTGCAAAAGGTTCTGGGTGGCATGACAAGGCTGAATACCACTTTAACCAAACCCAGTACAAAAAGCATATAGGAGAGTTCTATCAGTATCTGTCTGATCATGATCTTGATCTACCTTCCTACTGTATACTGGCATGCACTCTGGCACGTTCCGAGCACTTTCGCAGCCCTATGAGGCTTTACGGAAGAGTAGACCTTATGGAACAGTTAAAAGGGCTCAGGGAGTATTGTGGGAGCTCTGAGAGCTTTGTTGAAGTTGCTGGATTAATTTACCATCTATTGGAGTATCAAGGGAACCTTCCACCAGGTGATCATAAATCAGTGTTTTTTACGTTCAATAACCTGCTGAAGGATGTTGATGTCTTCCTGGGAAGTAACTCTGAAAGAGGAGCAAAGTATCTTCAGACATATTACACGCTTGTTGACAGGATTTCTGATCTGAAGGAGGATCGGGTTGACCCTAAATTGTGGATCGTTGCTAAATACGAAAAATGTATCAAAGCATTTAAGGATAATATAGCATTTTCAGTACTTGCTAATAACAATTCGCTTGAACCTGATATGAAAAAGTTGAAGCTGGAAGCCAATGATGCATGGAGAGGTGTTCGACAGTTTTTAGGGGTGTCTTTGTCTTGTGAATTTCCTGATGGAACTGTCCCAAAAGGCTGGAGACCTGCATCAGGTGACAGAGATAAGATTGAGGATATTGTCAAAATAACAAAGGATGGTTATTACTATTACCCTGATGGTTCGCAAAGGAGGGGTAAGAGACATTATATGAATAACGCTTATATGGTAATAAACTGCACTCCTGAAAACTTTGAAGAATTTAAAGGCTCATGGGATGATCCACGTCTGTTGGCTAAAATGCCAACCTGGGAAGAGTATTCAAAATATGGTCCTGAAGATAAATACTGGGCTGAAGACGGATCCAGTATAAACGAGAGAGGAAAACCTGTTACATGGAGAAAGAAATGAAAAATTTGGATTTGGTGCTTGGTTTTGATGGTAAGTTTATGACAGGTTTCTTCGACATGGAAAGAACTGAGAATATATATTTTACAGGTTGCTCCAGGGACATTAATTACTTTAAGTATATAACTACGCATGCATATTTCATGGACAGAACTTTTGCAGAAAAGGAGTTAGAGTTCAAGCAGTTTGTTCCTTACTTGGTACTGAATTATGGAGACTTGTATGCAATTCATTCGGTTGAAAAGTCTACCAGTCGTAATTACGGGAAAATTTCCATAGGCATCTCCTGCCATGTAACAGATCTTGATAAGATGCCTGGAAATCGTGACATGTACTCCTATATAACCAATGCAGTTTACCGCAGGTTCTCTAATGAGTTTTCAATAAAGGATAGTGTACCTTTTGATGATTTAATGATGAAGGCAAATTTTAGACACCCTACTTGTTTTATTTATTCGGATTTTGCTGCAGATGGTTCTTTTGATGCATCCAATCATTTAGGCATCGTCTACTTGATAAAAGTAAGTGAAGACATTAAGAGACGCATTGATTTTTCTTCAGACAGCAAAACTCTTGAGTGGTTCTGTCGGGAGGATCTTTTGAAATCTCCTGATTCCTTAACAGATTGGTCAAAGCTGTACCTGGAGTCTCTCTAATGAGCTTAAAGGATGAAATTGTAGGAGCCTGCACTAAGTGCTCGGACGGGTTCATTGACAGACTTGTACCTTGTGAGTGCATGAAGCGCTTCAGGGTGTACAACCGTCTTATTGATGGTGGTTTCTACAAGAACTCGCTGGATATTGTCTACGATAACTATGAGTGGCCTGAGATTGAGTCTGGAGAGAATTTTGTAAAGTATTTTTTGAACAATATCGTTGAAGTTGATAAAAAGGGTCTGAGTCTGTACATTTACTCTAAAGATCGTGGTAGAGGTAAAACAACTCTGGCACATTTCATTATGAGTAAAGTGGTAGGATGTTTTTCAAACTTGTCTCTGTACAGTTCCCATAGAAGTTATGCGTTTGAAGATGCTCATTCATTTTTGGTTAATTCCAGGGATGAGTCAGGTGACAAACCCTTTCATGCAGTATGGTATGTTTTGGATGACCTGGGGAACGAGCCTTCCACTCCTGCCTGGAAGAAGGATCAGATGATTTCAGAACTTCAGAAGATGCTGCAGTATAGAAGGAACCATCAGCTTCCTACGGTAATTACTTCCAACTATTCACCAGGTGATCTGAGCGGTAGGTATGAAGGAGTCCTTGACAGCCTGTTGGAGATACAGCCTTCCGGGGATATGGGTGGACAGTATTACAGAGCTGTTAAAGTGTCTGGTGCTGAAGATTTGAGACTGTCCTTGTCACAGTGGGAGGTTTAATTTGCTTCATGTAAATATTCAATCAGAGATCCTGGCAGCTGTTTTAAAAGGTGACTTCTCTGACAGAGATGTTCTCTCTCATGTAGAGCCTGGTTTTTTTAATGTGGATTCTTATAAATGGCTTGTGAAGATTCTAAAAGATCGTAAGTGGCAGCCTGTTGTCTGGGAGTATGTAGATCCGTTGCTGGTTGAGTCTTTTAAAGAGGATGAAGACAAACTGGAAGTCTACAGAAATCAGATATGGAATCTGTATGGAAGAGAACTTACTTTCAAGGAAGATGCAGTACGGGATTTTGTTCAGTTTGTTGCAGTCTCAAAAGTAAAGGCAGGTATCAAGGATTCCTTTGATTCCTTCGAGAAATCAAACAGAGCTGATTTTCTGTTTCATGGAATCAATAAGGAGTTGGCAAGTGGTAGATCTATTCTTGAGGGATCTGGAATAGAAGTGGTGGATTATGCGGATGGTTTTGATGAGCGTCAGAAAGAGCGTTTGTATTTGCGGGATAACCCTGATGTGAATCCCGTTGTTAAAATGGGTTTTAGAGAAATGGATGACCAGTTTGAGATAAAAGGTGCTGTAATTGTCAACTTTCTGGCACCGTTCAAATCATACAAGTCCATATTTCTCAATGATATCAGTGCTGCGGCTCTTATGCAGGGGTTCAACGTTGTTCACATAATTCTCGAAAACTCTGTTGAGATGACTCAGAACAGATATGATGCGTATTTCAATCAGATTAACTACGATAGGTTGAAGGCAGGTGCTTTGACTCCTGATGAGCTGGGTACGCTGAAAGAGCGTATGGGTTGGGTGAACAGCTGGTCAAACCGGCTGAAGATCATTAAAGGCGTTTCCAAGAAAACCAATATTTATGATATTGAAGACAGATTGGCACGTCTTGAGGAGAAGGAAGGATTTGTACCTGACGTGGTAACTCTTGACTATGCGAACATTCTTGCATGTTCAGATAGATCCATACGTGAGGAAAACCTGAAGCAGGGGCAGATTCTGTGGGACATTAAATACCTGGTTGAGAAAAGGAAGTGTCCATTCTTTACAGCGACTCAGACAAACCAGGAAGGGAATAAGGCAGTACGTCAGATTTCCAAAAATGAGCTGACCAAAAAGCGTGTTGACTCTACTCACCAGGGAAAGGCTATTGATATTTCCCAGGCAGTGGATTATACTTTTGCCATTAATCAGACTCCTCAGGAGAAAGAGGAGCAGATAATCATGCTTGAGGCGTTGCTTGTGCGTGATGGTGATATTAAACAGCGAGAAGTTTATTTGGACTGTGACATTCCAAAGATGATGGTCTCCCGAGATGTTGATTACCTGTGGGAGATAGCAAAGGAAGTACATATATGATACATGAAGAAGTTACTGAATATTCAGAAGTAAGAGGCAATACTACCAGGATGCTTATTGATGTGCTGAGTCTCCTGCCGGAGGGTATAGAGGAGTATCCAATTCTTGTGATCGCTCATTCTGACCATTATGCCAAGGATCTTGCTATGAGGTTTTTAGGATTGTGTAAAGGCCATGAGTTTCCTAATCTTGATATACCTGGTGTAGGTACGTCAAGGTGGTTCTGGGGCGTTAATGCTCAGAAAGAACCTTGTGGTCACTGCATTTATGTGCCTATAATGTCTGGAGGGTCTTTCGATAACCATACTAAGGTTATTTTTTCCACATGGTCAAGAAACTTAGTAGGTTACAACTTCAGAGAAATATTCATAGACCATTTTGCTCAAGAGCAGGAATATTACAGGAAAGAATATAACAGTAAAGCCGGTACTGTCCGCGTGCATACCGATCCTATTAAATTTTTATAAGCAGAAGAGGTAAATAGATGGAAAAGCTACAGTTCGTTAATGAAAGAGATAACCTTAGATATCGCGTAATTTGCTTTAATGCAGGTTTAGAGGATAAATATTACCTTCAGAGAAAGACCTTGTTCCTGTGGCAGACAATGTGTGGGTATAATAGAGGTACGGAGGGTTATTATTCATATGATTATGACTATTGTGCTAACCCTTTTGCTCAGGTAGAGCATAATTTGTTTGATATTTTACAAGAAGAATCACAGCATACTATAAATTGTTTTAACCGTTTTGTATGGTGGTTAAAGCGACCTCCTTGTCTTAAGGAGAAGTATATTAAGGAGGTGTATCAACCCAACGATTTAATTGAGGCTATTAACGTACATAGAAGTTCTGGTTACCTTGTAACAAACCCTTATCCTCGACTATCTAGTATTATTAAACATGAGCGTTGACATCTCTTCATACATTATCTCCAAGTTTCCTGATGCTTCTCCAAACCACAGTGGGAAGATTCACACGTACTGCCCTTTTCATAATGACAGTCGTCCGTCATTCTCCATAAATGTTGATGATGGTCTGTTTATCTGCGGATCAAGCTCCTGTGGAGTCCGTGGAACTTTCCCTCTGTTTTACAAACTGTCAGAGAACCTGTCCAACTGGCGGGAGGTTTTTGACAGGCTCAAGGAGACCTCCACAGATTTTAAATTCGAAGATCTGTTTGGAGCTAAAAAAGGCTTCAGAAAATCTGACAAGATCATCAATGAGTTCCCTAATCAGGCCTGTCTGGAGCCTTTGTCAGTAGTAAAGTATCTTGCTGACAGAGGTCTTGATGAGAACATTATTCGTGAGTTCGGTCTGCAGTACGGGAAAGGCGGAAGGTATGGTGAGATCGGTGAGCATAAAGGGATAAGTCTTTGGCAGACTATAGTAGCACCTGTTTGGGATATTGACGGAGAGTACAGAACTTTTCAGTTAAGGTGCATATCTGAAAAGGCATATGTCAGATGGAAGAATCCTGAAGAATCGCCTATACAAGATTTACTTTACGGGGGTTGGCTTATCTCGGAAGGTGGTTATCTTTTTGTTGTGGAAGGCGCTTCCGACACCTGGAAAGTTGCTTCTCTGGGAGGACAAGCGGTGGGACTGAATACCAAAGAAGCTTCCCCAGGACAGATGAAGCGCCTTCTAACTCTTTGCAGACTGTATCACAAGGTGCCTGTAGTTTGTCTCGACTCAGATGCATGGGAAGCTGCACAGAAATTATATTATGAGATTGAGGCGATGGGTCTTGGTCCTAAAATAGTCAGGCTTGAAACAGGTGATCCTGGAGACCTTACTCATGATCAGTTTCAGCAAATACTAAAGGAGCTCTTGTGAAATTTTCAGAAGATTTATTGTCCCGGATGGCATCATATCTTAAAGCCATCTCAAAATCAAAAGACTTTGATGATTCCTTCCGTAAGGCGGTTATGGAGCATCAGAAGGTTATGGTTAAAAAAGCACTTATAACTGCTCGTCAGTTCAAAACAGATCCTGATGAGATACTGCAGTACCTTGTAATACGTCTGTGGGAGGATATGGGCGGTTTTTACGACAAGAACGTGCTGGTGGATGGTGTGGTTTGTCGGAAGCTTGGAGAGACTCCTGAGGGTGTTTACGTGCAGCATCACAAGATTAAGAGCATTGTACCAAAGGATCAGGTTTTTCCTGCTACCTGGAAAATATATGTTGCATTCTTTTATCGACGTATTGGTCAGATGTGTGCAGATTATGCAGCATACTGTAACAGGGAAAAAAGAGGTTCAAAGGTTGACATCTACTCATTGGACACCAGTTCCTGTTCAGACGATGATGACGGTTACACTTTAATGGATGTAACACAGGGTGACAAAGGGGATCCTGAGAGCATCCTGATCTGTGAAGAGATCCGGGAAAAATTATATCAACGTTTGTCAAATAAAGCTAAAAGGTACCTTGACATGATTGAATACCTTCCACCAGGTCCTCTTGAGGGTTGGTCAAAACCATCAAAGCTTTACATGAAGGAACTGCGGCACGCTGAAGCGGAAGTGCACAGAGTATTCAACAAAGTGATGTTTTCAGATGTTGACAATGATCAAAAAGAACTTATGGTTGGTCTGGGAGGAAGGTCTCCTGTATTTTTCAACACGGATACGGTGCTGAGATGAGTTTAGTTATTGCTGATAAAAAGATAAAAGGGTCATTCGATTTCTTTTCAGATTTCTTCAAAGCTGTGGATACCTCCATTGCTGACAAAGGAATTGTTTACATATCAGTTGAAGACAACACTCTTTCAATGTACTCTGAAGACAAGATTGACGGAATCTCTGCAGGAGTATCTGTATCTTTGAATACCAAAGTACCTGCAGCATGTGAGCCTTTTTACTTTGGAGTGGATGCAGAGCGTGTTGTTGCATTTTTTAAAAAACTGTATCCAGGTGAAGTCACTATTACTCTGAAAAACAACAAAAAAGGCAATACGGTAGAATTTAAGGAAGACAACATAAAAGCATCTTTTGTGGTTGTGGCGAAAAAGAGAAGAATTAGATTACCTGAGCTCAATAGGATTGAAGGAGATTCCTGTCAATGGATAGTTGAAGGTGTTGGAGATTGTTTGTCTGCCATTTCCGAGACTTCAAAAAAGGGATCTGTCAATAAATTTGCAGGAATTCTTGTGGATACTAAAGGGGGTGTCAGCAGGATCTGTAAATTCTCTCAAATATCCTTTTATCTTAAAACAGGAAATGCATTATTTACTGGGGATTCTCGGTTTATTCTTCCTGATACGTTGGCAAAGGTGTGCAGATCTTTTAAAAAGTCTGTAAAGAGCATAGTGCTTTCTTCCTCCACCAATATTGCCGGAGTTGAGCTCACCAATGGTACTTTGATAACTCTACCTGTTCCTCATGATTCATACCCGTTGGAATATGCAAGCCATTTCTCACTAACCAACAATTCACGTTTGCAGGAGCTAAGAGAGTGCTACAAACTGGACGCTTCAGCATTGGCTTCAGCAGTTGATTTGGTCACTTCTTCATTAGGTCCTACTGATTCCTGGATAACTTTTAAGATACTCGGACAATCCGGTGACAGTCTTGTGTGGGAGATTTCAGGAAAATCTCACAAAGGTGTGGAGGTTTCAGAGAAAATACTGAGCTCTCACGGGAAGGTTGTTGAAGGGTTTATGTTAAACAAGGAAAGGCTGTCAAAGGCTTTAAACCTGTTTAAGGATGAAATATATTTATGTGATCTAAACTCCTCTGTAGCGGCTTTTACTGATGCGGAAGGGTACAGGGTCTCATTACTCGTAAAGGCGGCAATATGACAGAACCTACTACAAAGCAAATAATTAAAATGGCTCCGGATATCCTAAAAAGAATTGTGGCATACTACAAGCTTAAAAAAGATCCTTTTGAGAGTCCTGACTTCAAACCCTGCAATCTTTTTTCTGAGCCAGCATTGGAGCAGCATGCCTGCAATTCAAGAGTGATGCTCCCAGGAAACCGACAGTGTTCAGAATGTCGTGGTAACGTGGATGTGCCTTGTGCAATTTCCTGTGATGTTCAGACCTTTTGCTTGGCTACTTATGCATACAGGTTGGGAATTGGAGGAGAGGATTTTGAAAAAGCCTTGCACAGGAATCTGTATAAGAGAACTCCTGAACAGTTGTATGATGAAGTAACTCTGGTGCTTTCCTGTGGTATAGATGCACTTCCTAAAAGCAGTGGGCTGGCAGAGTTTGTTCAGGAGGTTTTGAGTGAGACTGCTCCTGAAGAAGTGAAAGAGCCTGTTGAAGAAGATGTGCCTGAAGAGAAAACCTCTAGTGAAGATCCGATTACATTATGGAAAGCCGGTATTCAGGAGAGTATCTCTTATCCAACGATGAAAAAAGCTTCTAAGGATGGGCGGATCGCTACTACAGTGGAGTCAGACGGTAAGGAGTATGTAACTCAGGAAGAACTGAAGAAGTTTTGTTCAACTTTTAAAAGACGGGGGAAAAAATGAAACAGAAACTTATTTTGATGATGGGAGTTCCTGGATCTGGAAAATCCACACATGCCAAAAAATATCTTGACGAGAATACCGTTATTATCAGCAGAGATTCCTTGAGAGAAATGATCCGTGGTGAATATGTGTTTGATGACAAGTATGAGCCTTTCATTAAGGATCTTGACAGGTACGCAATCAAAAAAGCTCTGGAGGATGGATTTAGTGTTATTGTGGATGAAACGAACGTGTTTGAGTCCTCCCGTCTTTCTCTGGTAGCCGTTGCTGAAGAAATGGGTGTGGAGTCCTGGCTTATTTGGGTTATTACTGACATTGATACTGCCAAGGATCGTAGAAGAGATGAGCCGAGAGTTTATGAGCCTGGTACATGGGATGTGATAATTGATAAGCATAATGAAATTCTTCAGGAACCTCAGGATGATGAAATTTCAAAATATGCTTTCTTCAAAATTATCAGAAATTCATGAATTTTTTTAACAAACTAAAGATCCCTAAGAGTTACCATCTTGTCGACACGCCAAAGAAGCTGTCATGGATGTACAATACTCTATTGAAGACTCCTTACATGGCGTATGATATTGAAACAACACATCCAACAGTTAAGAGTAAGGATAAAAAACAGGATTATGTTTCGGGAACTCCTGTTAGAGTTGCTGGTGTGGCGTTTTCATGGGGAAGAACCTCTGTAAGTACTCCCTGGGAGCCTGGTACAGGGGCTTATTTACCTTTAATACGTATGGATGAATCTCCTTTCTGGCGTTCTAATCAAAAGAACGTTGATAAGGCCTTAAAAGGTATTTTGGAGAGTCCTGTTGCAAAGGTGGCTCATAATGGGAAATTCGACTCTAGGGAACTGCTCAGAAAAAAAGGCATTGAGGTTCAGAATTTTAAGTTTGACACAATGCTTGCACATGCTCTCCTGGACGAAGAGCGCAGAGAGTGCTCACATGCTTTGAAATCAGATTTTGCCCCTGATGGAAAAGTAACCAAATTGGGAATGGCGGATAAGTACCTGGATTTAGGCGCTTCAGCGTTTAAAGAAGATCTTCAGGATGCTTTGGTTCATTTTGATCCTGATCTGAAGAGGTATCACAAAGTTCCTTTGGAGGTTTTGTATCCATATGCTTGCGCAGATGCTGATTTGACATTGTCTCTGATGTTCATTATGCGTCCTCGTCTTATTGAGGAGAAGACTTACTGGGTGTTTAATAACATTTCTCTTCCTTTGTCTGACGCTTTGGTGCGTATGGAGTCCAAAGGAATGCCTCTAAATATTCAAAAGGCCAGGGAAGTGGAATCAAACATGCTTCGAGATATGAAGAGTCTTGAGGCAGAAATCTGGGAGCTGACAGGACAGGAGTTCAAGGTTTCTTCCAATCCTCAGCTCGGTAAGGTTCTGTTTGAGGACTTGCAGCTTCCTGGTGGACGGCGTAATAAACATGGTTGGGTTGTGGATGATTCCGTTCTGAAGGAGCTGGAACATCCTGTCAAAGAGCCTCTGTCCAAATACAGAAGAGCTCAACAGATTCAGTCTACATACGCTTCACCTGCTATTGTAAAGGTTGATGAAGTCTCAGATGGTGGAAAGGTTGGATGGGTGCATCCTTCTGTGTTTATGGATTCTCTGACAGGCCGGTTGAAAGGTAGTGATCCAAACCTGATGAATCTTCCCCGGAAAGAGAACGGAGGAAAGATCGTTAAAGGTATGTGGGAGTGTCCGGATGACTATGTTTTTATTTTCAGTGACTTTTCGCAGATGGAGTTGCGGGTAGCTGCTCATGTATCTCAGGAGCCTGTGTGGATTGATTCATTTAATCGTGGTGAAGATATGCACTCAGCTACAGCAAAATCTGTATTCAAGCTTGATTGTGATGTTGCAGAGGTCCCCAGTCACTTGAGAAGCCGTGCAAAAACTATTAACTTTGGTATTATTTACGGAGAGAGCGTATGGTCTTTGTCAAAGTCTCTTGATATGGAGATAGAGGAAGCTGAAAAGCTTGTAAATGTGGACTATTTTGGAAACGCGCCTGTGCTGAAAGAATGGATTGATTACATTCATTCTTTCGTTCAGGAAAACGGATATGTAGTCAATATGTTCGGCAGACGTAGACACCTGCCCACAGCACAGCTACAGGTACCTCATTACAGGAGTATGCCAAAGTACAATGATCGCCCTGAGTGCTACAAATTCTGCATCAAACCTATGGATATCGGGTTGAGCCAGAACGATGCGTACGAAGTTGATCTTGACAGTTTGAAAAGAATGATTAAATCTTCCGGGAAGCCTCACTACTTTAAGTGTGCAGACTGTCAGTACCTGGGAAGTTGTTTTCCAAACTCGGAGACTCGTTACATTGACCAAACGAAGAAGCATGCACTCAGACAGTCAGTTAATACAATTGTACAGGGATCTGCTTCAGACATGGCGGCATTATCTTTGATTAAAATTGATGAACAGATTAGGAAAGAGAAGCTGAGATCTGCGGTAGGTAATATTGTGCATGACGAAATTTGCTGCATTACTCATAAGGATGAGGTTGAGAGGGTTGGTCAGATAATGCAGTACTACATGACAGACTGGCTCAGAGATTTTACAGGGTTTTCAGTTCCTCTTATTGCAGATCTGGAAGTTCACAAATGCTGGGGTGATAAATGAGGTTTTTAATTCAATGCGATACTGATGGATTACCTATGTTTGATTGGCAGGTGGAGCTTATTAATTCTATTAAGTATCAGAATAGAGTATATGATGGTGCGCTTACTTCTTACAAGGAGAAGGTGTGGGAGTTGTGTATAGCTCCTGAAAAAGTGGAAGATGTCTGCAGTAGTGTGCCTGTAGGATCTGTTGAATTTGTTCACAGGTTTTTTGAGTTAAACGATATACCTGTACCTTCTCCTGTAAATGTTCCTAAAGCTCTTTATCTTTATGGTTTGAATCCTTATATTGCTGTGAAAGATATCTCTGTGTTTAACCAGCAGGATGTGCCTCTATGTGGATATAGTGCTCCTGTGTTTATTAAGTCTATGGAGAAGATAAAACATCCTTTAAATGGAGTGTCTGTTGACATTCCTGCAGGAAGATGGCAGGTAACAGAATACTTGCCTTCAGGTTTTGATGCAGAGTATCGATGTTTTATTTTTAACGGTTTACTTTTGGACATAAAGCAGTATGAAGGAGAACTGTTTAAACAGGCTTGTGATATTCAGGCTTTTGCACGTGAATGTGATCGTGAATACGAGAAGGTAAAGCCTACAGAATATCCTTCTGCGTACACTTTAGATATAGGAGTTTACAATGGGAATCTGTATGTTATAGAAGTTCATAATTTTTACTCCTGTGGTCTTTATGGTTTTTCTAAACCTCATCTGTATCCACAAATGTTGAGTCAGTGGTATGTGTGGTGGTTGTGGTCTAATGAAATATTTTAACATTTTGAGAAGGAATTTTACATGAAAAAAGAATTAAATGAGAAGTTTGTATCCTTTACAGGAGAGCCTTTTAATCGTGACAATGCTATTTGTGTGAATGGCGTTTATTACGACATTGGTACAAAAGTTCTTAAATGGGATGATGCAATGGGTTTGAACAGTTATGATACGTCTAAACGTGTCTGGTATGAAGACTGTCGAAAAACAGGAAAACGCATTAAGCATTCAATTAAGGGAAAGCGCTACAGTAAGCGAAAAGGTGGTCTTGCAGCCATCAAACAGATAGTCCAGCACCATACTGGAGGCTTCACTGCTCGTCAGGCCTTTAATACACTGCATTTCGAAAGAAAGTTATCTGTTCAGTTTTTGACAGATGATAAAGGGGTTATTTATCAGCCTCTTGATGCAGTAGAATGTGCCTGGCATGCCGGAGATCTTAACAGGACTTCAATAGGAATTGAGAATGCTCTGTACCCAAGTGCTGCTACAAAACCTGAAGCATACTCGGAAGAGCGCTGTAAAAGGCTTGGTTTGGATCCTCATGAAGTTGGTAAGGTGTATATTCAGGGAAGCACTCATAAAGTATTTCTACTGACTGAGAAGCAGCTTGAATGCCTGATTAAGTTGACAGCAGGTATCTGGGCAGCTCTGGCTTATGAAGATATTCTGAACTTCAAAGATCCGGTACCTCCGTATTTCATGAGAAATCCTTCAGGAAATGGATCAGTCTTGAAGGACTTCTCACCAGACTACAAGCATCATGAGGGTCAGCTTCTTCATGCAAATTCCAAAAAATCAAAGTGGGATCTTGCAGGTATTCAGGATCTGGAAAAATTCCAAACTGATGTTGCTAATCAGTTTTACAAATTTGTGGAGAAATTCTAATGAGTGGAAAACAGTTTGATAAGTTACAGAGACTCTTATATACAGCTCTTGATGCTGCAGGAGCTTCTTATGAAGTTCTGGAGCTGGGTGCACAACCTAATAATTTTTACCTGAAGGTTCTTGTTGATCTTGATGGGGAACAGGGCATTTATGAGCTGACTGAGTTCTGTGACCTTGAAGAAGAGTCTGACGAGTGCTCCTGTGGAGGTTGCTGTAAGGAACTGACAGAGGCTCAAACAAGAATCAATAGAGAGCACGTGAGGTATTAGAAGTGTCTTATCAGGTTCTTGCCAGGAAGTATAGGCCACAGGTATATTCAGAGGTAATCGGGCAGGATGTCTCAGTTACCATTATGAAGAACTCCATTAAAATGGGCAGAGTTCCTTCAGGTATGCTTATCTCAGGGGTACGTGGTACAGGTAAGACGACTCTGGCAAGAATTTACGCAAAGTCATTAAACTGCCAGAGTTCTCCTCCTGGGGAAGATCCTTGCAGAACCTGCCCGTCTTGTATAGATGCTGAAAACGACACTCATCCGGATATTTTTGAGTTTGATGCAGCCTCAAACAACGGGGTTGATTTTGTCCGATCCTTCGAGGATTACGTGTTACGTGTCAAGACCTACAACAGGAAAGTGTTTATTTTCGATGAAGTGCACATGTTCACTCCTCAGGCTCAGGCAGCTTTCCTGAAACTGCTTGAAGAGCCGCCTCAGGGTGTTACTTTCATTCTGGTAACCACAGATCCTGAAAAGCTTGTCAGAACAGTGCGTTCCAGGTGTCTGTCCATGCCTTTAACTCCTCTTACGGTGGAAGGTGTGGCAGAATCAGTAAAAAGAATTCTTCAGAGTGAAAATATCCCCTTTACAGATTCTTTTATCTCTGACATATCTTTACTGAGTGACGGATCTTTAAGGGACGTCCAGCAATATCTTGATCAGGTTATTCTGGCATCGAACGGGGATACTTTGGATTCTGGTTTGTTGGAGAGTATGTTTGGTATTCTCTCAGGAAGTGTTTACAGGGATCTGGCAGGGGTTCTTAATTTTTGGAACGTTAAGTACGCATTGCAAACTCTGGAGAACTGGTATTCAAATGGGGTTGATCTGCAGAAGTTGTATCTTGACGGAATTCCTAACTTGCTGAGAGACATGTTGCTTTATTTGAACGGTTTTGATGGGAAGGCTCCTCCTTTTTTGTCAGGAATTCCTGTGGAATCTTTTAGGAAGAAGATGAAATTAAACGCTGATCATATCAAGTATTTAACAAATGTATGGAAGGAGTTCTCTTCTATGATGGAAGAATCTGGTTACCCAAAAAGTATTTTCACCATGTTTTTTGCTGCTGCATTTGGTAACAATTAGATGTTGTCTCTGATAGTAAAAGGATCTGATATTAAGAATATGCGCAGTACCAATTTTGATGAGATAAACGGAGTCATGCTGGATACTGGAGATGTTTCACTTTTTCTGAGTTACGAAGTTGTGGATCGGCTTGTTGACTTTCAAAAAGACATGCTTACTTTTGTTTCGCAGGTTGACTCTGAGAGGATGCTTGTAGAGCTGAAAGCTTTAATGGACAGGACTACATCAGTTACTGTGCAGGACAGGGCGTTTCTGCTAAGGTGTCAGGAAGATCTGCGAAGAAAGACAGATTTTTCAGGTCCTCAGAAGAAAACGTTGAAAATAATATTTGAGAAATATATTGGCTCAAAAGAGTCATTTACAGAAGAGGATAGTATTCCTTTCTAGGAGGTTTGGTTATGAAAGATATCGATAAATCAGGGGCAGTTTGGGAAGTTGACATGGGTCTGAAAAACCGTGCAAGGCAGCTGCAGCAGGATACTGACTACATTGATCTGATCAGTCATGTGGATCTGGATCAGGTGATCTTTGTCAGAATTAGCAACACTAAAGCAAAATGGATGGGTAAATGCTTCTACTTTGGTAAAGCTCCTATGACACTTATCTCAAAGTACGTCATAGGTTTCCTGGCTCAAAACAACATGTTGAATCTTTCAGCGGTATCTAATGTGGATGAGGATTTGTTTGATTTGCGTTTTCTCATTGCATTGAATGATGACAAGTTGAACATGGTACAGGACAACCCTGATCAGGTGGAGGATCTGACACTGGTACACGAGCTGATGCATATCGATCCAAGCGGTGATAAGCTTGTACCTCATGATCTGGAGGATTTTTCAGTACTGGTTAATCGTTTTGGGCCTTATTGGACTGCTGGAGCTATTTCCGATATGATAATGGAGGAATCTGACTGATGAGCAACTTCCGTGTAGCAATCACTAATGGGATATTCTCTTTAGTGTCTGAAGAGGAAGTCCCTGAGACGGATATCATCGATCTGCTTGAGTTTGATGAAACTCAGATAGAGTCTCTGTACAAGACTCATGCAGCTGTCCAGGCACGTTGGGAGCAACTGGCAATCAATTATAACAACCGCTATGACCTTTTTAAAAACGAATTTGAGAAGAGCTGGTGGGCACATAATAAGAAATTTGCTAAATTGCTGTCTCTAGCGTATGGTGAGAAGACTCCTACGATGGAATCTATTAAAGACAACGTAATCATGATTTATTCAGAGAATACTGCAGAGTCTTTGAGACAGAAGTATGCCATGCTTGCATACGATGCTTACTCCAAGCGTGGTGGAGTGCATCATGATACTTTTGAGGATTTCTCTGAAGACATGTATAAGTATGTGTCCGGTACTTCTGTCTGGTATTATGAAGCTTTGGTGAGATCCTTGTCAGAGATGAAGAAGCAGGTGGAAACTCTTCAGAATATAGCAAAGCGTCTGGAAGCCAGATCTTTCCACATGAAGGATTTGAAAGAATTGGTAATGGAAAAGCACGGAAATGTAGGACCTATGTCAGATGTTGATCGTGCACAATCGATGCAGTCTTTTGCACCGAAGATGAGGTAATGTAATGAAAGAAAACAAACCAGTGTATGTTTTAAGGACCTGCAATGAGGACTTGACATCTTATAACGGTTTCCAATGGCCTTCCTACGGTTACGTGGAAGCTCCTGACTGGGATCCTGAACCCATCTTCGGTAAAGGTCTCCACGGATTGTTGTGGGGCTCTGGTGCAGGTGTAGCATTAGACTGGTCTCCTAACGCTAAGTGGGTGGTTGTTCGTGTGGATGGCGGTGTTGTAGGTCTGAATGGTATGGTAAAATTTAAATCAGGTTATGTAGAGTTCTGCGGGGACCGCAAAGCTGCCACAGATTTTATTATCGAGAAAGGGGCTGACCCTGCCAATGTTGCAGGTGCAATAATTGCTGTTGCAGATAACCAAACAGCTGTTGTAGGTTATGGGGGGTTTGCAACAGCTGGGTTTGGAGGGGTTGCTAAAGCGGGGTTCTATGGGTTTGCTACAGCGGGGTTAGGTGGATCTGTTTCTGCTGGGTGGAGGGGGATGGTTTCTATTGTATATGCAGATTATGAGGAAGGTCGTTACCGGTTAAAGACAGGGTATATCGGAGAGAACGGACTTCTCCCTAATGTACTATACAAACTGAATGAAGAAAATGATTTCATTCCTGTAGAAAATGAGGTAAACAATGGCTAAGTACAGAAAGAAGCCTGTAGAAGTTGATGCAATAAAATTAAACACTCATAATGTTGAGGATGTCCTTGATTTTATGGGAGTGAAAGGCTTGGGAGCTTTTCATGAATGTGGTTACGGAATTGATCCTGCGGATGGTCAGTTTAAGATTACCACTCTGGAAGGGGTAATGGTTGCATCTATTGGTGATTATATAATTAAAGGTGTACAGGGTGAATTCTATCCCTGCAAGCCTGACATTTTTGAACAAACCTATGACAAGGTTATCTAAAAGGAGTATTTTATGAAAATAACTTACAACGCACCTGCGGCAGCACGTACTGAAGTTGAAGGTACTTCCTCCGCAACAAAACTGACCAGAATGTATAAACCCCTGCCCCATCAGACGGGTAAATCATTCACCAATGAACTGTATATTCCTCTGTATCAACCGGATATGTGGAAGATCTTTAACAAGACACCTGAAGAGGCGGAAGCACTGGGCCTTGTTGCAGGAAACCCACTGGCACCTCGTCAGGGAGAGGATCCTGTCTACACCTATCACTTCAAGATTCCTGTACACTCCATTGACAAGTACGAGCGTGAGGACGGGTCTACAGGTTTCCATACTTTCATTTGTCCCAATGAGTTCAACAAGTACCTTACTCAGGTCTGGGGAAAATCCAAGATGTTCAAGGACGGGTCCTGCCCGTTCTGTAAAGCACGTAAACAGGCCTGGGATGATCACAATGAGCGCTGGACACAGGTACTGGAGGATCGTGGACTGATAGAGAAGCCTAAAGGAAAGGCTTACAAATCCATTGTTGATTCTGATCCGATTCTCAGTGAGACTTTTATCGCTGCTACCAGGACGTATGAAGTATCTGACAAGTATATTACTCAGGTAGTTGACTACGGACGAATCAAAGGAACTGTTCAGATCCCTGAGGGGGAAGATGCAGGCTATCAGTACTGGATTACTCCTACAAGCATTGTTAAAATGCTTAACAAGTTTTATGAGAAAGCAGCTGATAAAGGCCATCTTCCGTTTTTTGTTTTTGATGATCCAGAAGGGTTGCGTTTGATTGAAGTAGATAAGGATACAACCAAATGCAGCAATAATAATTTCAGAGATACTGATTATACAGTAACTCTCGGGGATTATGTGCAACCTGAAGAGGCTTGGAAGACCTATATGACAAGCCTTTCCAACATGGCTGATCCTTCAGAGATTATTAGCATCCTCACTGCTGAAGAAATGCAGCAGTACATTGGGGGGTCTTCTTCGTCTGCCAACGTTCCTGCCCAGAGTATGAACGCGTATATCCCTAAACAGGCAGCTGTGGCAGCTCCTGCAGCACCTCCTATGGTTCCAGGTATGACAGCACCTCCTGTAGCTCAGACAGCACCTCCTGTAGCTCAAACAGCTCCTCCTGTAGCTCAGACAGCTCCTCCTGTAGCTCAAACAGCTCCTCCTGTAGCTCAGACAGCTCCTCCTGTAGCTCAGACAGCTCCTCCTGTAGCTCAGACAGCTCCTCCTATGGTTCCCAGTGTTCCTGGAATGTCTGCAGACGCTGAGCCTGATGTGTTTGATCTTCCTGACAGGGGTGAAGCAGGCGACCAGCCTGAAAAATGGTAATTTTTCAATAAAATAATGCAGGTCTTTTGGTACTAACTCAATAGGTACCTCAAGACCTGTGTTTTTCCTTTCAGGAGGTCTTTATGGCTAAGAAAAAGAGTGAAAAAGTTGCAACACGATCTGTACAGGATATTTTGCAGCAGTTCAATAAGTTGAATAAAACAGAGATTATGGTAATGGATGAGACGGATATTAAAAATGAAGTCCCGCACACCTCTTTCGGATCTCTGAAACTGGATATTGCATCAGGAATCGGTGGAGCACCTCATGGGAGGATGGTGGAGATCTTTGGACCGGAGAGTTCAGGGAAAAGCACAATCTGTATCCAGACCTGTGCAGAAGTGCAAAAGAAAGGTGGGATGGTTTTTTACTGCGATTTCGAGCATGCTTTGGATCCTTCCTACTGTTCCAATCTCGGGTTTGATTTAAGCAAAGCGTTACTCCTTCAGCCTGATTCAGGTGAGCAGGGCTTGAACTCTGTTGAGGATATGTGCAAGGTTTTTGGTGAAGGTGATATTATTGTGATTGATTCTGTTGCAGCTATTACTCCTGTCTCTGAAATTAATGGGGAGATGGGTGATGCTCAAATGGGTGCGCAGGCACGGTTGATGTCCCAGGCATGCAGAAAGCTCAATTCCATTGTTGGCAGTTCTGGTGTGATTCTTTTATGGGTTAATCAGATTAGAAGTAAGCTAGGGGTTACGTACGGAAGTAATGAAACAACCTCTGGGGGAAATGCTCTTAAGTTTTTTGCTTCTATGCGGTTGGATATTCGAAGAACCAAAACACATAAGGACAAGGACGGTATTGCTACCCATAATGACGTACGTGTTAAGTTTATCAAAAACAAATTGGCACCTCCATTCAGGGAAGCTTCGACTATTGTCAGGTACGGGGAAGGTATTCCTTATGAAGAGGAGATTGTTGATCTTGCTGAAGGGCTTGATTTAGTAAGTAAAAGTGGTGGTGGTTGGTATTCCTATGGGGAGTTGAAAGCACAGGGTTTGGGTAATTTTGTTGAAGCGCTAAAAGAGGCTCCTGAAGTGTTTGCAGTGCTTGAAAAGGGCGTAAAAGAGCACTACGGCTTTTAAGGAGGGGCTACGCAATGATTAAGCTGAAAAACATAGAGAAGGCTTCTGGAGAGATCTTACGCCTGGATTATGAAGTGCTGCATACTAATGACGACAATACTCTTAGTCAGGACATGTCTTTAAAGATTTATGGTCATTACTGCGAAAAGCCTTGTGTAAAAGCTGAGCTGCATATTACTGAGTGTGAGAAGCCTACAACAAAAGAAGCTATGCTTAAGCTTTCAGAGTGGTGTTACAGGCTAGCGGAGTCTTTGGAAAAAGATGCTGAAAAATGTAGCATGGATATAGTGTTTTAAGGAGGTTCTGTTTTATGGAATGCTATAAGTTTATAGCCTGGTCAGATATACACCATGATGAAAACGGGGCTAAGTGTATTACTATCAATGACACAGTTGCACTGGAAACCGCCATCTTCAACAGAGCCAGGGAATGGGGAGCTGATTTTACACTCTTTCCAGGTGATCGGTATCTAAAAAGAGAGCCTCATGATGAAGTTAAGGTGAGAGCTGATAGAGTCATTGAAGAGAACGTGCATACTGGAAAGATCCCTCATTACCATCTGATCGGTAACCATGACTGGGTGGATGCCACAATGCGCTGGCATACTTCAGAGTCTCTTAAGAGCTACAACAATGTAGTGGTAATGGATGAATCAAAGACGTATCCTTTTAAGAATATAAGGATTCATGCACTTCCTGCAGATTTCAGGATGGACAAGTCTGCATATGAAATTGATCTGGATTGCTTCAATCTGTTCACTTTTCATGATTCCTTAAGAGGTTGCTTCTTTGATGAAGATCATGTTAGATCCTCTGATGGAGGTCTTGATCCATCTTTAATAGATCTGCCTGAGTTTGATCTTGTTCTGGCAGGTGATATTCATATCCGTCAGGTGCTTAACTTAAACAATACTAAAGGCAGGTATTTAGGGTCTGCAATACAGCGCAATAAAGCGGATGCCAATGTTGAAAGAGGTTGGACAGAGTATACTATCACAAGAAAAACACCAGGAAGCACATGGGAAATAGAAGAACGTTTTCAGCCTATTCGAAATTTCTTCACCAAGGTCTCTTTTGACGTAACTGCCGCTACTGCTATAACAGATCTGACCATACCTGATGATCAGGTGGTGGATCAGCTGGTTGAGGTTCGTCTATATGGAGATAAAAGCGATGTTGACAGATTGGCAGATGATGATTATTGGAATAAGCTAAGCAGGCAGTTAAATGCCCGTAGAGTGGATGTCCTTCGTGGATACTCTGCTCAGAGATATGAATCAGTGTGTGATTTGGAAAAAGACGGGTCTCCTGAAGATGATGTTGAAAGATACATTGATAGTAATTTTTCCTGTATAGGCAGCTTGTCTAAAGTCGCTATTATTGAAAAAGTTATAGAATTGAAAAAATCGTAGAATTGAGAGGTTAATAAGATGGCAAAGCTTGTGGAATATTTTTGTCTTGAATGCTCCAATCCTGTGGAGGAAATCTACAACGACACAGAGGTGCCTGCAGAGCATCTGGACAGGCGTTGTGAGAAGTGTGGAGGAGTACTTCAAAAAGGTCTTAATGTCAAGAACAACTGCCAACGAGAGCGCTGGAGAGACGCATGAGTGTACTAACCATTCATGCAGTAAACCCAACCGGGATGTTTTCCTACGGACTCTGCCCACAACCTGTTCATTTGATGAACAAGGGTTTGATTCATCTTCAGGGAGTGAATGATGATAAAGGTGGTGACAGCAACGGATCCGGGAAGTCTTCTCTGTTCTATGCAATATGTGAAATGCTGTTTCAGGACAATCCCACAGAAATGAAAGGTGACGATGTCATTAATTCTGTTTGGGGTCAGGGTATGGCAGGAAGGTTGTTGTTTACTACTACAGATCAAACGCACTGGAGGATCACATACACCAGGAAGTGGAAAAAGGCTTTTTACGAAGTTGATAATGATACTTCAACCAATTATGTAGGAACCGGTCTATACCTTGACAGATTTGATTCAGAGGCTCGTCAGTGGATTGATTGCAGAGGATCCGGCATGCCTCAAACAAAAGAGAAGATCAAGGAGATTATTGGGATTTCTTATGCAAATTTTCTGGCTATCTCTTTTCTGTCTCCCAGAGTGGGTTCCAGGTTCTTAAGAGGAACCAATAAGGAGCGAATGACACTTCTTTCAGGTATTACTGGAGTGGAAGAATGGGATTCAATACAGGACAAGGCCAGAAAAAGCCGAAAACAGCTGCAGGATCAGATCACTCAGTTAAATCTGAAGATTTCTCATGAGCAGGGATCTGTCGACACTCTTAAATCTCAACTGGAGTCATTAAGATCTCTTGACTATGTAGGTAAGTTGTCCGAGGCGAAAAAGGAACTGCAGGATCTCCGTGATGAGTATGCAGCAGGAGAGACTTTGCTGAAGAGCAAAAAAGCTGCTTATACAGATTTGGAGGAGAAGCGCAAATCCACTTTAAATGTGGACATCATTAATCAGCTTAATCAGGAAGAGCTTTCAATCAAGACAGATCTGGCAGGCGTTGAGAGATCGATGGTATCCCGTCCTGTAAGTGCTGATCCTAATCTGCAAAAAGAGTTGAATGACCTTACCAGAGATCTGCACCGCACCCAGGGAACTCTGAATTCTGCTTTGCATGAAGGAGATAACATCCTGTCAATAGATACCTGTCCAGTGTGTGCACAGGGTATCTCTTCCGACAAGAAGCAGTCAATACTAAATGAGCGTCAGACTCGTGTGGAAGCTTATCAGGAAAGGATCAATCAGCTTAATGAGGAGATTGCAAAAAAGCAGACCTGTATGCAGCAGGATCTTGATAAGAAAACCTCGGAAGAAGAGTCTCGGGTTAATTCGCTGTACTTGCGTGCTCAGGAGCTGAGAGGATCTCTTCAGGATCTGGGTAAAAGACTTACCAGTGAGTACGAAGCTTATTCTGCATATGATGGAGTTATTAGAGAGGCTGGAGAGGCTGTCCAGGAAGCTCAGGAGGATCTGGGTAGGATTCGTCAGCTGGGATCCAACAAAAAATCTGAAGTGGTTTTGATAGAGCAAAAGATCAATGACATAAATTCTCTTGAGATACAGATTCAGGAAAGAGGAAAAGGAATTAAGCAGCACAAGGGATCCATGCAGGAGCTGTTGAAGGAAGTTGCGCTGTATGAGTGGCTTATCTCCAACATACCTTCAATAAAGCTGCTGAAGCTGTCTGAATCCATGAAGGATATTACAGATCTGGCCAATGAGTTTCTGTCAAATATGGGGGATTCGATGAGAGTCAATGTTTCAGCATTTAATGAGAAGTCCTCTTCCAGGAATGCAGCTTCCACCATGGATCTGTTGAAGAATGAAGTAAAGCTGGAGATCTATGATGGTAAGAAGAATATCCATCCCAAGTTGTATTCTGAAGGGGAGATTGCCAAAGTGTCTCTTGCGGTTGCCAAGGCTATGTATGAGATGGCAAGGAAGTCCGGTCAGGGCTGTAATTTGATGCTGCTTGATGAGATCTTTGGCTACATGGATGGGAATAATGCTCAGAGGGTTGCACAGAGTCTTCAGGCAATGCTTACCAAAGGTACTGTGTTTTTGACAGACAACAGTGACAAGGTTCGAGATCTGGTTACGTTTAATGGTACCTGGACAGCTCGTAAGTCCAATGGATGTACTCAGATAGAAATTGGATCAGCTGTACAGTAAAGTGTACGTTAGTTGAAAGGTGAATATTATGGATGATAAAGTTAGTGAGATGTTGAGACGATATGAAGAAAGAACTGCTGCAGCTGCCAGTAAAGCTCAGGCAGCTCCTTCCAAGGAAAGTAGTACATACTCCTTCAAAGAGTCAAATATAGGGCCTGGTGACAGTTCTGAATCAGACTCTAAGGATTCTTCCCTGCTTGAAGATGCTCTTTTGTTTGAAGGTTGTCCTGTTCTGTTTGGTAAGTCTGAAGGAGTTGATTACCTGGCGTGTCTGACTGAAGAGAGTGGTTACTACAAATACCCAATGCTGTATATTGAATGGGTTGAGTCTTCAGCAGTTCCTTCAGAAGGTCCTTCCTTGCAGGTAGCAATTACCACTATTCATAAGGCAGGTTTTTTGTTTGAAGAAGTGTTTATTGATTTCGATTTTCTGTACATGCTCAGAAGATCCAGTCAGGATGATTTAAAGTTGTATGAATCCTATGTGAACAGCTTGGTGGAGGTAAGAACTCGAAAGAGTGGTTTGGTAACACCATCTTCTTCTGACATGGCAACGATTCACAGTGGAAAATAAACCAACATATAATCACGAAGCACACAAGCGTGCACAGGCGGCTGGACAGTCTAAATCCAAGACTGCCTACAGGTACATTGATGGTGATATTGTTATTATTACAGGTCCTTATACAGATCGTAAGATAACGGATCTTTGGAAAAACGGTACTGCTGATGATCGTGATTTTTTGTTTAAGGAGTTTTGGAAAAAAGACCCTGCTGCCAGGGAGATTTTAGTAAGGTGTTGTGCAAAATGAAAAAGTTGAGTGTTTGGGTGTGTGCAGTGGGAGTTGTGGCAGCTTACAGCGAGGATGATGCTCTGTCTTTATGGGAAGGTTTATTCAGAGGTAAGTACGATTTGTTTGACGGTAAAGTTAAGTACGTTTTTACTGAAGTTGCAGATAGTGTAGATTTGTCAATTTTTGACAGAAATACAAAAGAAGAGGTTACGATGAAAGCTTATGAATGGGTTGCTCTGAACGGTCGTGGTCTTCTTTGCATCTCGGAGTTTTAGAAGGGTGTTGTGCAAAATGAAAAAGTTGAGTGTTTGGAAAAGTGAAATGGATAGTATTGTCGCGTACAGTGCAGAAGATGCATTAACTGTATGGTGTGATTTCTTTGGTGAGGACTTTATTGCGTTCGAAGGAAGGATAGGTTATGTATTTTCTGAAGTACCTGATGATCAAGAGATTACAATTATGGATCTTGATACGGAAGGGAGAACTACCATGAAAGCTTGTGAGTGGGTAGGTTTAAACGGCAGAGGTATTCTTTGTACCTCGGAGTTTTAGAAAGGTGTTGTGCAAAATGAAAAAGTTGAGTGTTTGGTCTAATGTTTGGAATACTGTAATAGCGTATAGTGCGGAAGATGCATTAAAGGTATGGTGTGATTTTTTTGGGGAGGATTTTAAAGAATGCAGAGAAACAAAAGGTAATGCTTCTTTTATGTTCTCTAAAGTTGATGATAGCGTAGATATTATCTTTATGGATCCTGCTGGTAAAAAGCTGACTACAAAGAAAGCTCCGGAGTGGGCAGCTTTGTACGGCAGAGGTCTTCTCTGTACCTCAGAGATTCCACAATGAAAGATCGAGTTTACAAGTTCGTAGTATACGGAAGACCGCTCTCTCAAAAGAATAATATCAAGGTTCAGAAGAGAGGAAAACATTATGCGGTAGGGCATTCTTCAGACTTTACCAAGAGACGTGATGAGATCTGTGCAGATATTCACCAACAGTTCCTTGAGCAGGGTGGTGAAGCTCCTATTGACTACCTGGTTGAGATCTGGTATAAATTCTACCACAGACGGCAGTGGGAGCCGGATCTGGACAATCTTCCTGCAGTGCTTCTGGATGCCATGCAAGGAAGGAAGGTTAAACGGAAGGAGAATAACAGACTTGTGAAGGATGAAAATGGTAAACAGGTATATGATGTTCTGGACAAGACTTTGATGGATGACAAACTTGTACGTTTTCAGATGGAGGAAAAAATAGTAAAAGGGGATGAGAAGTGGGATGATGAGGAGAGATCAGAGTTTATAATACGGCCGTATGATCCGACAAAGGATTATTTTCAGGAGGACTAATGGAAAAAAGAGGCATTAAATACACACCTAAGGCAACACCTTACCACTTCACTGTACCTGTGAAGAAAGAGGAGATCACTAAAGTTTGTGATGAGGTGTGGGAACAGCACAAGGAACATTTGACAAAAGCTGCCAAGTACAAAGGTAAAAAAGGTAAAGGTGGTAAGGTTAATTACTCTCAGGCACGTGGAGCGGTTGAAAAGGCTTTGGGTTTCTACCAGGTGTATGGATCTGAATTGGCAATGTACGGCAGCTCTCTTATTGAGGAAAGCACAGATACTCGTGTAATGCTTGTAAATACTTGCAGGTTGCAGGGAGAAGATACAGAGTCTCCTTATCTGAGTATGGAAGTGTTTGCCTGGCCTGAGTGCAGGCTGTCTGAGGCTAATGCAGATCTGTTGAAGTCCCTGAAAGCGGATGATTTGGATCTCCCCAGTTTGCAGGAGTCTCTGGATCAGCGTATTAAGGAATTGCAGGAAGAACATCCGATTCGTACAAGTGCTGAAGAGGTTACTGAAGACAGCGAAGTGGTATTTGATGTATATACTTCAGTGAACGGAGAGCGGTATGAGAAAGGTATGACAAAGCTGACCAGATGCCGTGTATCTGAAATCACTCCGGCAGAGCTTAAAGAGAATGTTCCAGGATTGAAAGTGGATGAGTGTGTTATAGTACATTTTGATGAAGCTGTTGAAGGGAAAGAGTGCACGGTTAAAGCTGAAGTGACAATCCGTGGTATTTACTCGCTTCAGTACCTCGATCCTAATAAGGATGATCTATATATTAAAGCAGGTTTCAGTGATCGGGAGAGTTTTGTCAAATCTTTTGAGGATCAGTACTCAAGCTATACCAAAAATGCAATTGAAGGACACGTCTACGACACCGTAGTAAATTTCATTTTGAACAATGCTGAGATGGATCCTATTCCTGAAAGATTTATTGATGTGAGCATTAACAAGATGCTGAGTGGGCAGCAGTCGGAAGATCCTGAATTGTTACGTTATGTAGGTCAACAGATCTATAAGCAGACGGTTGACATGATGGCAATGAGTTGTTATATAAATGTCTGGGGACTCTCTGCTGATATTAAGCATGAGGACCTGCTGAAGCATATGGTAGATAACGTATCACTTTAATTTTTCAATGAGGATCTCCTTACGTGGTAAGTCATGAGTAGAATATTTTTCATAAGGAGATCCTTTTGACTATCACATGCAACTCCCCAGGGTGCCTCAATACTTCCAACTTAAAATCTGTTGAAGATTATTATTTTTGCGAAGATTGCCGCAGCGCACATAGCAAGAACGTCCTCATGCTTCAGGTAGAGCATGAAAAACCTATCAGAGAGATTATTCTGGATTCCAGAATTTTTAAAAATGCCAACGGAATGGCTGATTACATCGGGGTTACTTTTGTGACCCTGTATGATTGGATCAGGAAGTATTTTTTGAATGAAGAGGGAGAGGGGATGACTTTTCAGGAGTTTCGCAGAGATTACATCTGCAAACCCAAGCGTTGCATTCTCTTGGACATTCGAAAGAGTACCTACCACAGACCTGATTACATTGTACGGAAGATTAGAAATAAAGGCAAATGCGCCTGCATCAATTCGATGAATTCTTCGTACATTATGACAAGTGCTACCATCAATGAACTGCGGGAGCTTCTTTCAGGAAGTCCTGAACTGAAAAAGATCTCTGATGGATATTATGCAATGTCACCATCACCTGTGAAGTTTTTTCATGCAAAACCTGTTAGAATTATTAACTTTTCCAGCATAACTGTTGTACGGGGTTATACTCCTGTGCATTTTGATCGGCTTTAGTTTTTCGAAGCGCGGTGTGGTAAACTGGTATACTATGGATAAATCATATTCAAAATTTTTAAGGAAAGTGGCAATTGAGAATGGTTGGGAAGATCTTCCTGCCAAAAAAGCTTTTATGAATCCTATGGAGAACGATATGCATGCTCGTTTGATTATGGGCGCTCTTAAGGGTCTTGAAATGGTAGCGTTGGCATCTTTCGACATTAAACTCACTGCCATCATCAAAATGCTGCAGGTCTGGGCTCAGGACAAGAAAAATGAGGCAGACAAGCAGAAGCAAATCACAGAGTATGGGGCTGCTTCCTGGGATGATTCAGGTTATCCCAATAATGTGTACAACCCTGGTAATTTTTATTAATGGAGTAAAAAAATGGTTAAAAGGCGTAAAACAACTAAACAGTCTCATCATCTCTGGCAGTCGAATGCCACACGTGATGGAGACGTCATCGTTAATCGTACCAAGGCTGAGCGAGAGGATCTTGACGATCTGGAGCTGTATCAGGCAAAGGCTGCGGCAAGTCTTGGCATGTGGGGAGCTTCCATGACCGATCTGCGGCAGTTCTCTCGATTGCCTCACAATGCTTCCAAACATTATTCAAAAGTTGCTAAAGAGCTGCAGGATGCCGGAGAGACTGCTCCGAAGGTAATGTCCTGGGCAAAGCTGAGCAAGGCTTTTGGCGCGGATAAAGTAGCTTCTGTGAAGGAAAGCGTTGAGTTTGGTATGAAAGCTCGTTTGGCTTCCAAAGAACTGAACATTCCTTTTGTAATGGCGGCAGATCTGGTTGAAGACTGGGAAAAGGTTGGGACAGCTGTTTTGAAGGAGATTGTTGATACAGTTAAAGAAGGTAAGACCTCTTCAGCACCTAAAGCACTTGTCAAAAAAGTAAGACAGGTCCTGTCCAGCTCTATTCCGAAGATTGCTATTGATCAGGCTGCTGCAGAGTACTACAAGGCTTATTATGGGCCTTTTGGGGAGTCTCTGGTTAAGGAAGTCAAGAAGAGAGTTAAGGCAGATCTGGTGAAGCTGTGGATGGTTAAGCAGGGTGTAGATGAAGCTGCTGCAGAGTACTGGTCGGCTTATTATTCAGATACTGGTTACGGGGCAGATATGACCAAGGATGTTAAGGACCGTAAGAAAGCACAGTCTAAAAAAGCTCAAGAGGATTGGGAAACTCAGGAATATCAGGGCTGGACAAATTATGCTACATGGGCAGTAGCTTTGTGGATCAACAATGAGTATGAGATTTACAAGCAGGTACAGGGTGTTGCAGCTGAAGGAGATGTGCAGAGTCTTGCTGAGTATATAAAGTCTTTGTCAGAAGACAACTTCGGGGTATTGGAAGCCTTCTCTGATGCTATCAATGAAGAGTCTATCTCTGCGGTAAATTGGCAGGAAGTTGCCCAGGATTTCCTCACGGAGTAACAATGAAAACTTTTAATGAAAAAGATCTGTTCAACCTGATTAAGCTTGATAAGGTCTGCTAAAGAGATGACTGATTTCCCGGAAGAACTTGAACAGCTTGACCATGTTTTGACAGATCTCATGAAAAGATCTCAAAACAATGATCCCTGCGAGACAGAGGATTGTGGTGAGTTGCTTTCAAGGTGCTGTCAGAAATCAGTCAGTATTGTTCCAGGGACTGCACCTCTTCAAGTTGTGTGCAGTTCCTGTGGACAGCAATCCAGTCTTGTTGATTTGTTGAAGGCTTCTTAGTTTTTCGTCAGTGATTGTGCTAGAATTGTACAGGATTTTTTAATTTTACGGAGATAATAAATGAAATCTGTTTTAAGTAAACTAAAGGAATATTCAGGAGAGTCTTTCGACCTTTTGGATTTTGGGAAATTGTCTCAGCATTATGCTTCTGACATCAAAGCTGCTGAAGAACGTGATGAGGCTCGTATGAGATCTTATTATGAGCCTGACAACACAATGGACAAACTGTCCATGTTGCGGGAGAAGCTGGCTGAGCGGGTTGAGGAGGAGGCTTCTGAGATTGATGGAGATCTTCCGGTAGTATCCACCTTTGATCTGCATAATGCTGTGAAACAGGCTATGACAGCGGATAAGCGGGATGTGGGGCTGAAAGCTCTGTATGCTCATGTGAAGAAACTGTGGGAGAAGAATCGGACAGGTTCTGTGGATTATGCAACCTTTGCAGAGATTCGTGATCATTATAGTGCAAGATTCCCCAAATCTGCAGCAGTTGACTGCCTGGAGAATTCTGCAGCCAATGGGTACGTGAAGCTGGATATGACCAAACTGATGGGAATTGCTGCTTCCATTCATGATCAGGATGATTTTGACTACATGATGCGTGTTAATGGTCTGTCGGTGAACAATCCTCAAAACAAGAAAGCTCGTGACTTTATTATTGAGATGGTAAACAAGCGTGCACAGATGGAAGGTTGGGATCCTGAGCAGTACGCAGAATGGGATTCTCCTGAAGAAGAGTCTACTCAGGATGATCTTGACTGGGCTCTTGTTGATGCGGTTAAGGATATGGATCTTGGCGCTGCAAAACGTTATCTGGATAGGGGTGCAGATCCTTCAGCAAATGGTGCAGAAGCTTTTATGACGATGTTTAAGATGCAAGACGCTTCTCAGGGTAGCTATCCCTATCCTTTTGATAAGTTTGTGTCTTTGTTTGAAGAGTACGGTTACTCAATGGCTGGTTTTGAAGAAGTTTATGGTAAAACTGGATCGTCTGACAAGAAAGCTCAAGGATGGGATGCGGACTGGGATGATGAGGATGGAGCTGAAGAAGGTCCTCCTAGTATAGAGATAGCACATAAAACCCCTGAAGGAGATGTTTCCAGCTTCTGGTTAGACCTATCGGACATGAGCTTGGAAGAGGTTCAGAGTAAGATTGATGAAGTTGATGGGTCTATCTACGATGCAAGTGGTTTTGGAGAGTATGATTCAATAGAAGATCAGCCTTTGGAAGTTATTATGCAGGCAGTAGAGGCTATCAAAGAGTTTGGTGTAGAAGATTACATAGAACGAGCAGAATATCTTTAAAGGATACAGTAATGAAAACATATAATACAGTAAAAAGTGATTTGCTTAAAGGCAACAAAGTCTCTCACAACAAATGGTCAATTTCGGTCAATGCTGATGACCAGGTTGTTTTGACCGATCCTTCCGGAGCCTCCAGGAAATCTTCATTTTTCCATTTCGAGAGTTCTGTAAAAGACTTCTGCAAGGCTGCTGGAATCCCGGAGAAGACTCCCAAGCCTGTTACCTACCCAGCACCTCCTAAAGGCGTTCTGGGGCCTGACACAAGCACTGACGAGGCTTTCAAGTCTCCCAAGGTTGACAAGGGTCCCAAAGCTGATCAGGTTTCTGTTGAAAAAGGAACTGGAGCAGATACCGGCAGTATTGTCTTCAAGAGTCCTGCAGTCAATAAGAATCCACAGACTTCAGTGGAGCGTGGTGGGTTTACTGATACAGATCTGGGGAGAGACAGTGATTCCCGAGAGATGAAGGCTTACAGCAGGTTTGCTCAGGAAGACATGGATGACGAGTATGAGGAAGACTTCATTGAAGAGATGGAGGAGCACCTTGAGGACATGTATGAGCTGGTGGAAGATTTTGAAGGTGTGGAGGATGAGGAAGATACAGATCCTTATGAAGAAGACGAAGAAGACGAAGAAGATGAGTCTCCTTTAACTGCCAAACGTTCTTCCTTAATTGTAGACACTTTTGCGGCTCCTCGCAGAGGTATGTCTTATGACCAGAGAGTGGCTGCTGTACCGGATAACAAATATCTGGTCAATATCACAGATCCTGAATCATGGATGCTGGATCGTGTAGCAGAGATGATGGATTCCAAAAGTGATACAGTTTGTGACAAGGCATCTGTAGCACCTCCTGGAATGGAAGAACTGGTTAAGAAACTGAAAAAGGATCCTGATGTTGACAATCCTTATGCACTTGCCTGGGACACCTACAACAAGCAACAGGGTAAAACTTCAGTAAAGATCAAAGAGAATTGGGGAGATTCCGGTCAGTATATGCGGGATCTTGAAGCAGAATCTGCAGAAGAGCTGTATCACCTGGTGAGATCGATGGGTACGGAAGATGACTATGATTGGTCAAAACTTGCCCCAAGAATGCCTGGAGATGCTACGTCTGAGGAGATGGGTGAAGTACAGGCTAAAACAGCGCAGGTATATGATAGTTTGTCTAATGATTCTACTAAAATAGTAGCTGCATGGGTTATGCATGATGATGATCTAAGACAGCGTGTCCAGAGTGCTGTTGAATCTGATGGGTCTCAGAGTATTGAGTTGAGTATACAGAATGCGGTAGTTGCTGCTGTGAGTGAAGGTGCTCCTGAATTGGAAGGTTTTTACGCAGACCTTGCGGAAAATTCTTTGGATTCTGTAAACTGGAGTGAAGTTGCTCAGACTTATGGCATAACAGCCACTAAAACAGCTGCTGATGAGTTTGCCCAGGATTATTGGGCAGGTTATTTTGGGTGGTACGGTGAAGATCTGACGGATGACATGGGAGTAGATGTTTCAGCTCCTGATAAAGATGATTCGAACAAAGATGAGGATCGTGGTAATAAAGGTGAAGGAGATTCTGCCAAGGTTTATGAACCGGAGATTCAAACAACTCCTGAAACTCATGGTCAGCAGAAACTGCCCAAGAATCCTATTAAAGCTCAGGCAGCTCCTGCTGCACCTCAGACACCTGCTCCTGCAGCTCCTGCAGCCCCTGCTGGTGGTGACAAGAAGACACCTGCTCCAAAGGCTCCTGCAGCTCCGGCAGCTCCTGCACCAACCCCTGCGGCAGGTGCTGGTGATGAAGGTTTGAAGACTCTTGGGTGGACTGCGGAAGACATTATGGGGATGCAGCCTGATCAGAAACAGAAAATTATACAGATTCAGTTGCAGAAACCTGGTACAGCTCCTGCAGGAAATGCTAAACCCGCACCTGTAACACCTGCTCCAAAGGCTCCCGCAGCACCTGCGGCACCTCAAGCGCCTGCTGCCCCGGCGGCTCCGGCAGCTCCTGCACAGCCTGCTCCAACAGCTGCCAGAGTTCTGCGTGAGGCTGCTGAAGCTCAGAAGAAGCGTAAAGCTTTTCAGAAACTGTTGAAGTCTGCACAGGAAGAAGTTGCTCCGGCAGCTCCTGCGGAAGCTCCTGCTGAAGCACCTGCGGAAGCTCCTGCTGCTCCGGCAGCTCCTGCGGCACCTGCTGCAGATCCTCTAGTAGATCCTAATTCGCAGGAAGGACAGGTTCTTAAGATATATAAAGACGTGGAAAGCGCGGATGTTCCCGCATCCAATGAGACAGAGATTGCTATGAGCAAAGCGTTGATGCTTTCTCAGCGAGTTCTATCTGAGGTTGGTATGCCTCCTGAAGAGCTGAAAAAGTTTCTGGGAAAAGATAATTTGGCTGATCTTTTTAAATCATAAACAGGAGGTATTTTATGAAAAAGGAAGCATTTGTAGTATTTAATCCAGGTAAAAAGAATCTTTCGCTTATTGTTAAAGAGATGACTAAAATCTTGCCAATACTTGAACAGTCATCTCACCACAGACGCAGATCTCTCAAAGGGAAGACTGCCAGCGTAACTGTTCCTGCTGTACATGCTGTTGATCTTGTCAAAGAGACTGGCTACACTGCTATGGACGTTCAGTTAAGTCCTGAGGTTCAGGCAGCTCTGAAGACCAACAAACTGATAGTTGTCAATGAAGCTAACACTGAAAGGTTCAAGATCGGCGCACCTGGCACTTCAGTTCCTGTAGATGTACCTGAAGAGGTTAAAGAGGAAGTTGTACCCGTGGAAGCATCTGTAGAGCCAGTGGAAGCACCTGTAGAAGTTACTGTTGAAGTATCCACCAAGGATTCTGAAGAAGCTGATGCAGATCTCCTGGATGCTATTTCAGGAATCAAGACTGCTCTGGAGGAGGCTGCTCCTGCCATTATTGAAGAAGAGTCTGTTGAACACCCTGATGCAGTAAGCTCCGAGGACGTTATTGATGAGTCTGAGATTTTTGCAGATCTGGAAGATACTACTGAAAAGAAAGTAACACCGAAAAAGAAAGCTGTTACAAAGTCTCCTAAAAAATCCAAGAAGAAATACGGCAAAAGGTAGATGCTGTGTCGTCTTCAGGGAGATGGTAATGAAATTTATGCGTGGAAGGGCTCAGACAACTCCCTGTCCTTTTATGCGTATACAGAAGATGAGATTAAATTGACATCACGTATGAGAAATAAACAAGCTAGAATGAAGCCTATTGAGCGTATGGTATGCTGGTGGGTTGACAAGGATGTTAAAATTGCTTGTGAAGTGGCTTATACTCACTCGGAAAAAATGGCAGGTCTTCAGAATACGCCGGAGCTTCCTGCAAACAGAGGGATGTATTTTCCGTATGCCCCCAGCGCTGATGTAACATTTCATCAAGGAAGCGTTTCTTATCCGCTTGACATTCTATTCATCAGGAATGATGAGGTTGTTAAGATTCAGGCGGATACGAAGCCGGGCAGTTCTGATAAATGGTCCTGTTCATCCTGTGATGCAGTGGTGGAGGTTCAGGGAGGTTTTTGTCAGGTCAATGATGTACAGGTAGGAGATACAATTGCTTTTATTGGATTGACTGCCAAGGATATTGCAGATTTTGCAAAACAGAAACCAGTAGAGGAAGAAGAGTACTTCCAAACTGCCGCAGGCAAGGGCTACTGTCCTTCCATTACTTCAGAAGTGGATTATGAGCTGCTATGAGTACTGTTAAACAGTTCATCAATGTTCCTCTGTACACATATCGAGTTTTCTGTGAAGGTGGTCATGTCTTTAAAGCTTTACTTCCTGAGAAGGATGATGTGGCAGCTTTTGATTTCGTAAAAACAGGGTTTCCTTCTTTCTGGTTGTTTACCGATCATCAGAACAAAGTAAAATCTGCTGTAGTGGACTCCAGCAAAATTGTAGCGATTGATGCTCTATCCAAAGATCCGTTATTGATTGAAGATCGTAAGGGAGTACTGGTAGCATCCGTATTTAACGGCAACACTAAACCTGCTCAAGCTCCTCCTAAGAGTGTTGGGCGGTCTATTCGACGGGATAGGTAAATATTATGAAATTTGATAAACTAATTAAAGATAAGCGAGTAGCTTCTCATCCTCTTCTGGCAGGGTATTCCTCCTGGGAAGAGGAAAACTGGGAAGAAGCCGATGAGCTGACTGATATCTTTTCAGAGATGGGTAAGTCCTACGGTAAAAAGAAATCCAGAGATCTTCGCAGTGTTGTGGCAGATGCCACTTATGCAGTGCAGGATGCTTTTGCAGCCTTTGATCTGCCTACAATGCCTGAAGTACGATTCCTGAACAACAGAGACACCAGGTATGCTTCTCAGGGACAGATTGATTCAAGCACTCTGGACTTTTCAGTAACCTTCCGCACTGCTACAAACGTTAAAAGGGTTGCTACAGTTCCTGTTACAGTTATTGATGGGGAAGTGACACCTCCTTCCGTTATGGAAGTGGATAACACAGTTTCAGTAATCTCTGCTCATGCCGTGGAAGGTATGCTGGAGAATGCAACATCCTATGTACTTCCTTCTGTACGAGAAGGATATGAGCTTCCTCTAAGATCTGATGAACGGGCTCTTGCTACTGAAGTGCGCAATGATACAGGCTGGAGACCTAACACCAGCAATTTCAAAAATTACATGAGCCGTAAGAATCAAAGCAAGGATCCTGAAAATGTCAAGCTTGCAGAGTTTTGGAGTGCTGATGATGAGAATCCCATTAACATTCCTGAGAACATTGATGCAATCAAGGAAAATCTCCAGGACTTTGCTCAGGGCTATGGCTTTACTCTAGGTGATGTTGATGTTCTCGATACGGATGAAGTAATCGTAACCACATCGGATGAATCCACTGAGATAAAGCTGACTTCCACTCCTTCAGAGGTTGTTGCAGAACTGATGGATGTTGAAATGGGTCAGGAGCCTCTTGTAATGGAGACTCAGGTGGTTCTTACCAAGGATCAGCTGGATACCACTGATTACGAAGATTTGTATGAGCGTCAGTATCCTGTAAGAGGTAAGCGAGCAGCCAGAACTGCTCCTTCTGCTTATGCAGCTGTAAAAGAGCTGCTTGAGAAGGCTGAAAAGGATGGTACAGATACTTTCCCTCGTCCCTGGATCCATATCCTGAGAAATTACGTCCTGAATGTTGTTAATACGGCTTCTCAGGATGCCTGGATGCCTCACTTGATTAATGAAGGTTTCTGCCTGAATCCCTATGGACAGAACCTGAGAACACGTAAGGCATCTTCTCTTCAGGAGCTGGACAGGTTTAAAAGAGCTCAGCAGATGGAGAAGGAAATTGAAATGGAGGTTTCTGAAGAACCTGTCAAACCTTCCCGTTTCTACCGAGATACAAAGACTCCTATAGAGCTTGAGGATGGTGTTCGTTTTGGTGAGCCTAAAAACCGGACTCGTGGAGTAATTGTGGAGATTGATGATGCCAATGATTATCTCATCGTCAAATCAAAAGGGATGGAATATCGTGTTGAAGTTGATGCGGTAGACCCTCTCCCCAGCACGTTCAAGAAAATGTACAAGTAATGGCAGGCTCATACACATACGATACAGACTACCAACTGCTTCTGAAAGGGTACAACGTAACCGTTAAACCTTCGGAAGAGAACCCTGAGTACTATTCAGTTATTCTGGAGGAAGGTGGGGCTCCTGTATTTAAAAGAGAAATTCCAAACTCGTCTGCAGATCCTGACGAAACAGAAGAGCAGATACTTGAAGATGTGGCACAGGCTGCCATAGACCTGTACGAAGCTGAGCGGGGTACTCTTGGAATGGGTGCTCAGGCTAAAAGGAAAAAGATGAAAAAGAAATCATATTTGGATTGTTTCGGAGAGGAGTGGTTCCTGAGTCTTAAAGGTACCCCTTACGAAGAACAGGCATACAACCTTCTAAACAGCTATCTTGATACAGAATATGAAGGTTTTTCAGGATCTGAGCTGAAGGATCTGTATAAGCAGAAGGATGAGATGGAGTACAAGCTGAAAAAACTCAATCTCGAAAGAATGAAAAACTCTCCGGTAGCTCCTCAGATAATTGTTATCCAGGCTTTCAGCAAGTCTTCCAATATTTATGAAGCTGAAGACATTGCAGCATATTTGGACAAGTTTGAAGGATCTGCCCAGGAACCTGAAGCGGTTCGTCTCATTTCTGAGTATCTTGACATCTGTGAAGCTATCAATGTTCATGAAGAGTCTGCCGGAGATGTCTGGGACTCCCTGTCTGAGATTAAAGGACAAATGAAAGCACTTTCTCTTGAATCTCTTCAGGCTGTTGTGGATGCCAAAATTCCTACGGAAGGGATGGAAGCGTTTCCTGGAATGGCTGTTGATGTTGCAGAGATGATGTCAGGCATCAGTTTGGGTTCTGAGCTCGTTCCTATGGCAGACGTACTGACAGCTTCAAAAACTACCAAAGAGGATGAGAAGGATGATTACGTGCCTGTGGAGGAGCGTGTGGAGGAACTGGGTGAGTATACCGAAGGTCTTGACCCTGCAGAGGTCGAGTATCCTGAAGGAAAGTCCTGGAACAATGGTGACAAAGTGTCTTTAACCAAGGAAGTTATTGTCAGAGGCTGGGGTACTTCAAAGAAATTCCCTAAGGGTACCAAAGGGGTTGTTGATGATCTGTATGACAAGGCTAATCTTGTTTATCTTGTGAACCTGAAGGATGATAAAGGGAAGATGACTCTTACCAAGGTTCCTGGGAAGAGCTTGACAAAGTCAAAATAATATTTAAATAGATACTGTTAATTTTGCTTAAACAGATCTGTCAGTATGCGGCAGGTCTGTTTAAGTCTGTGGTAGCGTTTGCTCAATAGAAAGGTTTTTTTAATGTCTGAAATAGTGCTGTACCATACAGGATGTCCAAAATGCAAAGTTCTGCAGGAGAAGCTGGATGCTGCTGAAGTGTCCTACACAGAAGTTACCGACAAGGATTATTTAATATCGATAGGAGTAAAATCAGTACCGGTGCTGAACGTAAAAGGAGAGAGATTACTATTCAGAGATGCGGTTGCCTGGGTTGCTGCCAACGGGGGTAAATAATGGACATTAAGTCTTTAAAATTATACAAGCCTTTTGTGACAGCTCTCAACAGAATGAAGGAGAAATACGGGGAAGACTTCGAGAGAATGAATGGCTTCCATACAGAGAACTTAAACTTTACAGATTTCATAGATAATTTTATTGATGCTGATACAGTGGCAGACACTACCATTGATGCAAATGCAAACAGCAGTACGCACGACATTAGAACCCTTCTTTCAGATATGGTGAAGCCTCACACAAAACTGCTTTCTTTCAACAAGATTTTTTACGAAATATCAAAACTTTACAGTTTGAAGAAGGCTGAGCAGTGGCTGGAAGAGGAATGGAACGGGTCTTTATATATTCACGATAGCTCAAATTCTTCAATGATTTCATACTGTTACGCGTATGATCTTGATCAGGTTGTTGAGAAAGGACTGTTCTTTATGAACAATATGAAGACAGATCCTCCTCAACACCTAACAACTTTCAGCGATCATGTGCTGGAGTTTGTCAGCTGGACTGCAAACAGAACTGCCGGAGCTGTGGGTCTTCCCAGTTACCTGCTATACTCTTACTATTTCTGGCACAAGGACGTGTCTGAAGGATTCTATCTGAAAGATCCTGAATACTATCGCAGACAGTGTTTCCAGAAGACTCTTTACGATCTGAATCAGGAATATTTGAGAGTAACTGAATGCGCCTTTACGAATATCACAATTATGGACAGGGAGTATCTGACAGAGCTGTTTGGAGGCAGGAAGTTTCCAAACGGTGAGTACGTAATAGACCACATAGAAGGTATCATTGAGCATCAGAAAGCTTTTATGGAGGTTGTTGCAGAAGTCCGCAGAAAACACATGTTTACGTTCCCTGTACTGACTTTTTCATTGCTCTATCAGGATGGTAAGTTTGTGGATGAAGAGTTTGCGAGATGGTGCAGTGATCACAATACTCTTTGGTACGATTCCAATTTCTATGTAGGAGAATCTGTCACCAGCTTAAGTTCCTGCTGCAGACTTACTACAGATCTCACGAAACTGGATGCATTCATTAACTCTATCGGCGGTACTTCTCTGTCAATTGGAAGCGTAAAGGTCAATACAATCAACCTCAGGAGAATTGCACTGGAATCCAGATCTGAGGAAGCCTTCATCAGTATACTGAAAGATCGTTTGGACATCTGCATTACGGTTTTGGATGTTGTGCGAAATATCATCAGAAGAAATATTGAAAAGGGTCTTCTTCCAAATTATACTCACGGGTTGATAGAGTTGAGTAAGCAGTACAACACTATCGGTATTACTGCAATGTTTGAAGCGGTTGATCATTTTGGGTACATTGACACAGATCTGTTTGGCAACAAGTCTTATTCTGAAAAAGGTCTTGAGTTTGCTTCAAGGATTCTTGACACAATCAACCAGGTAAAGGACTCCTACACTTTTGATTATTCACTGAATGTTGAAGCGGTTCCTGCTGAAAGGGCTAACGTGGTTCTGTGCAGCAAAGACAACTGGTTATATCCTCAACACAATCAACATTTCATCTATTCAAACCAGTGGATACCTCTGATGGAGAAATGTACAATTGCTGAAAAGATCCGTTTAGGATCAATTCTTGACAGGAAGTGTGGAGGCGGGCAGATCTCTCACATTAATATTGACGGACCTTTTGCAGATACTGATCAGGCCTGGGAGATGCTCAATCATGTTGCTGCTTCAGGTGTTATCTATCATGCATACAATACCAGGATTTCAGTCTGCGAAGCATCTCACGGATTCTTCGGGGAGATCTGTCCGGAATGCGGTAAGCCAAAGGTAGACACTTACTCACGGGTTGTAGGCTTTCTTGTACCTCAATCATCGTACTCGAAAGAGCGCAAGATTGAATTTGACAAGAGACAGTGGTACTCCATAAAAGAGGACTTCTTTAAATGAGAGTTAAGCAGATAGTTGATGAAGTCTTCCAGGATTACAAAAAGACATCCATGCTGCTTGTCTCAATTGGTTGTACCTGGAAGTGCTGCAAAGAAGGAGGATTCCCTGTCGAGATCTGTCAGAACTCTCTTCAGGCACGTTTGAAGACTGTAAAGATCCCAAAGGAAGAGGTTCTGGAGAGGTACCTGTCCAACCCGTTGACACAGGCTGTTGTAGTTGGTGGGCTGGAGCCGTTTGATCAGTTCTGGGAAGTTCTGGATCTGTTGAGTTACTTCAGATCTCAGGGAGTTTCTGATGATTTTGTAATTTATACAGGGTATACAGAATCTGAGGTAGATGCGATGCTAAAGCTCTTGACAGATTTTCCAAACGTGGTTATTAAATTCGGGAGATATATTCCAGATACTGAATCAGTGTTTGATGAGGTTCTGGGTGTGCGTCTTGCATCAAAAAATCAGTATGCTGTAAAAGTTTCATAGAAAGGTTAAAAATGTTAAAGTTTCATAAGGTTAGTGAAGAGCGGTGGTTGGAGGATTTAGAAAAGTTCCATGGATCGTACAGAGACCTCAAACTGCCAAAAAGAGCTACTGCCGGAAGTGCTGGTTATGACTTCTTCATGCCCTATTCCATCTCTGTAGGGCCTAATCAGTCTGTAAAGATTCCTACAGGTATACGGGTTGAGATGGATCCGGGATGGGTATTGCTGCTTTTTCCTCGTTCAAGTCTTGGCTTTAAGTACCGTATTCAACTTGATAACACAGTTGGTGTTATAGATTCTGATTATTTCTACGCAGACAATGAGGGGCATATCTGGGCAAAGGTTACCAACGATACGAATGAAAGCAAGTTCCTGGAGTTGGAATGCGGTAAAGCATTTATGCAGGGAATCTTTCTTCAGTATGGTTTGGTGGAGGATGATGAAGTCTCGGAAGTACGTACTGGAGGTTTTGGCAGCACTGATGCAGAAACTGAAGAAGTCTCTGAAGAGTAATCCTGTTTCAGGAAGGGTTTTTAACTGTCTCATGAGGGGATCCGAAAGGTTTTGCGTAAGAAATTTGAGATAGATCAGGCACGGCGTGATCTTATCCACAAGGCTACCGCAGACTTTAACAAGATCTCCTGGAGAGAGCTGCAGGAGTACTGTATCAGCGTTGGCGGACACTTCTGGGCAGAGGCTACCTGGAAATGTATAGCCTTTGGAGTGGAGCTGTCAAAGATCTGTCAAGGCTGCGGGAAGACTGAGCAGCTGGATTTCGAGTCATATTTCAGAGAAAATGACTAAACAGCTTATTTATTAAGTGTTTCGCATTGATTTGTGGTAGTATAAAAACATTGTCTTTTTTAGGAGATAAAATGCAATTAACGGCGTCAAAAAACAAAAAATACACCTATAAAAGAACTGTTGCAGATGATGTATGCAGGACCTTTTTAGCCCAGCAGCAGACTGTAACAGATCCAAACATGGTGCAGCCTGGGCAGATTGTCACAGATCAGATGGGAAATCAGATGCAGGTTGTTGAAAATGAACCTACTGATCCCAACGTAGTCCTTGCTCCAGCCGGAGAAGAGGTTCCTGAGGGTACTACAGCAGTACCCAACCAGGAACTCAATCAGTACACTATAGATACACAGACACAGGAGGAAGTGCAGTAATGCCTGTCTTGACGGATAAAATACCAGGCGGCAAGGCGGATGGTAAGGATCTGTCAAAGTATGATCAGAAGCAGCTGTTGAAGGGTATTCTGGTGGAGTTTGAGCATACTGATGATGTTGAGACTGCTTTGGAGATTGCAACAGATCATCTGGAGGAGTTCTCAGATTACTATGACGGGTTGGAGCAGATGGAGGAGAAGTTGAAAATATCTGCTGAAATCAATCTGGAGACCGGTGAAGGACTGGTGGATGTCCTGGAGAGTGAGATTCTTCAGTATGCACCTCCGGAGCTTGTACAGCAGCTGAGAGAGGAATACGGAGATCTGAATAAACTTTCTCAGGAAGAAATTATCGATTTGCTGGATGGTTTGCTTGACAGATCACTGCAGAGTAGTGTAAATGTGTTTAACAGGGTATACAACAAGCCCTCAACAAAATTTTAAGAGGTTTTAAAAATGGATTACAGACAATTGAACAAACGTAAACCGCTGGGAGCTGATGCTATTCAGCGCATTGCAACAGAAGCCGGGGAAGGGTATGCTCAGTATGGGGAAGATTCTCCTTATGCTAAGAAGGCTCAGGAAGAGGGTGGATCTTCTCTGTATCAGGCTTTACAGGAAGCAGGTATTGAGACAGATAATCATGAGAGTGATTTGTATGTAAAAGACAGTCCTGAAGCACGTGCTATAATTGAAGAGTTTGGGGATAGCTATGAGCCCTTCAATGCAGATGATGGATCCGGTAGGTGGTTGGATGTTCCTTTTGCGTATGCTCCTTTCTGGGAGAGTAAAGGTATGAGAGCCTCCCGCAGATCTGCACAGGGTGCACCTACCAAGCTGGCACAGATGGAAGGTTGGGATCAGGGCAGTTATGATCAGTGGGGTTTGGATGACGAGCTTAAACAGGCTGTAGACTCAGGAGATGCTGCACAGGTGGCTTCTCTGCTTTCTCAAGGGGCAGATCCTACCGTTGATGACGCGGAGGCAATGCGGTTGGCAATTGATTCAGGTAATCCTGAAGTACTGTCAGCTCTGGAAGAAGCCGGGTATTCTTCGAGCGATTACGCTCAAGCTTATGGTCTGGTTGCCTCCCGCAGATCTGCTCAAGAGTACCAGGGTTGGTCGAATTATTCCACATGGGCGGTAGCTTTGTGGATCAGTAATGATCAAGGCTTGTATGATATGGTACAGGAAGCTGCTGCAGAATCAGAAGATGCTTATGCTCTGGGACAGTACATTGAGTCTATGTTTGATGAGATGGCTCCTGAACTTGATGGTGTTTATGCAGACCTTATGAGAGGTGCTGTTTCTGAGGTAAACTGGCAGGAAGTTGCCCAGGATTTCCTGGAAGCATGGTAAGAACCATGTCCGCCTCAACCAGATCTGCCCAGACTTCCCGAGAATCCTATCCTGTGGTAAAATCGTTCATTCTTAAAATGATTGATGCAGGATTGGAGGATCTTGACATACTTGTAGCAGCCAATGAAAAGTTTGAGTCTCGTGAGCTTGTTCAACAGGTTTTGGCAGATCTGCGCAAAAAAGGAATATTATGATGAAATCTCTAGCCAACAAGATTGTAGTATTTCACAGGCACAGCCCGTTGACCAAGGTTTGGACAAGTCTTCTTTTTGCCCAGTTCCTGGTACTTGTTCTCGCATTTATCAAAACTCTCCCTTGACAAGTCTTTAAACAATCCTTATATAAATAGTGTCGTATTAATTGCTCTCAAACAGGAGGATTATCTTGGAGTATTTAATTGAATTAGTGAATAATTATCTGTCAGTGTTTGTTTTCATCGTTCTCATTATCAGTGAGATTGCCCGTTCCAGGAAAATGGAGAGCATTGATGCAGTACTGTCGGATATTGACAAGTTTCTTGACAACATGGTTGTTCTTCAGGTAGCTTCTCCGGAAGATCTGCCGGAGGACTTGGAGGAGTAGATGGTAATTAATTCTGACAAACAATTAGAAAAGAAATACGAGTTTACAGGTGAAACAGTTGAGTTTAAAGGTCGTACTTTATACAGAATCAGAAGAATTACGGACGGTTTAGTAGGAGGTTATATTCGTAAGGAGTCAAATTTATCTCATGAAGGGTCTTGCTTCGTTTACGATAATGCTAAAGTATACGAAGACGCTGAAGTAAGTGAAAATGCAATAGTGTCGGGAAACGCAGATATTTCTGGTTATGCAAAATTGCGTGGAAATTGTCATGTAACTGATAATGCAGAATTAGATTCACATGCAACAGTAGAACAAAATGCTATTATTGGAGGAAATGCAAAACTCACATTTTGTGCGAGAATAACTGGAAATAGGAAAATCTTTTATGGTTATATCGAAAGTGGTATGCCTTATGTAAATTTTTTACCTCATAATCGTAAAACACCAGAGATCAGTACTCTTTATGCTCCTCAGTATTATGAGTATACTCGCGAACAACAACGTAGAATTAAACGTGCAGAAGAAGCAGAAGATCGTGCATCTGATTTATGGTACCAATCATATCTAGCAGCACATTCTGAATCAAACTGGTAGTATTTGGAGGAGTAAATGCGGGTTAGAAAAAGGACAAGCTATAGTAAGGTTATGGGTATGGTAAATATATACAGAGGTTTCTCACTAATAGCTGAAGACCTCTTGTCAAAAGCGCTGATACAAAATGATGAGAACGAGGAACAGCTGACTGAAACAGATCTGCCGGAGGATTTGGAGGAGTAGATGAGAAGGGTGTATTCAGCAGCGCATGGAGATTATGTTCTTTGCTGTAAGTATTCTGACAGAGACCCTCACGATCAGTGGCAGATTGGATTCCTGGATTACTGTGTCAATTATCATAATACCGGAAAAGAGAAGGATAATGTATTTGTTATGCAGAATCCTCAGAGAAGCTATTTCAAATGTTGTTTCCTGCTGACTCCTGAGGAAGGTGAGAAGATACTGTCTTTTGAAGACCCGAGTGTACTTTCGTTAAACAATTCCCCTGTTGAAGCATTTAATGAGCTTAAATTACGTTACAGTGAGCGTTATTGAAAAAGGAAAAATTATGAAAATAGCAAATGAAGAAGGGTACTCGGAGGCTGTTCGTTGGGAGGCTTCTAAAACCTCCTGGGATGAGATTATGAAACTGCGAAATATTAAATGGAAGCCTGGGGAGATGGGCTCAAACTCATTTTATGTAGAAACTTTAGACGGTTTTGTATTATTTACAAAAGGGGATTATATTATAAGGAAGTCTATTGGGGAGTTTGAGAAATGCGAAGGAGATGTGTTTAACATAACGTATGAAAAAGTATGAACAAGGAAAAACTATGAAAATAGCCAATGAAGAAGAATACCAGGGTGCAGTGATGGAGCTGAATGATCTTGATAGATATATCTCGAAGCAAGCGAAGTATGGATGGGAGAACTGGACTCATACATACCGTAGAGGTAGAATACGTGAAGCTATGTATAATTATGAACAAGGAGAACTAAATGAAAATAACCAATGAAGAAGAATACCAACAGGCATCTAAAGTATTGCAATCATTATTGATCTCTATCAGAGAACAGGACGAAAAATTAAAATCTACCAATGATGAGGCGTATATCTTATCAGAAGAAATGCTGCAATACGTTATCAGCAGAAAAGGAGAACTAAATGAAAATAACAAATGAAGAAGAATATCAACAGGCACTGAAAAGACTTGACGAGATCTGGTCAATGGAAGAAACTGTTGCAAGCGTAAAGACTGAACGCAAAGACCTGGTTGAGGCTGTTTTGAAGTATGAGGAAGAGACTGTGGAGACCCCTAAGCCTTCCACAATTGATGCAATAACTTTCAGGAAGGAACAGAGTACTGTGGAGCTTGATGAAAACAATTATCAGCAGGTGTATGACGAGTTCTGGAAACACCTGGTTGAGACTGATGGCGTACTGGATCTTGAACAGGTCAAAAAAGAACTGTGTGATTATTACAACATGATTCAGGAGATGATGACTCTCACGTATGATCTTACTGACGGACTGTTGAGTTATCCGAATTACAAGGCTTCCACGATACTTACGGAGCATGGTGCAATAGATGACAAGGTGGTGAGAGAGGCTGTTGAAGAGGCTGTAGGGGAGTACAAGGAGAAGCTTAAAGAGCTTGAGCAGGATGTCTCAAACCTGGAAGAGAAGAACTCGAACCTTGAGCAAGAGTTGTCTTTATGGAGTGGCGGCTATGAGTGATTTTTCAATAAAAGAAGCGCGTGAGGCAGCTGATGCTACAAGGCAAATTGATATTGCAGCAGGTTATGCAGATTCTTTTAAATCTAGTATAAGTAAATATACACATTCAGATATTCTTTTTCTGCTTGAAGAAAACGCTGCTCTGAGAAAAGCAGTATCTTACTGGCAAGCTTTAGCGGAGGAAAGATGAAACAGGAAGAAACAGAATTCGACAAGAGAAGAAATGATTTCTTAAAAGAACTTAAATTAAATAATTCTAATTTAATAGAAATTCATGATATTTCTTTCGAAAATGATGACATTCCTAACTTTCTTCAGAAACTTGAAGTATTTGAAAATATTTCTAAAAATGTTTCAATAATTATTAAATAGTTTAACCAGGAGGTATTATGTACACAAAAGGTCAGGAAGTTTATACAGTAACTGGGGATTACGTTGATGATGTCCGAGTTTTAACCCTTGAAGTAATATACGAGGAAGATTTTCAGTTGTGGGTAAGAGATACTGATGGAGATTCTTTTCTGATAGATGCGGAGTCAGTGCTTCCTAAATATTCGGATGCTCTGAAAAAGCTGTTGACATTGGTTGATTTGAAGATTAATCTGGCTAAGGATGATCTGGAGGACCTCAGATCCATTAAAAAGCAAACACGTGAGGTTTTGAAAACCCTCAAAAAGCAAAAAGCGTAGCAAAATCATACGCTATTTACGGAGTTATTGTGGAAGACAAATATAAACACATGATTAACAAGTGTATTGACTGCTTTGAAGATTTTTACAAGGTGAATGCTTGACATTTCTGTTTGCATTATACATGATTTTCAGACCTGTGGCAGTGGCTTATGATCATGCTGATACGGCTATTTTGATGTCTGTAGGAGATTACTCAAACCATCCTATGGTCAAATACCCTGAGAAACGCATGAGAATGGCTCACACTATCGTTAATGGCTCTTTGAAGGCTGGGGTACCCTGGGAGTTTGTAACAGCTATAATCAGGCATGAGAGCGCTTTCAGACCTAACGTGATAAGTAGTGATGGTTGTGAGTCTTTTGGGCTTATGCAGATCCATGGAAGTGCTGTGACATACTGCAGGAGACTTGAAGGAAGGCGTATCGATGTAAAGTCTCCAAAGGATCAGGTAATCTGTGGAGCTCACTGGTTAAGACATTCAATAGACAAGTGTCAGGCAGGTCTTGCCGGAGGGCTTACTCATTATGCTACAGGGTATACCTGCGATGTTTACTACTCAAGGAAGCTTTTCAGGATCGTGGATAAGCGAATGAGGCTTTACTGGAGAATTAAGGAGGTCTCTGATGAAAAAGATTCTAATAGCCTGTGAAGAGTCTCAGGCAGTTACTGCAGCATTTCGTATGAACAGCTTTGAAGCATACTCCTGCGACCTGCTTGAGTGCTCTGGAGGACATCCTGAGTGGCACATTCAGGAAGATGTTACAGAGGTACTGAAGGACTCCTGGGATGCTGTCATAGCATTTCCTCCCTGTACAGATTTGGCAGTTTCAGGTGCTCGCTGGTTTAAACAGAAGCAGGAAGATGGCAGGCAGCAAAAATCAATTGAGTTCTTCCTGCAGTTTACCAAACTGACCAATCCATGGGCTATCGAGAACCCTGTCGGGATAATGTCGACAAATTTCAGGAAGCCTGATCAGATCATACAGCCCTGGCAGTTTGGTCATGGAGAGACCAAAGCAACCTGTCTATGGTTGAATGGGTTTCCTAAACTGAAACCTACAGATATTGTTGAAGGGCGTGAGCAGAGAATATGGAAACTGCCGCCTTCAGCAGATCGTGCGAAACTTAGATCAAAAACCTTTCCCGGAATCGCACAGGCTATGGCGGATCAATGGGGACGTTGGTTAATTGATTTATAAGGAGAAGATAATGACTAAAGATGAAGCTGCGGTAGTTATTGAGTGTTCTATAAAAGTAAAGCCAGAAATCTGTTTAAAATGTCCAATGTTTAACTTCTGCGAAAAAACTGTAAGCAGGTGTATATGCAATGTTCATGAGGCGGCTAAGGTTCTGTACGGAAAGCAAGATGAGCCTAATAAGGAGGGTCTTGGTAAGATTGTGGAGGATTGGGGTAAACCGGGTGATAGCGGAATCGCTTCGGTGTGGAAGGATAAAGAAGGGGTTTTGGTTCTTACGATGTATTCAGGTGATCGTACTCGGTTCTTTAAGTTGGATTCTCTTTTAGCATATGAAGGGGATGTATAATGGAAAAGAATTATTATTGTCTTGATTGTGGAGAGTACCGGCTTGAGGATTATGACGGGTTACGTAAATGTGGCTGCAATCGGGAGAAAACTGCGGCCGTTCCTGAAAAAGGTCCTGAGACAGATCTGCTTGATATTCTGATAGCAGCTAATGACAATGTAACAGACCTTCTAAATACCTGGAGACATCTCGAAGGTTGTGACTCTCACGACGAAGATGAAAAAAGGTGGCTTACAGAGGATCTGTGGGATCAGCTGATCAATCTTCAAAACTACCTGTCCAAGGCTATCCAGGAAAGGTAGTCTTATGCAGGATTGGGATAATTCTTCAGTGTTTTTTACTGAAGAGAGTTTAAAAAGGGTCAAAAAGACCTGGAAAGAGGCAAAGATGGAAGAACAAATGGGAAGAGTTTACTGGAAAATGTTGGCAGACTGGTTGGAGATCGAATGGTCTACAAAAGATTCGACAGATCGCATTATCAAGAAAGTGAAGGATTTTCTGGATTCTCTTGAGTAATTTTTAAAAAGCATCAAAACCTTCCTTTATTTTTCTTGACAGATTGCTGAAACAGGATTACCTTGAGTGTGTAGGGTAATTAAACCCGATTTTAAAGGAGATTATTATGAAAATTGGAACGATAGTAAAAGTTGTGGATAACAGCCTGGCAGCACCTGCATGCACAGTAGGAGCATATGGGGTGGTTATGCCTGAAGAGGTGTGGTGGGTGTCTCCTGAGGGTAATGTTGCGGTATTGTTTTGTTACAACAGTGATGTATCCTCAGATCTTCATTATATGCCTTGGATTTTTGCTGAAGAAGACTTACAGCCTGTCTCAGGATCAGAAGATCTGCCAAAGTATCTGTTTGACAGGATGAACGGATCCTACACAAGGTTGAGATTGAGGTACACAAGACTTTTTCAAGGTGCTCCGGAGGAGTTGTCCTTTCCTTCCTTGGAAGGTTCTTCTGAGGTTTCTACTACCGGGAATGCGTCTTTGTCTGATCAAGTGAATTTGGAAAAAGTACCACGTGATACATTGTATGCAATAATTGCCAATTATGCAGATTCTACTCATGGTGGTAAAAAACACGATGTTACAAAATACTGTGGGGTGGAGACTTCAGACGAGGTTAATACTGTGTTTGATGTTGCTGAAGCATGTATACGATGGTGTATCCATGAAAATTCCTGGCATGTTTTGACGCCTTAAGGAGCGTGCTATGAAAATCGGAACGATAGTAAAAGTGACAGGAAACAGTTTACTGGCATCTGAGGAGGTTCTGGGTGCGTTCGGTGTTGTTATGCCTGCAGAAATTTGGTGGGGTTGGGATTTAGAAGATTTTGCTGCAGAAGATTCTGCTGTTTTATTTGCATACGGTTCAGATGTTTCGGAAGATCTTCAAGGTGAACCTTGGTTTTTCTGTGAAGATGATCTGCAACCTGTATCAGGCTCAGAAGATCTGCCAAAGGATCTGTTTGACAGGATGAACAGTTCTTACAAGAAGCTGAGAGCTGCGCACAAAGCGCTCTTCCGAGGCGCTCCTGCAGAACTGTCTTTCTCTTCCAAGGAAGGTTGCTCTAAAGACTACACACCTGAAGGATCTGTTCAGGATCTGTGGAAAGAATTTGACAATGTTATGGGTGAGTACAATAAACGTCTCATCCAGGTCGAAGATCTCCTTTCCGGTACCTCTGTATTGAAGGAAAAGGCTGAAGCAATTGTAAAAAGACTTAAGGAACTTCAGGAGATTTAATTATGAAGATTGGAACGTTGGTAAAAGTAGTCAGTAATATTGATGGAGCTCCTGATGTATGCCTGAACAAGTTTGGTGTGGTTCTTCCTTTGGCGGTTTTTGATCCGTGTGCAGTATATGAAGATATAGTTGAGTGCTATGGGGTTGTTAGTATTGTAGGGTTTAACTACCCAGGCATAGAGCATTTGGAAGAGGACTGGTGGCTGTTTTCAGACAATTCTTTAGAGGTTGTTTCTCCAGAGGATATGTCTGCAGTCCGTTTTGAAGATCTGTGCAGTCTTTATGAGACTCTTGCAAAATCCAACTGGAGAGGGTGTTTTACTGATTGCCCAAAGAAACTCCCAGTAAGGTCCTCTTCAGATTCTGGAGTAGATTGGGAAGAATTGCGGAGATCTGTACAAGTTTTCTCTGATTTTATTGACACTATGGAAAAGATGGTTAAGAAGCCATGATGAAGATGTTATGTAAAATTCTTTGTAAAATAGGTTTGCATGATTGGGCTCATCATCTGTCTACTTGGAAGTTAACTCCTGATGTTTCAGCTCCTTGTGAAAAGAGAGTATGTCACAGGTGTGGCAAGTCTCAGGCGCGGCTCATCTCACTGAGTGTCTGGGTAGATTGGGTAGGGAAAGGGTAAGTGTAATTATGAAATGTACAGCATGTGGTTATCAAAAAGGTTGGGATTGGGTAGGTGATGATTATTACATCGAAACATACGAGGAAGTAAACCCAGGAGGAAAGGACTTCATTAAGTTGATGTCTGCACAAAGTGTTCAGAGCGATGATCGTATCAAGGGGTGGTTGTACGCTTGTCCTTCCTGTGGAACTGTTCGGTTCGAGGAAGAGGCATGGTAATGAAGTATGAAAAAGGGTATATTATACCAGGTACGCATAAAGAAGAACCTATGCCTTTGATAGCTTTTACAGATCTTTTTACATTGTATTTTGATGTAATAAGTGGAGAAATCGACTTCGTAAAACAGGATAACTGTTCAGAACCTGTAAAAACAGTGTTGAGCAGTAGTACAGGTAAGGAGGAATAATGTTTGAGTATTTAGTAAATCTTCCGGACGCTGCCAGATCTGTAATAGTAATGGTTTTGATTATTGCAGTAATCCATCTTATAAACAGAGCATAGCTGTGGAAGGTCTGGTTGGTTATTATGCAGGAATCGGTGCCAGGGAGACACCTCAGCACATCCTGAAGGTTATGCAGGCTGTGGCAGCCTTTCTGGCAGCTCAGGGGTGGTGTCTGAGATATGGTGGAGCTCGTGGAGCTGATACAGCCTTTGAGACAGGTTGTGGGGCAGGACCTAAGCAGATCTTTACAGTGGCTGACTGCACGGAAGAATGCCTGAGAATTGCCAAGACATTTCATCCAAAATGGTCAGGTATGGATCCGTATGTCAGGAAGTTGCATGGGAGAAACGTTAAACAGATCCTTGGACCGGATTTGAAGACTCCTTCCAAGTTTGTAGTCTGCTGGACTCCTGACGGCTGTATCAGTCACTATGAAAGATCTCGGGAGACCGGAGGAACCGGTACAGCTATTTCGATAGCTACCTTCAACAATGTCTATGTGTACAATCTTCAGAGAGAAGAGCATCTTGAAAAGATCTGCCGGAGAATTAATTATGCTGCATAAAAATAAAAAATGTTTTGGGTCACTACCAAAGGTTTTATCTGAGTATAGTGGCGCTTCTTATGCAAAAGACCCTGGACTTTGTCTTATCGCGGCAGTGAGTAGTAATTACTGTATAGGAGTTGATAACTCCCTTCCATGGAGTTTTCCTGAAGATTTGAACCATTTTAAAAGCATAACATACGGTCATGTTGTTATTATGGGAAGGGTTACTCATGAATCGATTGGTGGTATGCTGCCTGGTAGAATTAATTATGTTTTGAGTAGGAAAAAAGGGTATTCATCAAAAGGTTGCATTATTCACACAAGTTTTGAATCAGCTCTTAACGCAGCATACCTGCAAGACATGACTCCTTTTGTAATAGGGGGATCCGCTGTATATGCCGCAGCTCTTCCTGTTGCAACTACAATTTATCTTACAGTAATAGACAGAGTTGTTGAAGGCGATACTTTTTTTCCTTCGTTCGATAAAGAGAAATGGGTTAGAGATTACTCAGTTCCTGCCCAAACTCCGGGGTTGGCATTTGAAAAATACTCAAGAAGAATTAATTTTGCTGCATAAATTTCTTGACAGGTACTCAGACAGGTGTTAGGTTTGAGACAGTGAGGCATTAACTGCCGAGAGTAAAAGGAGGCTTTACCATGACTACTGAAAAGACCGGTACGTATGTAATACTAACTTTCGTGTATAACGAAAGGTACCAAATTCCTTCTGATGGGTACGTAGAGGCTTTTGATTGGGATTCTTCTCTTAAACCAGGTAACGGTCTCCATGGGCATCTTTGGGGTGAAGGCTTTTATGCAAACATGGATTTATCACCTTTGGCTAATTGGTATGTGGTAAAGGTTGTGGGACCTGTGGTGAAGTTAAACACTTTAAATATTGTGAAGTTTCGTGCAGGGTATGTAGAGTTTTGCGGTGGGCGTAAAGAGGCTACAAATTTCATTATTGGAAAAGGTGCCAACTCTGCGACAGTAACTTGTGTTGAGGTAACTGTAGGGGACTATCAAACTGCTGTTGTAGGCGATAGTGGTGTTGCCACAGCCGGAGACAGAGGGGT